CTTCCTGTATATCCTGTACTTCCAGTTAAACCTGGTCCCGTTGTTCCAGTACTTCCTGTATATCCTGTACTTCCAGTTAAACCTGGTCCAGTTGTTCCAGTACTTCCTGTATATCCAGTTGTACCAGTACTTCCTGTAGCTCCCGTGCATCCTGTTTCACCAGTTGTACCAGTTAATCCTGGTCCTGTTGTTCCAACTGGTCCTGTAGGTCCTGTGTATCCTGTACTTCCAGTTAAACCTGGTCCAGTTGTTCCAACTGGTCCTGTAGGTCCTGTGTATCCTGTACTTCCAGTTAAACCTGGTCCCGTCGTCCCAGTACTTCCAGTTATTCCAACTGGTCCTGTTGTTCCAGTATAACCAGTTGTTCCAGTTAAGCCTGAACCAGTACTTCCAGTTATTCCAACTGGTCCTGTTGCTCCAGTATAACCAGTTGTTCCAGTTAAGCCTGAGCCAGTACTTCCAGTTGTTCCAACTGGTCCTGTTGCTCCAGTATAACCAGTTACGCCAATATTTTCACTACTTTTTCCTCCATAAGATCCAATATATTGAGAATAAATTATATGTAATGGTTCTTTTAATGTATGAGATGATACAAAAATAATAGTATTAGATATTATATCTATAAACCATTTTACTTCATCGTATGGTAGGGCAATATTATTACTATCAATTATAACAGGATTGTAATTTAATAAAGGCAAATCATTAATAACATTATATAGAGTATTATCTAAATCCCTATATTTAGATACTATAACAACCCTTCTTAGATCAGTGGGATTTGATAATAATTTATAGGTATTAATACCTGTTTTTATTAATTGTTTTAATTTATATAATTTTACTACACCACTAGTAGTTATACTGCCATCCTCATATGATATAAAATCTGGAGGTGTTATTATTTTATACGCCTCGTTCCACAACTGTTCTGGATTAATTATATCATAAAATCTAGATTCTGCGTTATTTTCATTTAATAATGGTAATATATTAGAATAATATGAATTATTGATATAAACTGGATTATTAAAACTCATATACTATAAAAAAAAATATATTAGATTATATTTTATGATAAAAAAAAATATAATCTAACTGTATTGTTAATCGATGCAAGAATCAATAATGGAATCAATCGTATCTTGGTCAAGGAAGCTGTGGTGTTTTATATATTCATAAATTCCTCCAACAGGAGTTTTGTTCTTTGACAGACCTATCATTTCCGCCATTTTATCGTCTGAAATGTTGTATTGAATTCTCAATTGTGTTACAAATTTGTATAATACGCGTCCGGGCATATTTCGTATAGTAATTTGATAGCGACCGTCCCAGCAATTCAGTATAATCGGATTCGTTGTAGGAATCGGTGATATGCTCTGACTGCTTGATGACGGTGTGTCGTTTCCGTGATATGAATAAATCGTTCTTCCTTTACTAACATTGGAGCTTGTAATAAGCTTTGTTGGTTCAGGTGAATTTGGGAATAGCTTCATACTGTTTGTGGATGATATAAATTCTTCTTCTGCTATATCCGCCCAACTGTTTGGTGTTGGAGTAGAATAATGGGAATTGTATTCATCATCTGCTTTTCTTGATTTAACATTGAGCTTTGGAGCCTTGACTTTTTTGCGAGTAGCTTCTTTTTTCAAGATCTCAATGGTTTCATCTTCTTTGTCATTGTTCGATTCAGAAGAAACTGAAGGCTCATTCTTGATACTCGGCTCGGATGCTTGCGTTTCATCTTCTTTATCATCGTCTGATTCAGAAGAAACTGAAGGCTCATTGTTGATACTCGGCTCTGATACTGATTTCCCATCTTTGTATTTTTTCATAAATGTTTCAAAGTCTTCTTTTGAGATAACTGGCTTACATTCAACTGAAATAAATTTATCTCCCATTGCTTTGATGAAACTGTAAAATTCAGTATCATTTGCATTGAAAGCAATCCCAAATGAATTGAGCATTGCTACAAGCATATAATGTTTATAAATTCCTTCTTGCTTTTTCCATTCAAAATTTGTACTATTCACGAAATTCTCATAAGCTGAAAAAGTGCGATTGTCTATCATATTTGTCATGGCTGTTGTCAAGAGACACAACTGTTACCTCTAACATATATAAATTCAATTTTTTTAAAAAAAATTGAATAAAAGATATAGTACATAGTATGTTATATAGATATTTAAAACAATGAGTATTTATGAATTTATTGATACCATTAATAGTCTGTTAAATGAACTAAAAAAAGATCTTATAAGACAGATAGCTTTCAAAGGTAATATTAAAAAAGACATGTCATATATCGATATAGTTCTTAAACTATCTGGTAATAGAATAGTATTATCATTATCACCTATGTCAATTAACAATGACAATGAAATAGATATAAATAAATCTCTGATAAGATTGAAAATAAATCAATTATTAGATAATATTAAAATAGACTTAATGAATCGATTAGCCATTATGAAAAATAACAATATTATTACTATGAAACATTATATCTGGTTTATTGATGAGCTGATAGATAATAAATTATTTATAGTGTTAGATAATAAATAATTGAAAATTCATTTTTTATCTATTATATTATGGCTAATAAAATGATTGATGATTTCCCTTATTGGGAAAAATCACTGATATCAAAAGAAGATATGTTCAGTAATTTACAATCTCAAGAATTAACAGTTGAAGAAGATTTTGAAGGAAATAAAATAGTTATACGAAAATATCCTGAAGATTATTTAACAGTTGATCATATATCAAATCATTTTACTGAAAGTATTAGAATACATTGTAGATTTAGCAATTTTCCTACACCTGCTGAAATATGGAAGCAAAATAAAGAGACTATAAAAAACTTATCGGATATGGATCAAAGAGAATATCTTTATAATTCTACAAGAGAATGTAATACATTTAATGATACATATTGTTTATATATAATTAAAACACTTGCTCCGATAAATGCAAAAATATTAGATCCAAGTGCTGGATGGGGAAATAGATTAATAGCAGCATTAGCAGCAAAAGCAAAAGTTTATAACGGATTCGATCCAAATAAATTATTACAACCTGCATATAAAAAAATAATAAAATCTTTTAAGCAATCAGTAGGAACATATAATGTTAAACCTATTCCGTTTGAAGATTCTATATTAAAACATAATTATTATGATTTAGCATTAACTAGCCCGCCATATTTTTCATTAGAAACTTATTCCACAGATAATTCTCAGAGTGTAGTTAAATATCCTCAGTTCAATGAGTGGATTACTCATTTCTATAAACCATATTTAATTAAAATGATTGATGCTGTTCGTAAAAATGGATTTGTTGCAATTTATGTAGAAGATATAAATATTAATTATAAAAAATACAATTTGCGAGAAATTACTAATAGTATAATGAATGAAAAGAATGAAATGGAATTTTATTCTAAAATAGGATTAAAAGTAGGTACTAAAAATAGATATACGCTTATTTGGAAAAAAAAATAGTTAAATGATATTATATTTTATTTTTTCTACATTTACATAGATTAAATTTCTTTTTAGCTATTTAATAAATGGCGTTTGAGCTATTAACAGAAAATATAATTAAAATATGTAAAACTGAAGATGTTGAATCGTATTTAATAGAGTTGTGGAAAATTTTGTTTGAACAGAATAAACTAAAATTAACATCAAGTATTTCTCCATTGCTAATTATACCGAGTGATAAAAAAGAAATTGCTATTACTTTTACTACTTGTAAGAGACTAAATTTATTTAATCAAACAATAAATTCTATTCTTAATACTTGGACTGATGTTCAACGCATTGATAAATGGTATGTAGTTGATGATAATAGTTCTGAAATAGATAGAACTAATATGGTTTCAACTTATCCATTTATAACATATTATATGAAACCTTATAATGATAGAGGTCATGATAAATCTATGAATAATATTAGAAATTATATTCTAACTAATAAATTTAAATATTGGATACACTGTGAGGATGATTTTTTATTTTTCTATAAAATGCCATATATCACAACTGGTATTCAAGGGTTAAATAGTTTAACTAATTTTAATGTTAAACAAATTATGTTTAATAGAAATTATACAGAAACCATAGATTTTATTAATATAAAAGGTCACATTCCATATACAGATAATACATTTGCTCTTCATGATTATACTATATCTGGTAATAATTGTAAATACTGGCCCAACTTTTCATTCAGACCTTCTATTATAAATACAGACTTTTTAAACGACTTACCTGACTTTAGTTATAATAATTCATTTTTTGAAATTGAGTATGCTAAGAAATATACAGAAAAAGGTTACCGAACTGCATTTTTTAATTTTATGACTAATATTCATATAGGTAAGTTATGTAATTCTAATAATGGACTTAATGCTTATAATTTGAATGATGTTCCACAATTTGGTGGGCGAACATATAATATTAAAGTAATTAATTTAAAAAAGAGAACTGATAGGTTAATGGATATAAGTGAAAAGCTTAAAAGTAAAAGTTTAAGTTTTGAAACAATAGAAGCAGTAGATGGAACTGAATTAGTATTAAATGAATCTTTATATAATTTATTTGAAGATAATGATTTTAATTTTAAACGAGGTGTCATTGGTTGTGCATTAAGTCATTATAACTTATGGAAACGGTTAGTTGAATCTAATGATAAATATTATATTGTTATAGAAGATGATGCAATCTTTTGTAATAATTTTAAACAAAATCTAGCTTTACTTAATGAACTAGTATTAAAGTCAGATAATAAATATAATTTAATATTCTTAGGTTATTTAAAAAGTAAGGATAATAAAGAATTGTATAAAAATAAATATGATATAGAATGTAATAATATTGAAATTCAGCCATTAAATGAATCAATATTTATAGGCGGAACGCATTGCTATTACATTAGCAGAAATGGCGCAGCTCATTTAATTGATTTTATAGAATCATATGGAATTAAACATGGAATTGATTATTTAATGGGAAAAGTACAAAAGATATTACCAGTATATGAAACAGTCCCACATTTAGCATTTGCTGAATGGACAGATACTGCTAACAAAATAATAGATACAGATATACAATATGATTATAATTCTGTTACCATAGAAGAAACTATACCTGGATATGTTTTTGTTAAAGGAATGGATCAAATAGGAAATGATATATATAATGAAAAATTCAAATCATCATTCCAACTATTATCAATTGCTAATACATTTCCGTCCTGTGTAGCTTTTAATACATTGGGGTTTTTTAAAAATAATATTACTAATCTAACCACATCTAATTATTATAGCGATAAAGATGGTATATATATTAAACAAGATGTTTATGAAAACATTAAACAAGATGTTTATGAAAATAAAAAAAAAGAATAAAAATAATCGGATTAGGAATATCAACAGATAAATGGATTTATGAATTTAGTATGATGAATCCAAACTACCCATCTAAGATATATAAAAATATGATACTTGTAAAAGATAGTCCAGATTATTATATAATTATTGGACATACTAATGAATATTTTGAAGCTTCAAAATCTGTTGTATTACAGATGGAACCGTGGGTATATGATAATTCAAAACCTTGGGGAGTTAAAACTTGGGGAGAATGGTCTATACCAGATCATACTAAGTTTTTAAAAATATATAGACATGTTAATAATCTTAATCCTGCTCAGTGGTTTATACCAAATAGAATTAATATAGATAATACCAAAAAAAATAATAGAATAGTTTGTATATTAAGTAATAAATTAAATGATACTGGACATAAAAATAGAGTAGAATTTGTTAGATATGTTGAATCTTGTAATGTGGATTTGATAGATATCTACGGAATAGAAAATTATCATAATTTTAAAAACTATAAAGGTCGAACATCTGATAAATCTGTTTTGTTCGAATATAAATATATATTATCAGCAGAAAACAATAACGAGTATAATTATGCAACTGAAAAAATATGGGAAGCTTTTATAGTAGAATCTTTATGTTTCTATGATGGCTGTCCTAATTTGAATGACTATGTTCCTCATCAGTCTTATATACCTGTAGATTTAAGTAATTATAAAGAATCCTTAAATATTATATTAAATTCAATAAAACACGATATTCATACTTTCAGATTAGATTATATTAAAAAAGCAAAAGAAATAGTTATTAAAAAATATAATGCATTAGAAATAATTTATACTAGTATAATATAATGGTGATTTCTAATAAGTATATTATACTAGTTGTAATACTAATAATACTAATAATATGGTATGTTAAATCTACAAAAGATGATGTTGCTAGATATAAATCTATTATAGATAACTATATGGAAAAAAGTGTTAAACATGGTTATACTCCAGAAAAGAAAAAAAAGAAAGTATCATTTGATGATAATGTAAAAGTTAAAACAATTTAAATAATTATAAATTTATCTTTATCTGATAATTTATTTATATATTTTACATTTAATGTTTCAGAAAGAGAAGTTAATATTGCTCCTACTGATAAAGTACCTCTGTTAGTAGTATGAGATTCTTCAGCTAACACAGATGGAAATTTAGTTTGATTTAATATATATATACATCTGATATACTTACTATTAATAACTCTATTTAATCCTTCATTATCAGTTAGAACATTTAATTTTTTTTCTAACAGCTCTCTGTCAAAATATGGATTAGTATCTAACCATAATGTAAATCCCATTGATATTTTTAAAGATTCATTATTTTTTTCAGCTTCTTTAAGATCAAATATTATATTATCAATAGATTTGCTTACAAATAATGGTATATCAACTGGATTAGCTAAGAATGCTCCTTTCTTCATTCTTATTTGAAATGCAGATCCATATGACATAGATTCTACATCTGGATATATCGAACAGTAGTTATCAGATTGTGAATTATATGCTGATGCATAAATGTCTATTATTTTTTCTCCAAATAACTGTTCTATAATTTTAGTTCTTTCCTTAGGTCTTGTATATTGATGACCAATAACAGCTAAAATATCATATCTTAAATTAATTAGATTAATTGTATAAGTACTTTTCCAAATTACATTTGTAACTTGTCTTATTCCTGGAATATTATTCAATAAACTAACAGTATAATCATCTCCAGTTATCTGAGTACCCTTAATATTTAATGACACTTTTGATAATGGAATAGTAGTAATATAATAAGCACATGCTGTATATAACTCTTTAAGTCCTGTACATTCATATGATCCAAACCAATATTTAGTATTGAATATAATTTCTTTACCAATATATTTATCATCAAAGTATTTAACTATTTGCTCACCTACTTCATCGGAAATATTTACTGGAAATACTGGATCTACATATAAACCGCTTTTATATGGTTCATTATACGATGACATAACACTGGATAACATCAGATATCTGCCTAGTGTGCTTCTAATTTTATTAATACGGATTGGATTATTTTTATTAGTTACAGCAGATTCAACTAATTTTGATACATATTCTTGAATTCTAATTCGTACTAATTCAAGAAATATTTTCTGTTCATATGTTAAATAATTTCCATTTATTTTAAATGTATTAATATCAAATGTTTCATACTTTGTATTAATAACATATTTGTTAAATAAAGATGGGATATTTAAGTTAGATAATAGTCTAGATCCAATACGCTCAAATATATTAGGATAATACTTATGCAATAAATCTAGAGACGATAAATCTAAAGACGATAAATCTAAAGACGATAAATCTTCATATTCTGATATATTTTTAAATACCCACCATGGAACCCTAGCAGGTTTTCCTCCTACTGATAATCCAATTGCTCCATTATATTTAAATCCAAATGATGAAGTTATTAGTAAAACTAATTCAGTATAAATTAATTCAGTATTATCACTTATCCATTGTTTATTATATATTTTAATACTTGATGTTATTCTATCTAACATAGTAAATGCGAATATTGATCCATCTTTACCATATACTTTAGCTTTATATATTATTTCAGTTAAGAAACAGCATATATATTCTATATATGTTGGATATTTCATATAGGTCTGTAATTCTTTTTTTGTTTCTGAATACGGTTCAGTATCATAGGGTGGAGGAGAATATGTTATAATATCATATTGTTTATTACTTTTATAATCTTCTAGTCCTATGTAATAGAAATTAATATTACAATTAGGTTTAATACATCGTAAATCCATAAGTAATTTAGTATGACCTTCTATTAAATCATAATTAGGATCAACTCCATCATAATTATAATCTAAAGCAGCAGCGGCTATAGCTCGTTCTCCATATGCAGTAATATCTAATATTGAAGTGACTGTATTATCTTGCCTATCTCTCATATTATTTAGTTCATTGTATAAACTAATGGATACACTAGCATATGCAGGTCTAGCTTCTGTAATATTTTCATAAAGCAATTCTCTATAGTTTCCATTTTTACTAAACCATCGTTTATGTAAGTCAGTATTGACCCAGTAATCCATTACCGAATACTTTTCTCCATATCCTGGAGTATTTATTCTTGCGTTTTCAGAATAATAATCTATTACTTTATCATACCACCAATGATCTGATGATGATGGTGCTATAACTATATCTGTTAAATAATATATATTATCTGGTATCTTTTTTATAATTTTATTGTAAGGAAGTGACCATTTTTGTTTATAACTAACTGGTTTAAATGATAATAACTTTTCTAATAAATCTTTTACTGAATAAGATAAATCATATTTTCGGTATGGGAAATCTTCTTTAGAGAAATTCATTTAATAAAATTTAAGAACTTTCTTTTAATGAAAATTCAATAACTTCTTTTAATGCATATTATTATTATAAATATTTAATCAAATATTATTTAATACGACATCCTGCTGAACTCCCTATTTGACCAGATGGGCAAAGAACACAATCTCCAGATACATCATTCAAATAACTGGTGGATGGGCAGGTACATACTCCACCTACTACAGTTCCACCGCTACAATTTATACATTTACCGTCTAAAAATCCTTTATTAGAATCACACTTAATACATCCCCCACGATATGGAAAATAGTTTCTATTTTTATCACATTTACATTCGTGTGTATATGCATCCAATACCTGACCCTCATAACACGATACACATTGCCCTCCATCCCAGTATTTACCACTGTCACATTGCTTACAATATCCTTTATCATCAACATAACTTAATTCTTTCGGGGAACATACTCCACATTTATAACCACCTAATCCAAAAATAGAACCAAAGTCATTATTAGAATATATTAATCCATCTGTTCCTGAGCATCTTTCTGGATTATTTATATTATTTTTAGTAAATATTACAACAGCAATTATAATACCAGCTATAATAAATCCTAATAAAGATACCGAATTGCCTCCCGAATATGTTTTAGTAATAATGTTATCCATTAAGTATTATTATATACTACTAATTATAATAGGATAAGTATTATTTGTTAGGTATGCAACGACTACCATCCCATTTATTATTTAACCTACAATTACAATTAGTTATATCAGTGCCCACACCTTTATAAAAAATAGATGAATTTTCAGGACATGCTGTACATATGTCATTAAAATATGAATAATTACCTTCACATACACAATTTTTATTATTAGCTTGTAAAAATATATTATTTTTTTCATTCTTAGGTACAGATCCGCCAATACAAGTATTGTTGGTACTTGTAGAACTACTATCTACACATTTTGTGATAATATTATTCCAGGTTTTAAATGGAGGGCAGTAACATCCATATGGCAGAGCTAAACTATAACCGTTTTGATTCAGTGGAAATGAAACCGATCCTCCAGTACATTCTATACATTCATTATTATAATTTACAGTATTATTCAAACATGTACTACATTTTCCATCTATGATTACTTGATTAGACCTACATTCCACACAAGTATTTTCAATAAATACTTGATTATCAGGACATCTACATAATGTTGACGGTACTTGAACTCCATTATTAAATATAGATGAATTACCTATACATTTTATGCATTTATCTCTTGCAATATCATAATACGAATTTCCTTTACAATCTTTTCCTTCTATTTTATATTTACTATCGCTAAATTTATCCTTAATTATCATATTATTAGTTAAATAGAATATGATAATTAAAATAACAATAATAGATGTAAAAACTATATAATTCATATATATATTATATATTCTTAATTATTTTTGTTATCAATTTTGTTATTTTCTTCTAACTTTCTTTCTATTCTTATTATAGATTTTCTGATGCTTTCTAACAGCTCAAACTTTTTATCTATAATTTTACCGAATATTATATTATTTGACCATATTTCATCTTGATCTCTAATATATTCACTTGATGGTATAACTAGAATTTTAATACCATATTTTAACATTATATCTATCTTATCCTGTAACTTATGTGGTCCCATACTATTTAATGCATTATATGCCATAAGTATATCATAAGAATATGTAAATAAGTTTAATGATCTTTTTAATCCCAATGAGGAATATATAGCTTCTAAACGCTCTGGTACCATATTATATATAATCACACCATATTTACTTATAATAACACTTCCTAAATATTCATTATTATAAGAATGTAATATAGAGGAAAAGATATCAACATCAGATGGAAATGGGTCGGCTCCGATACCTTTTGGATGTGTATGAAATATAAAATAGCCTGGGATTGCAGCATACTTACTTACAATATTTGTTGGTATGCTTCGTGCATACACTCCCGTCGATTCTTTACTAACTGAATCTTCCATATCATGAACATATAATGTTTCATTATCGTCCTCTAATCTTATTATTCCTATATGTTCGCTAGTACTAGTATAAACTAGAGGCATAACTTTATCCAGTACTTTATCCCATTTAAAGTAGAAATTTTTAAATTTATTATCTAAATCTTTATTATACTCATTATAATCTGATTTATTTCTTTTTAAGTTGTACCAAGAATCATATTTGTACCAGTTATGTTTCTTTTTTTTAAGTTTTTTTTTAAATCCTTCCCTCCAGTTATATCTGTAGGAATGTTATTACATTCTATTTCATATTGAGTTATATCAATATCATCATCACCTCCTATTCTATTTATAAGATATTCAATTTGAGAATTGTGTAAATTCGACTCATTAATATTGTAATCTACAGATTCTACTCCACCTTTATAAGATGTGAAATTACTATAGGCGGTATAACTATAACCTATAATAATAGCTAACACTACTAGTATAAAAAAGAGTAAAACTAATAAATTATTCATCGTTAGCTAAAGCAATCTATTAAATTATATATTACTAGGAATATATTTATATTTTACTATTTTTTAGTTACCTTTGTCCATAACCCAATTCTAGAATCTGCATTACCTCCAGCTTTTATAGTGCTATCTTTTAAAGAAGAATTTGTATAATGGTTATAATAAGTTACTGATAGATTAATAACAGTGACAATAAACATTACTAATAGCGTTATAACTATTGCCTGTGAAACAGTTGAAACACTTGTTTTACCGCTTATACTAACTAAAGTATCAGATACAGCTCTGTTCCACGCTAATGCTGTTGAAAAACTAAGAGCTCCAGCAATTAATGCTACTGGATTAATTGACATTATTATATAGAATAAAAAATAATGAACACTGGTGTGATTATTTTAATATCACTTTTATTAATTTTTCATATACGCTTTATTATAAATGCGTTAAATACTAAAGATAAATATTCGGACTCACCTAAAAATAAAGTATTACTATCTGATGTATATCACACTTTAAAAACAGGTGATATTATACTATATAAATCTATTAAATCATCTTTAATTTATACAGCATTTTACCCTTCTAATTTATACAAACATATTGGAATGATATTAGTACTTGACAATAATATATATGTAACAGAATCGACAAATAGTGATTTTTACAAATATGATGATGAAGGAAATATCCAGCGTATGAAAAGTGGAGTTAATATAGTACCATTTTTAACAAGAGCTAAATTTTACAATGGGTATATATATATGTGTAAATTATCTCACGACCTTAGTGTAAAAATGGAAGAACTTTTATTTAATGCAGTAGATAAGGTTAAAGATTATACATATCCATCTAAAGCTAATATGTATACTTCATTTATTTTTAATGTAACATTCTCTAAAAAATTTTACTGCTATGAGTATATTTATTATTTATTATATAGTATTGGATTGATTGATAAAAAAAATCCTGTTGCATTAGATATGGTAAATATGTTAAATAATTTAGATGAATTAGAATGTAATTTAGGTTATAGTTATCATAGTCCAAATAATATTATATGTAATGTATTAGATGTTGTTTATGAAGAAAGAACATAAAAATCATTGTTTAATGAATTTGTATTTAACTATGATATTCTATAATGTTATTTGTATTATCTATATCCCCAGTTTCCTGCTTATCATTGATAGATGCTAAAATATTTTTACTTATATAAAAAATATGATCAACATCGAATTGATAGTATTTGATATTATCATTAAAATCGCATCCTACATTAATAACATTTAAAATATTATCAATTTTAATAGCTTCTTCTTCAATATCTGTTACATATGCTATATGATTAGTATCTCTATAAAATACAACCCAACCTATATCACCACTTCCTTTAAAAGTTTGTACAATGAAAGGTATATGCTTATATACATCAAATAATTTATTCTTAACAATTTCCATAGACCTAAATATACCTACTAATCCGTGTTTGTAAGATACAGCGTATAATGTCATTAAAAAAAATATAATAATATTATAATAATAGGAATTGGTTATTATATGTAATAATTGTTATTTTATCTTCTATTGAAAATTTGCTAAATATAAATATGGTACAATTTTTTAATTTTACAGTATTACCTTTTTTACATATTCGCAGTCCATACATTTTTTTTAATAGTTTATTAACTGTTTTTCTTTTATCGTCTTGCAAACTAATATTAAATTCGCAATTAATATATCTCTCATTTTGTTCTAATATAGGAGTTATATGTTCTGTAACAATATTTGTATAATTTTCATAAGTAAGACCTGTATTAATGTATGTCAGTATTTTAGATACTATTATATGAGATAACGATGTATATAATATACCATCGTTGTGTAAGTCATAGTATTCTACTTTATTTTTATAGCTAGATGTATTACTTACAATATTTATATATCTCTCTTGTTCCATCTTAATTAATCTAGTTATAGATTCTTCAATCGTAGAACAATGTGATATATCACATAAATTTTTATATATATATTGGACATCTTTAGGAACATATGATACTAATATCTTACCAGTAAAATTATTATACAAATTTCTTATTTTATATTTTTCATAAGAATTAAATTCATTTCTATCGACATCCACTTGATTGGTTATCCTATTCAATATATCCATAGCCTCCATTTCAGTTATTTCATTAGCATTACATATTAATTCATATCCTTTTAACTTCACATCTGCTTTTACTTCATTATAGTTAATATCTATAGAATTATCAATATTATCCATACTTTTAATGTTAGCCCCACATTGTTTAATCTGATTACAAAATCTAGATATAAAATTGTTTTTAGATTTATTTGTTATTACCATATTTTCTAACCAGATATGATAGTAGTCTGTTTCATAAAATTTTATGAAACCATCTAAATTATAAGTCCATTGAAGATTTTGATCTGTTATATAATTACATAGGTTACATCTCTTATTATATAGATATATTTCTAAATCTTTTGCAGTTGTTGGTAAATTATATTGTTTTACTTCTTGTAGGCATATAAAGTATTCTTTATACTTTATATTTCTAACTCTACTTAACATTTGCCTACATGTTTCTACATCACAGGAGCAATTCATAAAATAACCAAATATGTAATCAAAGTTATCTAACTCATAACTAATACCTGCTGAACAGGTAGGAGTATATATTAATACATCTAGTTCTGTCCAGTATTTATTTACATCCTTAAAATACATTTGTTTTTCACTATGTTTCATCTCACTGCTAAATAGTTTAACGGAATAAGAAGGGAACTGTTGAGTGATAAGTTGTTCGCAAGTTTTAGCTTCTATTAAACTATTAACAGGAATTACTATTTTCTTCTTTTTACTTAATTTATCAAATAATTGATCTAGCCATACATTTTTATTATTTGTCATATGATAAGTATCATCTTTTGAAGATAGATATGTATTATGATGAAAGAATATATCGCCATCCCTAAATTTATTTAGAATGTTATAAGTTCGATTTGATAAATTAGCATCCATACATATAACATGTTTAGCTGATTTTAACATCCATATAAACATTGCTAATGATTTATTAAGATTTTTATGTAATCCACTACTTATCTGACTTATTATAGATTCTACCTCATCTAATATTAATAAATCTATATTAATAGATTCATCTAATTGTAATCTATATAAAGATTCGACCTGAATTATAACTTTTTTATGAACATTTGGATCTATATTACCCTTAATATTAGAATATAAATCAAATGATGAAAATAGACCATAAACATGATTACTAAATGTTTGTCTAAAAGTTATAAATCTAATAACTGAATTTGAGAAATTCTTTGCAACAAATTGTTTTAACATTTTAGTTTTCCCAACTTTCATATTAGCCTGTATAGCTAATGTTCTAACTAGTTCATAATCTCTCATTGATGATTGTTCATATATATTTTTATTCTCAAGACTATGAAATTTAGATATTTCATCACCATTATTATTAGTAGTATCTAAAGTATTAATTTCTATTAGTGTTTCACTTAACTTAGTTATAAATCTACTATTATTACATTGCCTACAAAATTCATATATATCATTTGTAATAGAATTATATTGAATAATCAAACTATTATCTTTGTGGTGTATTTCCTCACAAAGATGACAATATGTTGGTCTAATTCTATTAAAATTTAATGAGTTAGAATTGAAGTTTCTGAATTCGTGTCCATCTAATATATTAAAACTACTAACAGCTTGAATTATATCATTAACAATTTTTTCATTTATCTTACTATCTTCAACGATATTACTATCTTCATCAACTAGTTTATGCAACACTCTAATACCCTTGAATGGAATAATAAGAGTATCCAATAAATCTATAGAATTATATGTGCCATATAATGTATCAATCTTTTTAATTCGGTTTGAATTCTTTTTATGAGATAATAGTATTCTAAAGTTTTGTATTTTTTTATTAACATTTTTATCAACCCAAGACTTATATAAGTCTGGTAACATATCTATTACACAATTGGTTATATACTTCGCTTCATCACAATCTAGTAATCCATATTTATACATAATGATATGATAGGAGTACTTCATAATATTGTTTTCTACACCTGACGAATTTGTAATAATAAAATCGGAATAGTTAAATTCAATATCTTCCACAAATTCATATAAATTCGTTAGTACTTTAATAATTGTATTTAGTATAGTTTTGATAATAAGATGTATATCATCTACAGTGTCAGATATATCAATATCAAATTTAAGGCGCTGTGTTTGATAACCTATTATTACTTCATGAAATACTAAGTCTGGTTGTTTAAAATACCATTTTTTAAATTCTTGTTTATCATCAAAGACAAGAAATTTATTTGTTAATTCATTTCGTATAATTGTTTTGTTCTTAATTTCAGAGTTAGAATATGAATCCATAATGGAATTACTAGTCCCATCTGGAATTATCTTTGTAAATTCCATTTTGTTATTTAAAATATAATAAATTATTCAATTTTATACAATTTCGATAAATATACCAATTCGAATATCAATATTGGGAACATATAGAGTAGTATTATCCATATCAACTTCTAGATGGTCAAATTCTGATCCAAAGTTAAATTGCGATACATATATTTGTTTATATATCGATCTTACAAGTAATACCAATGACGACATCCAGTTTAAAACTTGTTTCCAATGATCACTATTAATATATGGTTTTAATTTATTAAATTCGGCATTTAAATCGTGGTTTTTATCACAAGTCTTTAACATAATATGAGCAGCTTTATTATTAACATTATCTATTTTAAATGATCCTATATTATCATCTATATATAATGAATCAATTTCTGTAGTATCATTATTGGTATATTTAGCTATTGCTAATAACATTTCTTTTATTGTTGGCGCAGCAAGAGAATATGCCATTATTTTAGCTTCCTCAATATTTTCACTCATAGATTTTCAAAATATAAATTTGAATAAGTAATATAATATATGTAATATATAAGTTGTTAATTGATTTCAAATGAAAAAGATTCAATTGAATTGTATTGAAAAAGTTAATTTAAATATTGATAATCAGACAGAGCCGATTAATGAAAAATTTTTACAATATAGAGAATTACTAAATAATACAAAAGATTTATTTAATACTATTCCATCTAATTCATTTAATCAATTATCTAGATATGTTGATGCTTTTAGAACTATTAAAAATAATTTGTATAAAACATATTCTATGCAAATTGTTACAAATGCCTCATTAAAGATATACGAAATTATATCTCAATTTAAGCTACTAAATCCTAAGTTAAACAATGTTTTTTGCAATGCCGAATTACCTGGAGGGTTTATTATGTCTATTAATCATTACATAAAAACAATGTATCCTAATAGTAATTTTAATTGGCTAGCAAGTTCTTTTATTAATCAGGAAAATACTCTAACAGATTTATATCATATTTATAAATATAATAAAGATAACTGGATAATGGATAATACTATTAATGGAGATTTAACAAATCCGTTAATAGTAGTAGAATTAGCAAACAGAGTACATAAACGATTTATAAATGGTGCAACTTTATATACTAGTGATATTGGAACAGATGTTTCATCTAATTTTAATTTACAAGAAGAACAAACATTAACACTTAACTATGGTCAAGTGCTTTGTGGATTACTATCTCTAGCTATTAATGGTAATATGGTAACAAAACAATTTACATTCTTTACTCCATTTAATAGATCTCTATTAATACTATTATGTAATTTGTTTAAAAAAGTATTCATTACTAAACCTGCGACAAGTAAGACATTAAATTCTGAGATATATATAGTATCGTTAGGATTTAAAGGATTGAATGAAGAAGTTAAATCATATTTATTAAAAAGATTATCATCAGTTGATCAAAATGTTCCATTAATTTGGTATAGTAGTAAATGTGATACAAAATTATTAAATATTGCAAAAAAGATATATAATATCCAAATGGAATATATTAGAGATGCGGTTTATTTATATAACAGTAATAAGGACAGTATTCAACATATTCAAAAAATAATGGAAGATATAAATATTAATACTCAGAATAAATGGTTAATTGATAATCCTATGAAAAAGTTAGAAATAAAAAATTATATTCCATCTAATGTTATATTGAAGTAACAAAAAAAATTGAATATAATACTAAGTCAAAATATCAAAGTGTTAGTTACAGCAATGGAAGATCAGATGGCAAATATTTCTTCTTCTCTTACTACTATTAGCAATAATATCTCTTCACTACAAGAACAATCTGCGGTACTATCAGTTAGTCTTAACTCTATTTTCGCTAGATTGGATGTATTGGAGAAGATGATTTCAGTTCCAGTTCAGTCTAAGCGAAGTATTAGGGTAAGTGAAACAGATAAGGCACCTGTAGAATCTTTGGTAGAACAACAACCTATTACAAAAAGTGATACATCAACTACAACACCTAATGATAAAATTCTTAATGCATTGACATTCTTCAAGAAAATTATTATGTATAGCAATTATAAAGATATGCGATCTAACTACAATGATGTTATTAAAGTAATTAAGCCTACTATTAAAAAGCAAGATGATTCAGAAGCAATGTGGGTATCTATTGGTAATACAATTTGGAAGACATTGGACAAGGATCAAAAGAAAGATATTACAGATGAGTTTAAAAAATGGAAATTGGACAATCATCTTGATTTTCAAAACCAATTAACTCAAGATGAGGAATAGAAATAGTTATTTATTTTTATATTATAGTTTTTTTTAATAACTATTATATAATATATTATAGTTAATACATGCCGACTGATTTAGCAGATAATTTAATTACCGGTGGGCGTCGCCGTCGCCGTAGTACTTCTGCCCGTAAGCGTTCTGTATCTAGGCGTCGTAAGAGGAGTAGGGGTGTTAAGATTAGGCTATGTACTGGTAGCGGTTCATCTTCCGTAGGAGGTGGGTCGCCGCCTGCTATTGATAATATGGATATTACTGGTGGTCGTCGTCGTAGGCGTCGTGGTGGATCTGTTTCTGGTGCAAGTGATACTGATGATGCTGATATTACTGGTGGGCGTCGTCACCGACGAGGTTATAGCGCCCGCAGGCGTTCTAAGTCTCCTCGTCCTAGATCTGTAACACGGAGGCGTCGGTCCCGCTCCAGGAAGTAAATTACTTACATTAGCCAAAGCTAATTACTTCAGCTAATTAGAAGAATATCGAAAATAGTTTAATAAAGGTATCGGAGAAATACTAACAGGTTTTTTAACATATGTAATATGGAAAACTTTTTAAATAGAATAAATATATACTATTTGAATATTTTTATATCTGAGGATATCAAAAAAAAAGAAGAGTATTTAAATAAGTTGATTAATATTGTTCAGAAGGAAAAAAATACAATATCAATTATAAATTTTATATATTCATTAAATCCTCAGTTGTTTAGTGAATATCTATACGCACATAGAATACAATATGTATTATTTTTAACATATGACACATCTGTTATTTATACTTTGTTAAACATTGACGAAAATCATTTTATTAAATACGAAAATAATTTATTTACAATTAATAAATTACCTAAAAATAATTCTATTAATGAAGATATTGAAAAGCTAAACATAATAACAGATGATCAATTTAGTGATATATCTGATTGGTAATAATATATTATTTTTTTTGATTTAGTAATATGTATATTATGATTGTATAAAATGCTGGGCGATAGTGATCCAAATGATCAACCTACTTTTACAACTTTAGAAGAAGTAGATAATTTGATTGACAACGATGATTTAGTTAATCATATGAATAATAACAGAACTATTGTAAATGAGTTAAATACTAATTCAGAATCTGCAAATATAGATGATAATAGATTAATCACTATTAATTTTTCTGAAATGATAATTAATTTTAGGGAACAGAATAATAACCTATCTATTATTATTGATTATATACATTTATACACTGAAAGTATGAAAAAACTATCACAATATGAAACACCTTATATGTTTAAAGATTGTAAAAATAATATAGATGTGTATAAAAAGCTAATTTCTATTTATGATAACATATTAATAGAACTAGAAACAATTAAAGTAAATTCTAATGAAACAGAATTAAAATTATCAAATGTTAGAAAAATATATGATAATTTATTTAGTAGATTAACTAATTATCATATAAATAAGTAAATGTATTCCACTGAAGTTATAAAAAGTTATATAGAACGAGCTAAACAAATAATAATAGAAAAAAATAAAAAGTATAATAAACTGATTAGAACTATAGAAACATTTATAGTTAATAATAATATTATTGTTAAACCTGATAACAGGTCATTATACCCTTTATACAATTTATATACCAATAATATATATGTACTACCTAAAGAATTAACTAATTTATTATACAAAACAGATGTACTAGCTAAAGATATAGTATTAATTGTAAAGATTAATAAATATTATTCTAAGATAAGTTTTAATAATATTACATTCATAACTTTTACATATATAAATGAAGAAATAAGTAATTCATTGTTAGATTACAAATGCGCAGGTATTTATAAAAAGTATAAATGTTTTGGTCCAGAAATTGAATTAATTAACATATATGCTGAATTAGTTAATCCTAAATATATAGATAGCTGGTCAGAATTATTAATATCTGAACATACACTTTTACCCAATATATCTAATAAATTAGTTGAAAGAATATCTGGAGGAAAAATGGATAATAATGATGATGTTATAAATTTACTATTATCTAAATTTATAAATACTAGTCATGTTATTATTGGTCAATATGCTAATAATTTTTATAACAAAACTAATAAACCTGTAGTAAAACTACAAATAATTACTATGAATCATTTTAATGATGAAGTATCTAACTTAAAAGTTATATTACCATCTATTAATTATAAGATCTATCATCTAAAAATTCCAACTAATTTAAAATTATATAAAATGTCCATAAGTTATAATAAAAATATTGTAATGGAGATATATAACGCAGGACAGATAGAGGTTATTTCATATATACCTGGTCCTAGTTTTAATATACAAATTGGTACTCCGTTTGTATTAAAAAGATTTAAATTAATTGATATATGGAATATAACATATTTATTAAATATAGGTGCTATTACTAAAGAAGTATCAATTAATATTATATCTAAACTTGTTAGAGAGTTTAACGATATAAAAAATGTAACAGATTTGTCTATTTTATTTTCTAAAAACTATATAGGATATATTGAAGATGAATTTTTATCACAAGCTAGATTAGCAAATAAATTAAAACTAGAATTTATACCACCATATTCGCCAGCCAAAAAAATATAAGATATTCATTCATAGAGAGTATTTAAGATATTTATCATTCTCATATATTCATTACAAAAATTCTCATCACTTCTTCCATATGTAATAGCATGAACTGCATCAATAAGTTCTGAAGATTGATTCACTCCTAACATATCAAGTCTATCATCTAATGAAAATGAGTATTCTAAATTTCTTGCAACATCAGGAATAGTAATTTTATTAATACCAATATAACAATCTATTAATATATCATTAAACTCATGTGACATTTGTATAATTTTTTGATCTCTTTCATATATAAGTTGGCATCCTGATTTAATACATCTATCGTTAGGACTATCTGGTGGGCAAGAACATATAAGACATCTTTTCGATGATCTCCAATGAAATGCCGATCTGTATCCCAAAAACGATTCAATTAAATTTCCAACATCATCATTAAACGGAGATTGATATAAAATTCTATTGCTCAACATTGCTTTATGTCTTTTATTATTTCCGATAAAAAAAAATCAATTTTTTTTATAATTCTAATAGTTGTAAAAGAAATAAATATTTGTTAATGTTTAGATCTTTTTGATGATGATTCATCCCATTCAGGTTCATCTGATCTTTCATACCTCATTGCGCAAACTTTACTACAAAATTGGGTCCATTCTCCCTCAATTTTTTCTATAGCAAACGGTCTATCAGACTGCCAGCCATGACTACTAATTCTATTATGATGAAAAAGATCAAGATCTTTATGGTAATAAATATTAGAATATTCTACATTTATAGGTTTATCACACGAATCGCAACTATATTTTGATTCATTTTTTAAAGGTTCAGTCATATCAGTTGTATCTATATCAATTGTATAATACTTTTATAATATTTATTCAATATTAAGAAAGTAATTTTATAAATACAGATGCAAAATATTTTATCTGATCTTTAGTTACATCATCGGGTAAGCTAATTCTTATAACCCCGCTGAGTAGTTCATTAGGAATATTAAGAGATATAACAACATTACTATATCTTAATGAGGATGCATTACATGCTGATCCAATAGAAACAATTATATTATTTTCGGCTAATAAATTTCTAAATTTTATATTACAAAAATTTGGTTTAGATATAGCAAGTAGAATTGTATTCGGCAATGATTTACTATCTTCAATATTACTAATAAAATATACCATAGCTGTTGAATCAGGTGAATATTCACCAATATTTCTACATTCTAGATATTTACATATAAATGACTGTAACATGTGCTTCATATTTAGAAGATATTCATTTTTTTCGTTTCGTTGAAGATTATTAAATTTATAGGCAGCGTATGAAGCAGCTATATATGGTATATTTTCAGTACCACCTCTTAGTCCATTATTTTGAGGACCAGCTATTAATGCTTTTAAATTATAACCTTGAATAAAATTATTACGAATTATTAAACATCCAATACCTGGCGGACCACCTAATTTATGAAATGAAATACTAGCCGCATCTACACCTTCATATAATCCATATTTTCCAAACATTTGAACGCAATCTGTATGAAATGGTATTTTATATTTATGAGCAACTGCAGCTAATGATGGTATATCATTAATAATACCAGTTTCATTATTAGCAGTCATTATAGAAATCAAACAAGTATTAGGTCTGATTGCTTTTTCTAATTCTTCAGGATCTACCATTCCATATGTTTCATCATTATTAGTACTAACCTTTATTTTAGTGTATATGCACATACCATCTTCTTTTAAATCTTCACAGCAAGATATTATAGATTTATGTTCTACTTCACTAATAATAACATGTGGCAAATGTCCAGTTTTAACCATATAACTTCTTACACTACTAGTAAGAATAGTTGCATTAGATTCAGATGCTCCACTTGTAAATATTAGTGTATGGTTATCTAGATTATTATTACTCAATATTTCATCCCTAAATGTTTTCATTAGTGTTCTACCTTCTAATGCACTTTTATAATGCGCAGATGGATTGCCTTTATTAATCCATTTTAACATAGTCTTAACAACTATTTCTGGCATAAAAGTTGTAGCATTCGCATCAAAATAGCATAGTGTCATTATTAGTTATATATATATGAATATTTTTTATAGAGCTCTAACATTATATTTTTTACAAAATACTAATGTTATATTTATTACAATGAATATTTAAGTTGGAAGGAATCGCCATTTCTTATTAAGAAATTAAGAGCAGACATTGTAGCTACCATTTCATATCCGACACCACTATTAGGATTATCAATTTTATCACCATATTCATTCATTGTATAATTAATATACATCTTACGATCTGTAGATAGATTGTAGTGACCACTCGGATTGAACTTACCAGGATATAGGCAAAAGGTTACTAAGAACATATTATTATCATATGGACTAATAACTGCAGAATTTTTACTATAACGAGTAGGAAGATAATCATTAAAGAAATTATATGAAATTTCTGGATAAATAATAATACCAGCATTAGTTGTAACTCCGATAGAATTAATTATACTATTCAATGTAGTTGTTTGTATAGCTTCACGAGTTACAAGCTGTCGGATAGAAAATTCAGTATTCCAGATAATGGCAGGAACATTAACAGCATTAATATTATTACTATCTTCATCCAAATAATCTGATCCCATCAAATACCACCTATCAAAGTCATGTACATTATATTTATTTCTAAATCCAATACACATATATTCAGCGGGGTACTTAAGACTAGAAAGAAGAATATCGCTTTTCCTAGCTTCTAGTGGAGTTATTTGATTTTTATGAACTCGTATCATATTAAAATTCAATTCACTAGAAATAATATCATAAACAAGAGGATATGTATATAAATTATTAACATATAGAGTACTAGTTACAGATAACTCTGTTATTGGTAGTGGTACAATTTCGGTACCAATTTGAGTTACATTTGGTGGAACAGCATCTACTTCACTATAAATTAATGCCTGTACCATTTTTTCCATACTTGACATATTAATTCTAATTGTTCTCTGACTATTAGTAGTAGATGAATTGATTAGAGCATTAGATACATCCTCACAGAACCAGAAGTTAAGAGGAATAAACATATTAAACTCCTCATGATATAACTTTGGAGTTTGATATCCATTACTATAATTAATATATCCTGTAAAACTTTTGCTATTATACGATGCTTGATTAATTTCATCCTGACCAAAACATCTTCCCCAACCAACCTTATGATTAGGACTAACAAAGAAGTTTTTATATGCAATAATATCTTCAGGAGTATATGTATCAATTAGGAAACCATCTGACCTAAACTCAACTGTTTCAAATAATCGCATTCCAGGATAAGCACAGTATCGGAGCAGTGGAACTTCTGCAGTAGGAGTTGCATTAGCAAGATATGCTGCTTTATTACCAATAGCTCCAAACCTGATATGAAGTACGATATCACTAGTAAAGTGACCATAATTGGGTAGAGTAAATTCTATTGTTTTGCCAGATACACCTAACTTACCATGATCTCCCTTTGGAGATACTTTAACATAATCAGATGCAATGGATACATAAGGAACATATTTAGATTTTGTATATAGAATATGTGTAGTTTCTATATGCTTAGTAGTAGGTATGACACCAGTCATTCTAAGTTTATTCATTCTATCTTCTAGTAAATCATATGCTGTAAAATACCTATCACTAATATCATCTTGAGTTATCAATGTAAAGATACTACCTCGTGACATTTTTTAATCTATATAATTGAATAGATTAATATATTTATAATAATCAGTATATTTATAATAATCTAGAAAAAATGTTAGAAGGTGTAATTAATTCAAATGGTTTATATATATCATATTCTGACTTTTTAAATAAATGTGGAAGTATGCAAAATGTAAAAAAAATATTAAAAACATTAACTATTGTTGAAAAAATATGTACTAAAAAACCAAAAGGTTCTCCGCTTATTATTAGGCACGCTTACATAATAGAAAATAATATATTAATAATTCCAAAGATAAAAGCAGATATATTTCTTAAACATAACTTAATTGATAATATTAATATTAATTATGATTTCTCTTATAACAGATCATTTGATACAACGCAGATTACTATTCCATTATATGACTATCAAGAAGAAATATTAAGATATTTAATAAATAGATACAACTCTAGTGAAACTTATAATAAAATATGTTATTTACAAATGGATACTGGATTAGGTAAAACTAGGATAGGATGTGCATTAATTAATTCATATGGATACACTGGATTAGTTATAGTTCCAACTATCGCTATAGGAATGCAATGGATAGATGAATGTAATGAAATATACCCAAATTTAACTACTTCATTTTATAAAAATAGTGGGAAAAATAAAGATGCTATTATTACTGTAATAGTAATAAATACTTTTGTTAAAAAAGATTATAATTTTGTAAAAGAATATGGTATTATTATTTATGATGAAGCACATGAATTACATACGCCATGTTTTAGTAAAGCATTATGGTTAACACATTCTGGAATTATATTAGGATTATCTGCCACACCACTAGAACGACCAGATATGTTAGATAGGTATGTTACATTACATCTAGGATTACCTATTAAAGCTACTGATTTAATATCAATTAAAATTCCTAATTTTAAAGGAGAAGTTAAATGTATTCAGTATTACGGAGATATTAAATATGTTGATCCTATTCTAACATCTACAGGAATTATGTCGACAATTCTTACAATAGGTAGTATAATTCAAGATAAATGTAGAATAGATTTAATTGTATCTGAAATCTTGAAACTATATAATAAAAATAAGGGAGTATTTGTATTTGCTGAACATAGAGTATTTTTAGATGTAATTAAAACTAATCTTCTTAATACAAATATTTTACCTATTGATAATATTATTATAGATGATACTGAGCCTTTTAATGTTAGTATTCTTAAAGGAGGTATTAAATATCAGGAGTTAAATGATGTTAAAAAATATGGATCTTTAATAGTACTTACAACATATGGATATTCTAGGCGAGGTATATCTTTACCAAATATGTATTCGTTAATACTATCAACTCCTAGAAGAAATGGATTGAAACAAATTATTGGTCGCATTTTGCGTAAAGGATCTGATGAATCTGTTGTTAGAGAAGTTATAGATATTGTTGATATGAGATCTAATCTAAAAAGTCAATATTATGATAGAAAAAAAATATATATAGAAAAAGGTTACCCTATTTATGAATCTAAAGTTAAAGCCGACGATAACTTAGATAAAAGTTCTACATTAACTGAAAGTTCTACATTAGATGAAGATCCAGCATTAAATTCTAATAATATACTTAATATTATTAAAGATCTGTATTCTTAATATAATTTCTAACTTTTGTAATTACATCAATATTTTCTACCTCTGTATAACCATCTAATAATAGATTATATTTATATACTACAAATGGGTTAATAGAATAGTAATATACATCATTATCAATAGTAACGGATAGCACATCTTTTTCTTCTTCTACATACTTAACACATAGATTAGATAACTTAGTATCTAATACTGGATCCATTGTAAATAACCTCTCATTTGTAGGATTGCAAACATAACAGTTATTGCGTTCAAAATAACTACATTCAATTGATACCTCTTGCAATAATGTGAAAAACTGAGTAATAATATTATATTTTTCTAAAGCTCGTTCATAAAATATTTCATCAATTGTTTTACTTTCTTTTTCTTTCATATCATCATACATCTTTTTATTTGCAATAGATATATAAATATAAGGTTGAACAGTTCTTTCTTCCAATGGTAATGATAAATGTGAGCTAAATCTGATAGCCCTAGCCTTTAACTGATTAGTTCTAGCTAAATCCCAGTATGGTTCCATCTGATGAGTTTCTCTTACATTTTTTAAATCTAATCCCTCTGCTCCAGTTTTTGATAAAAGTAATACTTTTAAAATGGCACCATGTTTATTAGCATCTGAATTAAAAATTGTTATAATTTCATCTCTATATTTAGTATTAACTTCTCCAGTATAAAATGCGTATTGTAGCTTTTCAGATGCATTTTTATATTCTTTAAATCCTACTTTTTTAAGAAATATAGTCAATTGTTTTAACCCGTGGGTATTAACAAATTGGCTATATACAATAGATAATCCTGGACAGTTTAATACTCTATCTGCAATTAATGCCATTTTAGGAGAATTATCATTAGTAATACTTTCATTTGGTAAAGGATTAACATAATTTGATGCGGATCTAGATTGAATATAATACGAACTCATAGACTTTTGTTGTTGAATTGACATTGGAGATGGTTTATTATTGCTAGATGAATATGATGAACTTTTTTTCTGAATCTCTTCTTTTTCTCTTACTTGTAAGTACTTTCTATATTGAATACTACTCATTTCAACTTTACTAACAATTGTTGGCAATTCAGTAGGAAACATATCGGATGATTCTAAGGTCATATATGATACCATTCCCATTAATCTATTGGCTAAGAAATCTTTGTTAATAATTTTATTATTAACATAATCGATATACAAATTATTAAATTGTTCATAATAGATAGGTAATAACTCAGTTCCTGCCAACATATTAATACACGGAACTAATTCAAACGGATCTTTAGAAATAGGAGTACCAGTTAATAGTAATATTTTAATGTTTTTAGCATTCATTATCTGATTATATATTTTAATAGCATTAGACTCTTTTGTACTATTAATAACTGATTTAAAAAAATTATGGGCTTCATCAATTATAATTAATGAATTATTAATACTATTTTCTACATTTTCCAATTGTTTAGCAGAATTATATGCATCCATTGATATAAAATGTAATTTACTATCATAAAATTTACCTATTTCTTTTTCTACATATGAGAATGTATTTTCAAAATTTTTCTGCAAACTCTTTGGTAGTATTATAATAACTTTCATAGGTTGTAATAATAGAGCTATGGCTGCAGCAGTTCTAGTTTTTCCTATACCCATAGTAAAATATAATAATAAGCCTCTACTATCACTAATGATATAGTCATCATTTGTTAATATATTTAGTATAATATATTGATAATAATTAAGTATGTTATTCCATTTCTTATCTGTTTGATATATTGTATATAAATTTTTTAACTTAGATGTTATCTTACTAGAAAACGATGTATTATTTCTTATCATTATTTCTTTTATTAAAAATATTTTTAAACAGATTATTAAACCTACTTTGTTTAGTTACAGAAGTACTATCTACCCGTCTTATATTATTGGGAGCATATGTAATTAATTGCATAACTAACAATCCCATAATAACCACCACTATTACAAATAAGATAATTCTCAAATTCATTATATTTAATATTATTAACTATATATATTAATATTGTTTTTTTTTCTATTTTTTTTAAATTTGTTAGATATTAAATGTGATAATATTTAATATATATTAATATTATGGAACATTATCTAACAAATAACTATGATATATATTTTAAACCACAAATATATACAATTGAAACCAATTTGGTAGTTGAATTAATTAGAAGATATTTTTATAATTTATTAAAATCCTATTTTATAATATTATGCGAGTCTAGTGATATTATAATCAGCGAATCTAAAAATGACATTAAACTAAGTGAAATATTCGCATATTTTATATTTAATAGTAGTAATAGGGATGATCCTATACTAACAGATAAACCTAATTATAATATCAATACTATTAAGAATTTAATCAAAAATACTTTGCGTAAAAATCCAGAACTATTAAAAATTTTTATTAAAAAGATGAAAATAGTACTACCCAAAGTAAGTACTAGAATGAAAGACTACTATAATGAATATTTACCTCTAGTAGATAAATATAAAGATACTAATATTTTTAAAATAAATAAAGTATATAATGATGAATCTATTATAATACTAAGTTTAGAACAAATTGGTGAATATTTTTATGAACACGACTCATTATCATTTTCAATACATATATCGTTATACAAACATTTAATAAAATTATATTCAATCAGAAATTATAATATATTTCAAATCGATGAGGATTTAAATTATTCGTGGATAAATGAATTTGATGAGAATGTATTTATTTTATATTGTAGATACAATTATCTTGCTAGTGGAAGTTCTCAGGCAACTATTCAGCCTCAGTTTAAAAAACGATTATTAGAGCAGCTAAATATTAAGTTTGAATTATTTGGCTCGGCTATTAATTCTAGCTATACTCATTACTGTTCTTTATTTTATGATATAGAAAAGTATTTTGGTAGTTGTGGATCATTTTTTGATACTAACTTAATTGCGGGATATTATGAAGCTAATCCTCCATTTGAAAAAAATATAATACATAATATGTTTGGTAAATTCTATAAAGAATTAGAAATGGCAGAAAAAAATAAAAGAGGGTTATTATTTTTTATAATTATACCGCAAATGAATTTAAAAGAAATTCCAACATATAAGAAACTGAATAAATTCTTAAAATATTTAAAATTAATGGATAAAGGTAATATACCATATGTTTATTATGATAGTAGTTTCTCATTTGCAATTACTAGAAGTATAATTAATACATATGTTATCATATATCATACTACATTTATCAAAGATCCGATAAAAAATAATGTAATAAATAGTAGCTTTCTACTATCTTAAAATACATTAATATTAGCTTTTATTTTTTTAATAAAAGCTGATGAACATATAATATCAGAATATAATATTAACCCCATTCCCATATGTTGATATTTATTATATGTTTTATTAGCATCTACAAGTGATATAATATTATCAAATAATATATACGGTTTAACATCTACCCATGTTATTAAATCATCATTAATTAAAAATGGATCTATTATTTTTATCTTAGGACTCCTTTTAATACCATATATACATTTTACATTTATTTTTTTAACTATACTAGGAAGGTTAAATTTTTTATTAATGAACCAATGACCTGGATCTAATTTTTCAATTAAGGGCATTTGTTTTAATATAATTTCTGGATACATTCTTCTTTTAATAATTTTTTTTATATTATGAGACTCATTTTTTTGTTCTATAAGTATCTGATATAAAATACTCATAGGTGGTAAATTATATTTGTTTGCAATTTCTACTATATTATGAGATGCATTATATTCAGTTATAATTTTTTCACCATATCTATTAGCAATAATACCTTTTCTTTTCGATAATAGATATATATATACATTTCTCATTTCTATTACTTTATTAAAATCTAATGTTATTTCATATTTCTTATTTAAACTTTTTATAAATTGATTAAATTCTATTTTATCTTTATTATTAAGTTCTGAATAATATTCTAAATTTTTATGTATATACCTATTAAGTTCATTAAAAAACGCACTTGGTATCTTTTGCATATTAATATAATTGTTCGTCTATCAATAATATATTACTAGAAATGTATTCAAATTTATATCAATTAATTTAATTTCATTTTTATATTTTCTCTAGTACTAGTTATTTCGATAGGAATTCTAAGCCTACGCTTAGCTATAAATACATCTACTAAGCTAGGAAATGATATAGTTATATCTGGACTAATTGGATCTAATATTTTAAGAGATGGATCTAATCCAAATGAAGTACCAGGTATTACTGTATATGGATCATATGATGGGAGTATTCCTGGAGCAATTGAATTAACTGTATGCCCATCATCTCTAGTAATATAATTAGATATATGCTTAGGGAAGTTTTCATTAGGACTATTGTCTAACAATACTGGTATAAAATTCTTTATATATATTCTATCTCCAGCTAATAGTTTATGTTCATACTGAGTAGTAATTGTAATATGGGAACCTGTTCCATCTGCAGTTAGATTAATTATAGATCTATACATAACATCTGGTTCAAATCTTATAACATTATCTGGATTTCTAAATATTATACTTATACTGTTTAAATTACGCAATGGATTATTAAAATTATAAGTATCCCAGCCTGATATAGGTGTTATTTGTAAGAAGCTACTATTATTGTGTATTTTGGTATCATATGTAGATATACATTCAAAATTATATCTTTTACCATTAAAAGTACTATAAGACTGTAAATTAGTTTCTTTAATCTGAATACTTAACCTATTGGAAAAAGGAATTTGAGTATATGGATTATTTATCCAAGGTATTTTATATGTCTCAGTTGGATCTGAAAATATAATTAATGGATACTGACCTAATAAACCTGGTGCTTTTCTAACTAATGTCGGAGCAGTGTTAAAAGGTGAAGTATTATTTTGAACTAATGTAGCTATTCCATATGTGTTAATAGTAGGATCAATATATGTCACATCTTCTATAATAGGTATATAAAATGAACCAATCTTTATTTTTTTAACAAAATCTATATTATTTAATACTCCTATTGATTCATCAGTTGTATCTCCTTGGGTATTAAATATCCATTTAAATTCACCATTTAATGTATCTGAACTACGAAGTTTAACATATGAATCCAATATAATATAATTATAAACAGTTTCCCGATTATCATTAGATTTCATTATTACATCTTCAGTATCATTAGTTATGTCATTCATAATATCATTTTTAAATGATTCATGAATGTTATTAAAATCTTCTTTATGATAATACATATTACTATATATTTATGATTATTATGACATTAGTAATTTAATTTAGTATTCAGAATTTCCCCACCATTCTTTAGATTCTTCAGACACAACTTCTTCTTCTATATATTTTTTAATATTACTATACATATTTGACATACCAGCAATTACTCTAGTTGGTTCATTTCTTACCTTATTAAGATACGCCATTCTTTCATCGCCATCCAATATTCTTAAATTATTAGGACATATACCATCTGATATTATAATATTATTAATATTACCGCCATATGTTTTATATTTATCTAAATTTTCACTAGATGTAGTGATAACAGATGCAGTTTCACTAAGTGAAGTATTAACTGAATTACTGTCTATTGTAGCCATAGTACTACTCATTTCATCAATAGGATGTACTTCCAATGTTTCCTTTGAACTATTATCAGTTGATTGCTGCTTACTGTTATTAACTGTCAATGGTTTAATATTATTACTTTTCTTACCATCAACTACTGATAATTTATTATTTGTAGCATTTGATTTAGATTCAAATAATAATGTTTTAATGGGAGTAATTGCATCTATATTTATATGTTTTCTACAAAAGTTCAAAATCATAATTACTCCAGCAATAGAACTTATTAATGGAGTGGATGATTTATAACATATTATCATACATAATACTAGTACAAATAATATTATTAATTGCTTATTCTCCATAGCTATATATATAATTTTATTTATTGATCAAATTCTTTATTTTCAATGTTATTATCATCTTGATTATCGTCCATTGTGTCATTTTGATTATCGTCCCGATTATCGTCTGTTGTGTCATATTCATCTTCCGATTTTTTATATTTATCTAACTCATCAAAGTTTTTATCAACAAATTTAAATAGTGTTTGTAGTCTAGGATCATTAACATGCTTAGATGCTAAGCTTCTGTAGTGATTAATAATTTTTCTAAACTGGGCAGTTATCTTCGGAGTTGCTTTTGTATTTTTAGATACATCCAACACAAAATTTTCCATAATAATAGATGGATTATTACTTGCTACAAATTCTTTATAATACCCATCAAAGTTATTTTTTAGAATATCAATACTTTCAATAATTTTATTAAATGCATCATCGCATCTTGGGATATGTTTTTTGACAGTATCTATAGAACTAACAATAATTTTGACAAAATCATCAACATCTATATCCGGACTGGAAATAATTTCATAAAGAGCATAACTAATTTCATATAACTTAGCAATAAACATTAAGATAAATGTTCTATCATTATTTGTTAATTCTTTAGTATTATACATTTTCTTTATATTCAGTGAAAGTTCTGGTATAGGATTAAATAGATTTCCTGAACTTTTAGTTAAAAAAATGTCAGATATAGATTCTTTATTTTCAAAATACTTTTTATTAGCAATCAAATTCTTACATGTTACAATAATTATATTAACTATATTACATTTCTTACATTTATGAAATGTAATTGAGAATTCTTTTTTAATGCTATCAGGAATAACTTTATAATTCGGTCCAGCTAAAGTTTCTTCTTGACTCGATAGATATTGTTCTAAATTTGGCGCATTAAACGATTTCTTAAAACTATCTTGTAGGTAGATAATATAATTATCTAGTACTTCCGATTCTGTTGGAAATTTAGACATAGCCGTACTATCTTTAAACATATTCAATAATTTTAGAAAACGCTCTGTAGTATTGTACATTTTAATATATTTAGGATGTGAAACAGGTAAATGAGATGTATCTTCAGATGTTCCAAGTAACTCTTGAAATGTATTCAAAATATCTTTATTTTGAATAGTAGCATTAACTACCTTAGATCTGATTTTCATTTTGAAAATATATTATAAAAAAATATAAAAACTAATGTATATTAAAATATAAATTTAACTTAAATTGAAAATATCAATAATATTATATTAAATATCAATGTCTAAACCACAATTAAAAATAGTAGATAATTTTTTACATAATTTAAAAATAATTATAAAAGAAGTATCAGAATTGCTACCTAATGATCCGCAACTATATAGGGCTAACAAAAGAATTTTACTGGCTATACAATATAGTCCTTTAGAAGTATTAAATACAGTTGGCTTATATTTATATAAATATAAGGACTTTGTATATGATCCTTCCACTGAAGGATCACTAATTAATTATGAATTTATGGAACTTCATACAATTAACAATGTTGATGTAGAAACTATTAGCACATTGCTTATATCAGAGATAAAAAAATGTGTAATAAAAATGGATATGGAAGGTAAGTTGTTTTTCAGGAAATTAGTTATTAGCTTATTGGATGATTATATCGAATATCAATATTTGAAAAATAACAGTTAATCCTTTGTTTCAGAAATTCTAGACCAATATGCCTGTTCTAATATATAGTCCTGAGGATCATCATCTGGATCCTTTTCTATACTACTAGGATCTATATTAATAGGCTTGTCTTCAATTTGTTCTATGTTATCTTCCTTATTTTCATTACTATTATTTTTTTTCTCTGAAAATGAATTAGTTTCTACTATTCGTAATTTAGAATCTCTAAGATTTTTAGAACCACTAGTTCCTCTTTTTTCCATCATAGTTCTATACATATCCATCATATCAGTTCTAGTTCCATCAAATAACATTTCATTATCTTCCACATCACTATCTTCTTTTTTCGATGATGAATTGGTAGATCCAATTTGCCTATTCATATAATTTTTTAAATTATCATTATCATCATCGTTTTCTGAATCATCTGTTTTCTTTTTAGTAGTTCTATTATTCATCATCTGCTGTTGTTTCAATAATTGTTGTTTCTGCATTAATTGCTGTTGTATCATTATCTGCCGTTGTCTTTCTTTTTCTTCAATTTGATACAATTCTAATAATTTATATTTTTTATACTCATTGATATTATTTTCATAGATTTCTATAATATTAGCCATTCCATCATATATTTTATTAGGTGTAATTAATATTGGAAAGTTTTTTATATTCTTCCGTTCTAATAACTCATCTACATCTTCAGTGATCTGATCTATATCCAATGGTATAATTGTTAGATTAACCTCCATATCTCTAAGAATATGATTAATTTGTTTGATATATATCAAAAGACTTTTATTATTATTATTAAATGATGTACCATTTAGTATATATAAATTATGTTGAATCATGGTGTATAAAAATTGAATATTATATAATTAATTGATTTTATAAATCAATTGGTATTATAAATTAAAAAAATGCAAACTATTATAGTTCAGTCTATAACTATTAAAAGAAAAGAATTAAATTTATCGGAAAAACATAAAAAGTTATTGCCATTGCTAAATTCATATGTTTCCATAGAATTCAAGGGTATTACCATTGCATATATTAATGCTTTTCGCCGAACATCTATAGATGAAGTACAAGGCTATGCTTTACAGGTGCCAGTAGATATGGATTGGTCAGAAACAACTGATGAATTTATGTTACCACAATTTGTTACACAAAGAATTTCATTAATTAGTTTAAAACCTAACTTAGGTACAGATTATGGATCTATTAGATTTAATCTTGATGTTAAGAATGATACATATGAAATTATGAATGTATATTCTAAAGATTTAAAGTTAATTGCAGGCAATTTATCTGAAGTAATATTTAATCCAATGTATATAATTTGTGTATTGCAGCCAGGTAAAAGAATAGTAATTAATGATATATATATAACTACTGGATTTGGGAAAGATAATACTGCATTTCAGCGAGTAAGATGTGGTGCATATAAATTCTTAGATATAAAACAATACTCTTATGAAGAAACACATTTATCTCCAGATAAAAATTTAGATTTAGAAAATTTAATTACTTCTACTCATACTAATATTAATAAAAATAAAGAATTGCACGGATCAAAAGTAAATAATAGTGGATATGTGGAATCGTGTATGGTAGCAAATCCCAAGCATCATTTATATTCTTGCATTATACCTAGCACTAATTCTGATTCAGCAGAAATTATATCTGTATTTGTAGATGTTTGTAATAATATTAAAGATAGAATTAGATATATCTTATCTTACATAGAATCTATTATCAATGTAGATATACCTAATAATGATATAGAATATAATATATTTCAGTTATCAGATGGAGTGTATGAAGGTAATTTAATTGTTAGAAATGAAACATATACGATCGGTGAGCTTATTAAAGATACCATTTATTCATTAATACCAGATATAATTAATATAAAATATGTTATCTTATATCACGATAATTCATTAAAAATAACTATTCATTATAAAGAACATATTACAAATATATTAATTAAATCACTTAAATACTGTATATCTGTATTTGATTTAATTCAAAAACAAATTCAAAATATAAAACCAATATATATAAATTAATATGAACTTTACAAACTCATGGTTCGATAACTCTGAGTTAAAAAAAAATATACATAAGTATGTTGATTGTAATAGTGTAAATATTTTTTTAGAGATAGGATCATTTGAAGGTGCGGCATCTTGTTTTATCTCAACTAATTTTTTAGATAAAATCGGATCAACATTAACATGTATTGACCCGTTTGATACAAGTGATTCAACCTCACCTGTATATTCTAACATAAAAAGTACTTTTATTAAAAATATTAGTTTAACAAAAAATTGGAACAAGGTCAGATTATGTCCTATCAATTCCAACACTTTTTTTAAATCTAATGCTACATACTATAATTTTATATATATCGATGGATCGCACCTTCCAAAAGATGTAGAATATGATCTAATTAATTCGATTAAATATTGCCTACCAGGCGGAATAATATGGCTAGATGATTACCTAGGAAATAGTAATATAAAAGATACCATAGATGAAATCTATATGAATAATAAGGATATATTAACTATTATACATTCTGGGTATCAAATAGCATTCAAAAAAAATTGATTAAAATGTTATAATATTTTATAATAAAATAACGGATAGATCCGTATTACATCAATGTTTCTATATATTGAGGATATACAAAACATTATCGTTCAGTATATAAATTGCGTTCAAGATCTATTAGCTTTCAAACAAATATGTTCTAAAACATATTATTCTATTCATAGTCCAAATTTTGCTATTACTAAAGTATATTCTAATATACAGATAACTAATATTTATATTAAATCATATTATGAATTTTCAATGTTCAAAAAAGCTAGTTTAACTAATTTAACTAAATTAACTTGTAATTATAATATTACTGATTACGATATTGTTAAACTTAGTAATTTAGAAATATTAATAACTAGTTCTACAAAACTAACAGATAAATCAATTAGTCAATTAACTAATTTAAACTGCTTAAATTGTTTAAACTCACCGTTATCATCGTTATCTATTAATAAATTACATAAATTAAAAATATTAGGATTTTATACATTTGAACCGATTATGAAAATTTCTCAAGAAATTTTAACTCAATTAATATTTATCAAATATATATCATCTAATAATTTTGATATAAACTATACATTACCAAATATAGAACATATATGGGCTACTAGTAAAATAACTGAAAGATCGTATCAATACTTATCCAATATTAAACTATTAAATAGCAAGAATTATTTAATACCAGATAAATTATTTCATTTAACAAATTTAGAATCATTAAGTACAGGTGGTAGAGGTTATACAGATGATCATCTAATTAAATTACCTAATTTAACTAATTTGAATTGTGTTAATAATCGATTCAGTGAAAGCGTTTTAAATAGTTTAACTAAATTAACTACATTATATCTAGTTAATACTAATCCTGTTATACAATATTCTTTAAGCGGTTTAGTAAATCTAACCAGTTTAAATTGTATGAATAGTATGATAAATGATAAAGAATTACAGAAATTAACTAAATTAACACATTTAGATTTGTTTAATAATAAATTACCTACTGACGAATCAATAAAACAATTAACCAATTTAACTTCTTTAGGTTGTGGTAATAACATAAATATAACAGATGTATCCTTATTTAATTTACCAAAATTACAAAGATTACACTGTGGTAAAAATATTAATTTTACAATTAATGGTATTCTACATTCTAAACATTTAAATTATTTAGAATATACATCTACTAGTATTACACCAGGTGATGTAATTGCATTTAATAAATATAATAAATTTTATAAATTAATCACGGCAATAAAATTAAAAAAAATGATAAATGATTAAAATTCCTTCAGATGTTCAAATTATTATTATATCTTTTTTAAATAACTTAAAAGATATTATGTCATGGAAAAGCGTATGTAGATATAATATGAATATATGCCATAGGGCATATATGTCCTATAATAAAAGCTTACCTAATATTATATTTAAATTATCAATTATCGATAATCCAAGAGTAATAATAAATGGACAAAATATATTATATTTACTATTAAATTATAATATTAGTGATGAATATTTTAGATATATGCCTAATATTATAGAATTATTATGTGATACAAATACAGTTCTAACAGATAATGCATTGCAATACATTCCAAAACTTAAAGTACTACACTGTGGTCATAATATTAATTTTACTGATATAGGACTATCATATGTTACATCATTAACTACATTGCATTGTGGTTATTGGGAATCTGATTTTACTGATATTGGATTATCTAAATTAACTAACCTTAAAGTATTAAACTGTTCTAATAATATTTTTTTTACAGATTTATCATTATTTAACTTAAAAAAATTAGAAGTATTATTCTGTAGTAATAATAATAATTTTACTAACACTGGTATGATATCATTGACTAATTTAATTATTCTACATTGTGGAAAAAATATTAAATTGTCATATAGTTATATCAAATTAGTTATAAACAATAATATCCTTCCAAATTTGATATTAATTTATGTAAAACATAATGTATTTTGCACAATTGTTATAGATATGGATCCAAAAGAATTTATGATTAATATGTTAAAAAAATATTCAACCTGTATTAGAGTTCTTTAGAGTTCTTTAGAGTTCTTTAGAGTTCTTTAGAGTTCTTTAGAGTTCTTTAGAGTTCTTTAGAGTTCTTTAGAGTTCTTTTTAGAATTCTTTAGAGTTCTTTTTAGAATTAATTAATATGTTTTAACAATAAATTTATTTCATCTTTCCATAACGATGCTCCAGCAAATGGTTCTTCTTTTAATAATTTATTTACTTTATCATATTCAGATAAATGTTTTTGTAAATTATTTTTTCTTTTTTGTAATGCTAATTTAGTTAATTCCCGTTCTTTTAAGTCTAGTATATAATCATATTCATTGTCTTTTAATATCAATGATTCTAGTTTATCATTACTAGTATAACCTGGGTTAACTAATAAACCTACTTGTATTCCTGGAAAGTTATGATGTTTTAAAACCTTTTTAGCTATTTCATCATCTTCTATAGAAGATACATTAATATCATTAGACATATCAATATATTTAATTATAGCTTGTTCTTTTAGAATTAATAACCTTAATATAATTTCTTTTCTAATAAGTCTAGTTTTATACATATCACGCCTAACTGGTAGCCAGTATAAAATATCCGCTAGATATATATTTTTAAATTCAACTACTCGTTTATCACAAGAGTAATAATTTAAGTTAGGTTTAAGTGATGCTCGTATATTAAAACAATCTTCTATAGGATCAACCACATCATTACCATAATGATCTAAAATATATTTATATACATTATTTTTTAGATATATATGAATTTCAATTTCGTTTGTAGAGGAATAATCATCTATTCTATCTATATACTTCTCACACGATTTACTTATATGTTCTATATAAGTAGAAGTAACAACACCTATTGGTAATTCAGTAATATGAATTACATTTTTAAGAGACTCATATTCATAATATCCAAATGAATACTCAGAATCTAAAAACATTCTAATATCACCAGATATGGATATAGGATACTTATATATTAAATACATTGGAATAGTAGATACATCACCCTTTTTACTAACATTATTAGCAATAGTATGTAATTCTCTATCACCATTAATATAATCCATAACTACTTTTAATACATCCTGTAAGTTTCTTCCATATGTCTTATGATTCCATCCTTCTGTAACTATTTGATAAGATTCCAATACAGCCATAGGAAGAATTGGAATAAAGTACTCTGGTTCGGCTCTTATACCTTCTTCAAATACATAAGGCAGTGACCATCTATCTTCTGATGGAAATATGTAAGATACAATATTACTTAATTTTACAGATATATATCTAGGAGATCCTGCTTTAGAACCATGTCTATCACCGAATTGTCCTATACCTGTTAGATATGGATACTTTCTAGCTCCAGGAAAGTTTTGTGCCATACATATTATAGTTTTGTTTAAACTAGCATCACCGTGCATATATAACATTTTATCTGCAACATATCCACCTAATTGAAATATTTTAATTTCTTTAGAATCTGATCCAAATCTTATAATCGATGCCATTAATATTTTTCTTCTAGCAGGATTAAGACCATCAATTGCATGTGGAAGCTGGCGATTAATTGCTTCATTTTTATATAACTTAGTATCAATATCTAGTTGTACCTTTCCTATTGGAATTTCTTGAGATTTCTTTAAATTTATTGATTCTAAATAAGTCAGATGCCTAACTGGAGTTATTAATATTTTTTTTCTTAATGATGAATCATTGCCAAAATATATTTTGAATAATTCATGAGCTGCATCATCTAATGTATATTTATATACTATCTTGTTAAAATTAGTAGAGTTAAACATTGATGTAGCTTCTGATGAATCATGTGTAGCTAGACCTTTATAATATTTAATTCTATAATTATTAATAAATTCTGAATCATGATCTAACATATAATCTAATTCATTTTCATAATAAAATTCTATAGGAGGTTCATTCTTACCTTTATTCTTATACGCTCTAATAATAGGAGTCATTAATTTACATATTCTTTTAGACGCTAATAGTTTAGGCCAGAATGTATATATCCATACTAATACCAATGAAGCTATCTTACCTGTACCATCAAGATCTTGATCTGTACATATAATAAGATGTCCATAATTTAATGTATTTAATTCATATTCTGATTCATATGTATAATCATATTTTAAACCAAATGCATCAGCTAACATATTTAATCTCTTATTATTTTTTAATTTATCGCTTTTGACAGAAATTGATCCTAAATTTGTTTCACATTCAGTTATTTCTTTGGCAGCATTAATTACAACACCTTGTAGGCTTATAATTCCTAACCAATTAAATGATGGACCAAACTGAGTAGTTGGTATCATTTTATTACTTTTTTGTGTAAGACCAGTTCTAAGTAATGTTATAGCTGAATCTCCTTCTGCGGCTAATAACATACATTGTTTTCTAAGTTTAGAATTAGATATATTTTTTGCTTTGATATATTTATCATGTTCTACCTTTGCATCTTTCGATGTTGAATCAGTTATTATATTACCAATAAGTAAATTACTTATAGATAGTAAGAATGATGGAGATATTTTATAAGTTTCTAATACTTTTATACTAACTTGTAGTTCTGTCTTATTCTGTCCAGACCAATCTATTCCAGGTATACATCCACATATTAATAATTTCATATTAGAATATACATTTTTCTTTTCAACGGAAGATTTTAATTTTGATATCTTACCATCTAAATAATCCTTAATTATCTTTTTGAAATAATTAAAATGCGATCCTTTATTACTAATAACACCATTAATTATAGACATATTCTGAAAATGTGATTTTCTTTTAACCTTTTCTGGAATAACTGCTATATGTAAAGAGTAACCATTTGTACTTTTACAAGAGTTTGAAATAATATTATCATTTGTAAATAATTTAGAGAATAATGTAATATTAGTAGTAGTACATTTATCATTATTATAAAATACATCTACTTTGTCACCTAAATAAGTTGCAGTTTGATGCATTCTTAATCTAAGCCAATTATCTATGTCTAACTTAAGATTATCAAAATTAGATACATAACCTAGTTCTACATATGCTGGCTCGAATTTAATAAGAGTATATTCTGATTCATTACACGGAGTAATAATAGGTTTCTCTATCACAGCTAATCTATTTTTAAATACTTGTATATATTTTTGTTTCTTACTAACAGTTTCAACAATAAATAAATTACTATGAATATTAGCTATCTTTGCTCCTAAACCATTAATGCCTCCTTTAATAGAATCTGTAGGTTTTTCTATATTAGTTCCCGCTAAGAATTTAGAAAATGCACATTCTATAATATACAAACCAGTACCTATATGTTTAGTAATTGGTATTCCTAAGCCATTATTATAAACAGATATTGATCCATTCTCATAAGTAACTTGTATTTTAGTAACTTTTTTAGTTCCATGTTCAGTTCCTTTACAGTGATCAATCGCATTTACAATTATTTCATCTATTGATTTTAACAATGCAGGGGTATGTTGATTGGATATTTCTATAACAGACATATCTTTATTTAATCCCAATAGGTCCGACATATAAATAGGAGTAACATTGCCCGCCCAACATCCTTTCTTACTTATATGTTCCCTAAAATCAGAAATTATAAAGTTATCCATAATTATTCATATTTTATACCAATATATATACTTTTATTCAATTTTAAACTATCATTTCATTACCATTCCATTACCATTTCATTACCATTTCATTACCATTCCATTACCATTTCATTACCATTCCATTACCATTCCATTACCATTTCATTACCATTTCATTACCATTACCATTTCCATTACCATTACCATTTCCATTACCATACTTCTCTACTGTCTGGAACACTGGTAGGTGTAAATGCCGTCATAGTTGGTAGTTTAGGTGATTCCTTATCAGGTGGCAATACCTTGCCTCCGCAATTTAATTTATAATATTTATTCATAGATACATGGTACATTACTAGTATTATTATAAAAATAACTGATAATAGTAGTTCATTCATATTTAGTATATATAATAAAAAACAAATTAACTATTAATATTTTATTATATCTGATACTTATTACCAATATTTTTATAAAATAAAATAACAGATTTAGGATTATCAATAGATACCAGTTCAGTATAATTATTTATTTTAATGATATGATCGAATAAAAATTGTTTAATTTCTAATTCAGCACTAGGTAATAAACCTGGTGGAATATATTGTAATATAGTTATTTTAAAAATCACATTGTATTTAATATTCAATTCTTTATATCTTCGACCAAAATCATCAGTTCTACCAAATTTATAAACATTGTAATAGTTAAAGTAATTTCCAATATACAATAAATATACACACGGAAATTTAAATTTATTAAATATTTCAATTATACTCATAGTATCAGTTTTTAATAAATTTCTTTTATACCAATCAGAAAATTTAAAAGCATCTTCCGCACTGATAAATCCAAATAATAATCTATTAATTCCATTATATGTTAGGTATATTGTATTATTATTTTGTATGTAGTCTACATTAAATTTAAAATTTTTTATTATCTGTTTCTTAAAATTTCTATTAATTGTAAAAACATTTGTATCATGAAACTTTCTTATTTCTATTTCTAATAAATTATCAGAATATGTATTAATAAGTGGAAGAGGATCATTATTTATTTTATGTGATGAACATATGAAATATTTAAAGATATTCATTATTTTTTTATATATAATTATATCTAAGAATATCTAAATATATGCTTTCTAAATTCTGTTACTAGATCATCTGGTATGCGATTATCCATAAAATAAGTATATGGAATACCATCTAACCGACATCTTATATAATACAACGAATATACTCCACATTCTGTCATAGATTTCTGATGAACTATATTTGTTACTGAAACTACATCTATCTTTTTATTAAAATGTAGTAAATTTTTTCTCTGACTCTCCATCCATTTATTAACATCACTACATGGTGCATTACCAGAACTATTAAAATATTCTATTGTTATAGTAGGAGTATTCAGTTGAGCAAATATACATACCCAATGCTTTCCACCACCGTCAGATGTATCAGTGTTTAAAACACAGGCAAATGTATCAAATGGACCAGTTACTTTTCCAGTATAATTATTGTAATAATATTCTGATCCATTTAATAAACTAGCTAAATTAATTTTACTAAAACTATTTTTTACTATATTGAAATCTATCATTGAAAACGGACATGGATAGAACTTTGGAAATTCTACTGCCCAATGATGTAAGTTATCGTCAATATTAATATTATTTAATAAATTAGTATTATTTCTAGGACCAGGTGGTTTAAATCTTGTTTTTAACTCTTTTTGTATTTCATTCTTTGACAGAACGCTTTTAATTTCAGGACTAGTTAATACACATGACTCACTATCGCATTTTAATTCTTTTTTTACCTTATTTATTATATCTTTTTTACAACTGGCTTTTATATTTTTTTTTTTTATAAATTCATTTAATTTTATAACAATGTTATCTGAAATGCAACACCCGTCAGAATTTATATAATTAGCACATTCTGATGTTCCAGTATTTGTTGCAATTTCTATTCCACCTTCAACTGTAGATATTGTGTAATTTAAAATATTCATTATTTTAGTGGTATGTTTATATAATTAATAATTATAAATATGAGTATAATTATTGGTGGCGAAGAAAGAGTTATTGTAGGATGGGGTGAATATGAGGTTGAAAAAAGAATGTTAAGATATAATAATAATAATGAGAAATATGATAACTATTATACTCAACAATATATATATCCAGATGATGTTATAGATTCAGTACTTAATAATAATAAACTAGCTGTAATATATAGAACTATAGATAAATTTAATAAAAACTTATTAGATTTCGAAAAAAAAAGATGTTCAAATGTAAATTCTAACATAACTGTTATACCATCTTTAAATTCCAATATGATGGATAATTTTGTAAAAAATAATATTAATAATAATGATGAAATAAAAAAAATTAATGATAGGTTAGTAGAATTAGTTAAATTGTTAAATATCGATGTTGATGTTGAATATATTCCTAATGAAAATAATACAAATATTTATGATTACGAGCCAGCCCATATATCAAATGATAAGAAAATAATGGAATTGGAAATAACATTAATTCCAGAAATAAGCAAAGTAGAACATAATCAAGGTATATTAGCATTTAATTGTGATAGAATCCTTGATAAATTATCTAACATTCAATATACTCCTTCAATGTTATCAATGTCTCGTAATTCCAGTTTTAGTTCTAGCTCCAGTTCTAATAAATCTATATCTCCATTATTAAATTTATCTCGCAATTCTAGTTTTAGTTCCAGTTCTAGTTCTAGCTCCAGTTCTAGCTCCAGTTCCAGTTCTAACTCCAGTTCTAACAATGAAATATCAATATTAAATTATATTGTATCTAATATTGATGACTATACGAATACAGCACCCGATTGTTTTAACCCAGAGGTTGAACCAGAGGTTGAACCAGAGGTTGAACCAGAGGCTGAACCAGAGTTTGAACCAGATGTTGAACCAGAGTTTGAACCAGATGTTGAACCAGATGTTGAACCAGATGTTGAACCAGAGACTGAACTAGAGGTTGAACCAGAGTCAGAACCAGAGGCTGAACCAGATGCTGAGATTAAATTAGAACATGGAATAGAAACTGAGTCTAAACCAGATTCTGAGTCTGATGACGAATCTGAAGATGAGTCTGAAGATGACTATGGCGAGTACGAACAAAAAGTAGAAGAAAGAGTTGAAGTAAAAGTAGAAGTTAAACCTATACCTGAAGATAAATTTATATTAATGAATAACGTTATAGATAAAAAAGATGGTTCGGGAAGATATTTAAAATTAGATAATGATAAGAATCATATCAATCCTTTATATGTTGGAATAGTATCTCAAATAAGTTCTAATATTGATAATAAAAAAAAAGAAACTCAACATATTAATAAATATAATAGAATACCAAATCCTAAAAATATTAGTTAAATTAATAATATTATACTATATATATAAACATTCTTCATCAATTGTTTTAAATGGATTTTAATACGCTTATTGACGATTTTACTCAATTATATAATAATGATATTAAGCAATATGATCCAGATTGGTATAGATTAGTTGGTACAACTATTGGAGGATCTGAAATAGCTTCTATAATTGGAATTAATCCATACTCTTCATATTATCAGGTTATTGAATCTAAGATAGAAATATGTAAAGGATTAAAGCTATGGAATACATCTGAATCTTTATCATGTTGGTGGGGGACATTGTTCGAAAATGTTATAACTCAATATGTTGAAATAGATATAGGAAATAAGATAAGGGGAACAAAAATATGTATTCAAAAGTTAGAAGGTCATAGAAACAGTCCTGATGGATATACTGTTATTAAATTATATTTTGATGACGGTAAATATAAGTTATGGACAAGTGATTTATCAAAGGATATTATAGCTTTTGAATTAATAGTTTTGTTAGAATTCAAATGTCCTATAACTAGAAAAATAACTGGTAATATACCAAATTATTATAAACCGCAGGTACTATCTGGTTTAAGCGTTAGTTCTATAGCTCATAAAGGACTATTTATAGATGCTTCATTTAAAAAATGTAATGTAGATCAGTTATGTAATAATCCTTTTTATGATATAACTTTTCATAAAAAAACTAATACTGTATTATATCCTTTAGCCTGGGGAGTTATACCTATTTATATTCCAATACTAAAAATTACTGATGAAGTAAAAGATATTCATAATAAAGTATTTGATTATGAATATGATAAAAATAATATAATAGATATGGGTAATATTGATAATGATGTTTTTACTTCAATAATGGGATTAATAAATATCAAAAAACTTATCTCACATACATCTACAATACAATTTGCTGATGGAAGGGGTGATGCTAATGTTATGGACATTAAAGATAAAAATTATTGTTATATATTCGCATTACTTCCGTGGAAGATATTTGATATATCTTATGTTCCAATAGATCGGGAACCTAGCTTTTTAGAAAATATATATCCGATAATCGAAAAAATTCATACTACTGTTAAATATAGTTTAAATAATGATGTATCTGTAGAAAAAATTAAAGATATCAACTTATGCGAATATATATATTCATAATACTATTTTTTACAATTAATATACATATATATAGATATAAATGAATAATAATAAATTATGGGCCTGGGTTATAAATTTAGATCATAGATATGATAGATTGCATCAAATGATTAAAAAATTTAAGTCATATGATATAGATATGATAAAGATTCGAGCATTTAGTGAAGATAATGGAGATTTTATACCAGAAGAATATGTAGTTAAAAAATGGAATACTACACTGAATTCATTATTTGATACTAGACATTTTGCACATAATACTATTTTAATGTCAGCAGGTGAGCGAGGATGTGCAATGTCTCATTTATATCTATGGAAACAAATGGTAGAATATAATATTGAAACTGCTATTATACTAGAAGATGATATAACATTTAGTATGAATAATATTGGAGAAACGATAATAGAATACTTAAATATAATACCAGAAGACTGGGATATATTATATTTAGATTATCACATTGAAAGGCAGCCTAAAAAAGTTTTTGGAGTTTCAAAAAAATTATATAGAGGATTTTATACATGGAATACAGGAGCATATGTAATAAACTTACAAGGGGTAAAAAAAATATTAAAATACTTACCAATAGATCGTCCAATAGATAATTTTTTAGCTATGTTAGCTTTGATAGGAGCTATAAATGCATATCTTGTATCACCAATTATAGCTGTTCAAGATAAATCAGATTCTGATATAAAACATACTATTACTTCTAATAAATCATATTTCTTAAATTAGATTATAATCTGATACTAAAAAAATATACTAATAATTGATGATATATTTAAGGTATCATAATGAATATATATATTTATGGGGTACTATTTTTTAGAAATAATATATATATACTACATATATAAATGGATAATAATAAACTATGGGCTTGGGTTATAAATTTAGATCATAGATATGATAGATTACATCAAATGATTGAAAAATGTAAGTTATATGATATTGATATGATAAGAGTCCCGGCATTTAGTGAAGATAATGGAGATTCTATACCAGAAGAATATGTAGTTAAAAAATGGAATACTACATTGAATTCATTATTTGATAATAGATATTCTCCACATAGTATTATTCTAATGTCAGCAGGTGAGCGGGGGTGTGCAATGTCCCATTTATATCTATGGAAAGAAATGTATAAATATAATATTAAGACTGCCTTTATACTAGAAGATGATATAACATTTAGTGTGAATAATATTGGGAAAGAAATAGAAGAATACTTATCTATTATTCCTCCTGATTGGGATATATTATATTTAGATTATCACATTGGAATGAGACCTCAACAAGTTTTTGGAATTTCAAAATCTTTATATAGAGGATTTTATACATGGAATACAGGAGCATATATAATAAACTTAAAAGGAGTAAAAAAAATACTAAATCATTTACCGATAGACCGCCCTGTAGATAATTTTTTAGCTATGTTATCTGTAAATGGAATTATAAATGTATATCTAGTATCACCTGTTCTAGCTATTCAAGATAGAACAGATTCCGATATTATTCATACCATTGATATAAATAGATCATTTTTTCAAAATAAATAAGTATTTAATATACACGCTTTTCTATTCTTCTATAATATACAGATTCTAATGACGCTTCTGATTTACGAAGTATTCTAACTACTTGCGTTTCTCGTCCTCCGTTCCAAATAATATTAGGATCACTCGCCAAAATTATAGGAAGATCTTTAATAAATATTCTATTTTCTTGTAATAAAGCATTTACTTCATCTTTAGTCATAACTTCGTGTGGGCATACCATATTACTTTTAGGGACGCAGAATATAAAATTATGATATGGGCATATAGTATAAAATGGAGCTATACCTTCAGGATCAGGACCACCATGTTGTTTATCAACTAATTCTTTTATAATATCATTAAAATTCTTTTTATCAAAGAAATCCTTATTCACTATAATAAATAATTCATCTAATGTATTATTTTTAGTAATAGTTTCATTACCTACATCTTCTATTATTTTTTTAATCTTTTTAAGTTCTAAGTTATTATTATCATTATTTTTTATAATAATGATAATAATTTTATTTCTCTTTCCTCTTGGATTATAGCTATTTAATCCATAAATTTTAATAAATCCAAATTTTTCCATATTACTGATAATATTATCATCAGATAATATTACTTTATCTAATAAAGTAAATTTTCTATATTTAAAGAAATTATTAATTATATTTTTATATATAACAATTGGAGGATATATTTGCAAAGACATAGTTTATTTTTTCATATAATTTAATTTTCAATTTTATTTTTTATTATTTTTGTTTATATCTATATATTCAAGTATATAATTACATATGGATCCTACTGAAACAGATATATATTCATCTACTCCTGGAACCCCTGGTTTAGAAAATAGTAATAATGCTGATAATTCAGTTATAACTGGTGGTGCAATGGATTATACGGTATGGGCAAAGTCCAATGGAATTATGACATTTTGGGTTTCAGTTATTTCAGTATCAATTAATATTATCTTACTACTATTAATTATTATGGGTTATTACACCTGGGGAAAATCTACAACATCTAGCACATATAGTAGTTCATTTGATCCCAAGTATCGTAGTAAGTTTTCAGTTAATGGTAATTTACCTAATTGGAGAATGGGTGCAGGTGATGCTGGTATGGGTTCAACTGTTGATATCCCTGGCTCAGGCAGTTCTCTGGGGTTTGATCTAGGAGAAGAATGTCCAATTCATAAAAGTAATTATGTTAAGAGCCCAATGCGACCCACTCCTAGGCCTGGTGTTAGTAACTTTAATCCTGCCCCTGGTGTTAATAGCGTTGTTACTCCTTCTCCTCGTCAAGGTGTTAGCAATTTTGGTAGTACTGCTGATGCTCGTCGAATTGCTAATGAACGAATGCATAATAAGAGTAATATGGAAAATCCATCAGTTGAAGAACGACAAGCTATGGAAAACAAGGCTAGGCAAGAAGCTGAGATTGCTCGCGCAGAAAGAGAGGCTAGGGTTAAGAAGTATGAAGAAGATGTTATGCGATCTTGTAATGATAAGTGGGATCCTATGGCTTCTGAAGAAGCTAAGGTTCTAGCATCTGTTGGATCTTATCGAAATGCATATGCTGGTATGGGAACATTTAATAAGGTAATTGCAGAAAATTGTAATTCAACTCTATCTGATGCTCAGCTAGAAGCTATTATGCAAGGAGGTGAGCCATTTAGCGTTAGCCCATTCGTTAGTCACGCAACTATTAAACCAGAATGGGATCAGCTTAAAGCACAGAATCAGGCAATGAATATTCAACATCCAGGAATGCGATAAACATTATATTTTATTAACTGATAATAAAATATACTCATATAGAGAATTATTATTATTAATATAATATAATAATTAAAAATTGCTAAAGCAATTTAAAAAAATAGCTAAAGCAATTTAAAAAATAGCTAAAGTGATGTTAGATAAATTAACTAAGTTTATTGCAGAGAATCCTACAATTATTATTGGATTAGTATTATTTTTAATTGTAATAATTATAATTCTTATTATTAAAAATTGGAATATTAGTGTTCCATTTATTTCATCATCAAAAGATAAATATGTACCAGAAATGAAAAAAGATGTACTAAAATCATCTGATGAAAAAGAAGAAACAGATAAGAAAGATATTGATATTAGAAAAAATAAAAATCCTGAAATTTCTAAGTTAGTTAATGACCTTAATAATTCTTAATTGTTTTATTAAATAAGTATTTTTTTTATCGTATAAATAACTTTAATATGAATTCTTATAAAGAACTTAGAATATCGGATATTGATGAATTTTATAGCAATATAAGATTTGGCGGGTATCAATTAACTGGATCACAGCTATTTATAAAAAATCTATTTAATCCTAATACATTATATAAACATTTATTGATAAATTGGCAAACAGGTGTAGGTAAATCAGTTGCAGCAATATCTATAGCTAATGAATTTATTAAATTTTATCAAACTATTTACTCACTATCAAAGGTAAGAAAACCAGTATATATTCTAGGTTTTAATACATTGGATACTATCCAAGCAGATTTACTTAAATATCCTGAATTAGGATATGTTAATCAACAGGAGGTAGATAACTTACGGTCATATATAATATTAAATGAAGATGCTAAATATGCTCAGTTATCATCAAAATTACATAGAAGATTAACCGATATGAGTTATGGAAGCGGTTATACTTTTATAGGCTATAAAGAATTTGTTAATATGTTATTTCAAATAACTGAAAAGGGATTATTTAATAAAATATCTTTATACGATGTTTTTCTAACAGAAAATGAAAATAATCTTCAACAATTAATAGATAATGAATATATTATTGTGAATAATGAATTATTAGAATCGTTAAAAAATAGTTTAATTATTGCAGATGAAATACATAATACTTATAATAGTTTATATGCTAATAATTATGGTAAAGCAATTCAATATGTTTTAGATACTTTAAAAGAGGATGCTCCTAGAACTGTTTATATGTCAGCTACGCCATTTACTGGTAATGCATCTGAATCTATAGATCTATTAAATCTACTTCATCCAAATTTAAATTTACAGAGAAAGGATTTTTTTTATAAAAATTCTGATGGAATATTTCAATTAAAACCAAATGCATTAGAGAAAATATCTTCATTAACAGTTGGAAATGTATCTTATTTATTGGATACTAACATAGAGTTATATCCTCAACGAATATTTATAGGATCATCTATATCAGGAATACCATATATTAAATTAAATGTATCAAAAGAATCGGAATTGCATAAAAATACTATAAAGCAAATTGATTCAAACCAGTTTAGTTCATATGTATTATATGATATGGTTTTTCCTAATCCAGACTCAACTACTGTAGGATTATATTCTGATATAGAAAATACTTTAACTAGTGCTAGTACAGAATGGAAAACTGAAAATAATATAGATATATATACATCAGAAGGGTCTCATATTATAACAGGTATGTTTTTACATATAAATAACCTACAAACATATAGTTCAAAATATTACAATGTAATGACCGATATATTAGATTTAATAAAACATCCTAAATCTGGTAAAATTATGGTATATCATCATAATGTTCATGACTCAGGAGTGCTATTATTACAAGAAATGTTTAAAGTTAATGGAATTATAGATGATATATCTGAGCCTAATAATAATACACTATGTTCAGTATGTGGTATCATATATGATAATCATACTGATAATACTCGTAGTAGTAGTGATAATACTCGTAGTAGTAGTGATAATACTCGTAGTAGTAGTCATATTTTTAAGCCGTGTAGATTTATAATTGCACATAGTAATATTCATAAATCTATTCTACGGAAAAATATAATTAAGTTTAATGACATTTCTAACTTATATGGATATGATTATAAATTTATAATCGGTTCTAGAATAATCCGTGAAGGATTAAATTTTAAAGCAGTTCGATATCAATATATTTTATCATTACCCATTAATTTTTCTATTCTAATACAAGTATTAGGTAGAGTTGTTCGTAAAAACTCACATATAGATCTTCCAAAAGAATATCAAAATGTATATATTAAGATATATGCTAATGAAATAGAAATACCTAGATATAAATTAAAAGCAAGTGAATATCTGATAATTCAAGAGGTTGAAAGAGTATTCAGAAATAATGCAGTTGATAATTTTATAAATTATAAAAAAGTTCAAACATCGATAGATACTTTGGAATCTTTAAAATTTAAACCGATGAATATTAAAAAGCCACCAATTACTACAAGATATTTTGATGCGTATGGACATAATGATTATGAAATAAGTTTAATAAAACAGTTAATTAAAATAGTTTTCGATAGTGATGATATAAAAGTATATAGTTATAACGATTTATGGGATAAGTTACAATCTATTAGTGATGTTAATTATAATCTAAAGATAATAGATAAAACTAATTTTGATATAGCTTTGTTAGATTATACCAATGTTAATAATGAATATTATATTAATATGTCAAACATAGATATAGAATGTTATGCTCGACGAATAAATGAGAAATCTAATATTGATATCAATTTAACTAAAATATATATGTCATCATTACCTGCTAAAATATTCTCTTCTATAATGGAATATTATACCGAAAAATATATTGATGGCTTTATAGAATTATCATTAATCGAACTACCTGAGTTATTCCATATAGAATTATTAAGATTATTAATAACATCAAAAAATATAACAAAAGATGATAAATTAGTTAAAGATTTATATACCAGATTCAAAATATTGATAATAAAAGATAATAAATGCGTTGGGTATATTGACAAAATATCTGCTAATTTATTTGATGGAACAAAGTGGTATAATGAACCCCTAGATAAGTATAACATAGGTAATAGATTTAATGAGAATAATTTTATTATAGGATATGTTAGTGAAAAACAACAAGAAGTAAAGTTTAAAATAAGACAAACCAATGATTCTAATAAGTATTCCGACATGAGGTTAATTAAAAAAGGAATTCTATGTGAGAATAATGTTAGAGAAGATATATTAAATATTTTGACAGAACTTCGTAAAATTAATAATAGTACTAACAATAATATTAACTATGTAAGTACTTATGATAAATCATTGAAAGGTAAATTATCTATCGAGGATATATGTACATTGATCAAGCTGTATTTACTATTATTAGAAGAAAATAGTAGATCTATTAGCATGGAGTCTAGTTTTAGATGGGTATATCTTTTCCACGACAATTTACCTAACATTTTGGTAAAAATATAATTGATTAATAGATACTTTAATTATATACATGTTCTTGACTTATATAAAGATTTAAAAAATTGCTTTAGCTATTTAAAAAAATGTTTATTGAAAAAACATTTGAAGTTACTCTTACTATATCAAATCCCATTAACTACTGTATAAACAAATACCAACATGTTATGACTGATTTAAATAATAGTTATAAAAATAGATGTTACTTGGGAACTTATATTATGGAAATATTGGATATAATTCAAATAAGCTCATGTCGAATAGTTAATACTAATTCTTCCGCAGATGGTATTATAGATATTAGATTTATTGCTAAAGTATATGTTCTAAATACTTGGGATATACTTGTAGGAGTACAAATTGAAAAAAATCAATCATTGGTTATTGGTAAATATAAGAAAAATAACATTGAAGTAAATATAACATTTACTCCAACAAATATACAATCCACTTTACTAAAATTAAAACAGTATGTTCCTATAAGAGTTATACGATCTATTCATAAACCAATGCACGAACATATATCCGCAGCTTGTTTATTACTAACTTGTGATAAAAAGAATTTAGTATATAAGATAAAAGGAGAGATACCAAGTTATGCTAACAATGAGATTAAACATTTATTAGAATTATTAAAAGATGAATTGAAAGAGCGATCAAAATTAATGCTGACTAAACAGAAAGAAATATTATTCTTTGAATCTCTATTATACTACTATAAAAATAATACCGATAATGTTGAAACTGTAAATGTAACCAATGATATTACATATACATCTTACAAACCTAAACAGATAGATCAAAGTGGTACCGAATCTATACACAATATACTAGATATTGTAAATAAAGATTTAACTGGATACTGGTCCAAATCTTTAGATTTGTATAAATCTTCACCATTTATTAAGTTATTACATAATAAACCACAGGAGTATATTCTTAGCTTACCACATATTGCTATAATTGAAATACTTAAATCTATTATAAACTATTTAAATGTTATTAAAGAATTCACAATTATATATAACACAGATGAATTAATTAATTCTCACGAAAACATATGGAATATGATGAAAAATAATCAAACTTAAATTATATAGAGATTTAAAACTAATATGATATCATATTATATATTTATATAATGGATATAAATATATCTTCCGAAAGAAAGAAAAGATTTATTATAGAAAATTCTACTTTTTTAAATAAAAATGCTAAAATAAACATATTAACTATTGCAATGATGGAAATTGGAAGATCTGTTATAATGGAAACAAATAATAAGAAAGAAATTGATATTGATTTAGATTTGTTAGAGAAAAAAAATGTAGAAGTTTTAAATCATATATATAATATAGTTAAAAAAAGAATAGAAGTATTGAATAAACCTGCTAAAAATTTAATAAATGAACTATGCTAATAGTTTGCTTATTGCATATGATAATAAGTCATATAATAAACCTACAGAAGAAGCAATAAATACAATTTGCTGGTCAGATGATGATAGCGATAATTTAAATTCTAACAATAGTAATCATATATCTTGTGCTAAATCAAAAAATAATAAACTAAAAAGTAGTAAAACAAAAAGTAGTAAAACAAAGGGGACCGATGGAAAAAAAAGATGATACTAATTATATTTTTGCAGAAAAAACTGTTAAGTATTCTAATAATTTACCATTAGAAGATATACTTAATATGGGAAATGCAATATGGAAAGATATTAAAAAGACTAAAAAAAATGAAACAGATGATGATAGTATATATAATATTTTTTATGAAAAGTATAAAGATTTTGCCACATCATTCCCATTAGTATTAAAATGGATGATACAAGCAAATACCTATACAGAAAGTGCTTTTAAAAAGTTTCTATTAAAATATACTTCTACTACTCTGGAAACTAGAAAAGATTTTCTTAAATTACAAGCAGAGTATTTAGTTTATATTTTTAAGGAAAAGGGTCATCCAAGTATTAAACAAGTTAATGAGTATAGAGATCATATAGTAAAAATGTTATTTGAAGAAGATGATACATTTGATAAAATTCAAAAAGAATATACTGAGGAATTAACTAAAATAGATGATCAAATATATGAACAAAAGCGCCAGATATTATATAATTATATGAAAGATCAATTAATAAAAAATTGATTCTACTATTATTTATAACAATATGACAATTTCATTAAATAGAATGATTTATTGTTTGCGTTTAGAAAAAAATAAATATTTTGTAGGATATGAACCTCTCAATTTATTTGATCATTTTTTAGGAAAATATATTTGGACTAAAATATATAAACCTACATTTATCATATTATGTAATTCTTCAGAAAATATACACGATATAACATTAAAATTAATGAAAGAGCACGGTATAGATAATGTTAGAAGTTATCATTTATCAGAAGTTAATATTTCTTATAATTTATCTAAGTTATTATTTAGGAATATGTTAAAAACTAAATCATCTCCAATATGTATAAAATGTAAAGAAAAACTATGTTCAATCAAAAGTAATAGATGTATGATATGCTATTATTGCGGAGAGCATGGACATCGCAAATATAATTGTCTATATCTGCAACATAAAAATAATAAAATAAGTAATGATAGTTTTAATTCATTAATTATTGGTTAATGCTTAATATATTAAATATTAGCTAATGTACTTGGTAAAATAATTCTATTTCTCATTCTATTCATCCATTTTTTATTTACATATTTTTTTACCAATTTAAATGCTGGTTTTATTAATTTTTCAAGATGTTTTTTATTATCATCAATTAATCGTATTTTATCAATATCATACCATTTAGTTTCACTTACTTCACTTATAATATTATTATTCTTAAATACAGAAGTATTGTAATACTTTATGTTAGAATTTATAATAGCGATGTAATATGTACATATATATCTTGTTCCAAAGCTAACATAATTAACATATCTTTTAACATTAGGTAGAAAAGTATAATTAGTTTTATCTAATCCTGTTTCCTCCTTTACTTCTCGAATTGCACATACTATATCTATTTCATTAGAATTAATCGGTCTCCCTTTAGGTATTTCCCAACTTAATGATGTATAATTTCTTACCTGTTGAATCATTTTTCTTAGATTTTTACCTTGATCATACTTAATAAAAGATTGATAAAATTTAAGATATTTTTTTTTATACAATTCTGGAATAGAATTGTCAATCCATATACGCTGCCACATTTGTTTAAAATCTAGTGACCATATAGATATTAATTCATCTACTGTCATTTGATTTAATAAATTAGTAATAAACGATGTTGAAGATTTGGGCCAGATGTTTAATCTAGAATATTTACCGTGAATAAACATAGTAAAAGCGTGTGTATATCTTTTATGAACTAATAAAACTTCTGGTCTATTAGTAATTAAATTAATTTTACATATAATGATACCATATGATTTTTTAACGGGTATATTGCTAATATCAATCATTTTTTTTATATATATTTTGTAAAATTGAATTTAAAATATAATATACTTTAATATTAGTAATATAAGTTATTATGTCTCGTGAAATTATTAATATCTTCACATCTGGTAATAATATTCAATATCTAAAAGATTATATAATTAGTAACATAGCTAATAGTGAAGCTAGAATACTTGTATTGGAAAATTTAACTGAAAATGTTTATAGTTTTCCTTCTAACGAATTGTTAGATAATTCTCAATCAAGAGTTAGACATTCTGTTAATACCTGGGATGAAGTAAGGATACTTAATAAAAAATTTATAGATGATGTTATATCTTTTTGCAATGAATATCCTAAAATAGGTATTGAGGATTATGCTAATCAAATGTTTATAGGTGATAGTTTAAAACCTAAGGGATATGAACATTTAAATAATCCACAAGTAGGAGTTTATGAAGAAGATGATAGTAGGATCTTTAGGTATCAAGATCCCAATGATATTAATCGATCTATTATACCTAGACAACAAGTTATTAGTAGAGGATCTGTCGATAGAACTAACATAGATGAATTAAGAGATTCTACAATTTCACAAATTAGGAGTTCTTCTAATAAAATTAATATAGATAATATAAATACTATAGAACTAGATTGTACTAAACCATATTGGATAGATAACTAATGGACAATCTATTTAAATTTATAGAAAATATATCTGGTTCATACCATACACTAATGTTAAAAATTGCAATGAATAATAATATTGTTATTAATATTTTATGTGTAAATTCGAATATGTCTTTATTCGAATTTAATAAAGTGTCAGATATATATAATAATTTTAATGATCTATCTTATGATGATTCAAAAGAAAGGATACTAAACTGCTATTCTAAATATCATATAAAATATGTAGAAGGATATGCTTCTAAGGAATTAGTTGATCATTTAGAACAATATGGCTTTAATGTTAAAGAATATAAAAATTCAATTCCATATGCATATGTTAGTAAGTATTTTAACAATAATATTAGCTAAAACTACTTAATCTAGTTTAGTATAAAAAATTGATTTTTTTTATATCTCTATCAAACCAGTACTCGTTTGATATCTATCTTTCGACAAAATGCAGATGAACCATCCAGAGCTCGAGCCTCAACGACCTACTCCATTGCCATTGCCTAAGGGCATTGACCTCAAGGAACTTGTCGGAGATGAAGTCTATACTTATATAGTTAGGACATCGATGTTTTACATCAACCGAGATATGGATGAGGTGTATGCGATTCGGGGGTCCAACAAGCTCTTCCTGGATACTCTAAGCAAGCTCAAAAGGTTGTTCTACTTAGACAAGCAGTTTGTAGAAAACTATGAGAGAAGACTTGATCAGATGATGTTTGAGTTTATAGAAGTACTCAACTTCTGTGAGCTGTAAATGTCCATGAGGAGAAGCGGATACTTGTGAGTGTCCTGACCAGGAGGTCAAAACAGTTGGCTATCATAACGATGATAGTACAAAAAAGATAAAAATTTCCAAGACCAGGATATACCAGCGGCTTGTGGAAGTCTTTATTTTTTTACATAAAATAGAGAATACCTGATACCCAACGTATGAAATATGTAGGCGTGTCCAGAGCCAGAGACATTGATCAGTTAGATATATTGGAAGAATGTTAATTATTTGGTATAACAAATCAAAGATGTCTATTCAAAATAAAATTATAGAATTTAACAAGTCTCTACTTGATGATGAAAGCATATGTGATATAGTAAAATATATCAAAGAAATTAATGGTCGTATTTTGCATTACTTTTAATTTTTCTTTTATGTTTGTATTAAAAATTGAATTTATATATAGAAAAATTAAATGACTGTTATTTTGGTGAAAGGCATCACAGGATCCGGCAAAACATATGTGAAAGGTCAGTTGCCGAAGCAAATTACGACTATTGATACAGATGACTTATACTACAGAGAATATGACAAAAAACCGGAACCCATGAAGCAGATACATAAGCGAGTTGTAAAATTACTACAGAATGAAATCAAACATAATAAGTTCGTTGTGATTACAGGTAATGATATAGAAGGAATACAATATGACTACATTTATTTCATTAAATTAACCAACGTCGCACAAGCATATAAACGTCTTATAAGTAGAGAACTAATCAGACTCAAACAAACACCAGTACCCGACATTCAGAGTATGAATGCCAAAGACGTCAATTTATTCCTGCGTATGACATACAAAGCAGGAATAGATCCATTTAGTGTAACGTTTAATGATTACAAAGAGAAATATGAATCAAAACTAAAAAAACAAGACCCTACTACTATTATTAAAACACAGACTCAGATTATTGACGATATTATAAAAAAATATAATACAATGTAATTTAAAAGTAGATATAAATTTAATTTTTTTATAATTTTTATTTTGTACTAAAAATTGAATTACCTATGAATACTATTATAACAAATCAAAGATGTCTATTCAGGATAAAATTAGGGAGTTTAACAAGTCTCTACTTGATGATGAAGATATATGTGATATAGTAAGATATGTAAAAGAAATTAATAAATTATATGGTGGGCTAATAAATCTTACATTTATGAATGAATTATTAAATTATGTTAATGAAGATACTTGCTGTATTCCACATGAACTATTAGTTAAATATAAAGTATTTTCTAATAATGATAATTTATCTTCTAATGTGAAAACATTAATAGATCAATATGATTTTATAGAACATAAGGAATATTTAATCTTCAACATTCAAATTCAGCATCCATCTGGTATTAAACATAAAATAAACTATGTGTTTCATCCTGATGCATTTAAAATATGCTTAATAAGGTCAAAAAATACTAAAGTGTATGCAAATTACTATATATTGTTAGAAAGGTCAATTAAATATTATAATGATTATCAGATACAATATAAAAATAATCAGATTCAATATAAAGATAATCAGATACAGAATGAAAAAAATAAAAATTTTCAGATATCTTCATTATTGAAAAAAAGGGATGAACAAATAGTAGAAAGTAATACAAAGATTAATATTATATTAGAAGATAATACAAAAATAAAAAGTATTTTAGATAATATAGTAAATAGATTAAAATCACTATCTCCTACTCTCGATAATATTAAATTATCTAATAAATTCATTATTATTAAAAATGATAATAATAGTTATACAGTAATTAGAAGCCAAGATAAATTTGTTAATAAATTAATTAAAAATAAAAATATAATTAATTGCATTGAAAATGAGAATATACCTAACGCTATATACCTATGGAATGCGGTTAAAAATGAACTAACAAAAGAAAAAAAGATTGTATGTAATTATAATACATTTGCGATTAATGAAAATACCTTTAGTGAAACTGAATTTATACAGTTGATCAAAGATATATTTGATAAATGGATGGAATATAAAAATTAAAGTAAATTGTATTTAACTTATTTTTTTAAATATTATCTAAAAAATTGAATTACCTATAAATACTATTATAACAAATCAAAGATGTCTATTGAGGATAGAATTAATGAATTTAACAAGTCTCTACTTGATAATGAAAACATATGTGATATAGTATATTATGTCAAAGAGATCAATAAATTATATGAAAAACCAATAGAACTTTCATTTATGAATGAATTATTACATTATGTTAATGAAGATACTTGTTGTATACCACACGAACTGTTGGTTAAATATAAGGTACTGTCTAATGATAAATGGCTATCCGCCCACGTGAAAAGATTAATAAATCAATATGATTTTATAGAATATAAAGAATACCTAATAGCCAACGTTGGCTATCGGCACCCGTCTGGTACTAAACATACAATAAACTATAAGTTCCATCCTGATGCATTTAAAGAATGTTTGATGAGGGCAAAAAACACTAAAATATATACAAAATATTATATATTGTTAGAAAGATCGATTAAGTATTATCAAAAGTATCAAATGGAATATAAAAATAATCAGATACAGAATAAAGATAATCAGATATGGAATCAAGATAATCAGATATGGAATCGAGATAATCAGATAGTTTCATTATTGAAAGAAATGAATGAGATTAATGCTAATCTTATTAGTGTAAAAGAAGAAACTAAAAAAAGCAATACAAAGTTTGATGAACAAATGGTAGAAACTAAAAAAAGTAATACAAAGATTGATGAACTACAAAATACTTTAAATATTATAGTAGATTCGTTGAAAGAACGGGCTCCTACTCCTGATGATACTAAATTAGCTAATAAATTTGTTATTATTAAAAATGATAATAATAGTTATACAGTAATTAGAAGCCAGGATAAATCTGTAAGTAAATTAATTAAAAATAAAAATATAATTAATTGCATTGAAAATGAGAATATACCTAACTCTATATACCTATGGAATGCGGTTAAAAATGAACTAACAAAAGAAAAGAAGATTATATGTAATTATAATACATTTGCAATTAATGAAAATAACTTTAGTGAAATGGAATTTATACAGTTGATCAAAGATATATTTGATAAACGAATGGAATATAAAAAATAAAGTATTCATATTTAACTTATTTTTTTTTGAAATATACTTTAAAAAATTGAATTACCTATGAATACTATTATAACAAATCAAAGATGTATATTCAGGATAAACTTATTGAGTTCAACAAGTCTCTACTTGATGATGAAACCATATGTGATATGGTAAGTTATATGAAAAAATTTAATAACATATATGGAGAACTAATAAATATTACACTTATGAATGAATTATCAAAGTATAATAATGAATACACTTGTTGCATTCCACATGAAATGTTAGTTAAATATAATATACTTTCCGATGATAATAAGCTGGCTGATAATGTAAAAACATTAATAGATCAATCTGATTTTATAGAAAATAAAGATTACTTAATAGTCGATGATCAAGATAAAGTTCTACCTGGTGCTAAACATAAAATAACTTATATGTTCCACCCTACTGCATTTAAACTATGTCTGATGACAGCTGAGAATAATAAAATATATATTGATTATATGCTCTTAGATACAATATATAAGTATTATAATGATTATCAGATACAATATAATGATAATCAGATAAATGAATTAAATAAAAAACTTATCGAGAAAACTAAAATAATGAACGAGAAGCGTAAAGAATTAGATGAACAAAATAAAATAATGAATGAGAAGCGTAAAATAATGAATGAGAAATGTAAAAAAATAAATGAGACAGTTAATACTCTTATGAATGAAAATAACTTTAGTGAAACTGAATTTATACAGTTAATTGAAGATATACTTAATAAACGGATGGAATATAAAAATTAAAGTATTAGTATTTAACTTATTTTTTTTTGAAATATAATTTAAAAAATTGAATTACCTATGAATATTATTATAACAAATCAAAGATGTCTATTCAGGATCAAATTAAGGAATTTAACAAGTCTCTACTTGATGATGAAAACATATATGATATAATAAGATATGTCAAAGAAATTAATAAATTATATGAATCTCCAATGGATATTGAATTTATAAATGAATTAATAAATTATGCAGATGAAGATACATGCTGTATTCCACATAACATGTTAGTTAAGTATCATATACTTTCTGATAATAATAAACTGGCTGCTAATGTAAAGATATTAATCAATCAATATAATTTTATAGAAAATAAAGAATACTTAATAGTCGATGATCAAGATAAAGTTCTAACTGGTGCTAAACATAAAATAACTTATATGTTTCATCCTGATGCATTTAAAGAATGTTTGATAAGATCAAAATATACTAATACATATACTAAATATTATATACTGTTAGAGAAAACAATTAAGTATTATAATGAGTATCTGATGGAATATAAAGATAATCAGATAAATAAACATATTAAAAGAATGAATGTGAACAATAAAGAAATTGATGAACAAAGTAAAAGAATGGATGATAATATTAAACAAATGAATGATAATATCGCTGCTCTTATGAATAGTAATAAAGAAATAAAAAATAAGTTAAATTTTATTAATGAACATATTTGATATAAAAATTAAAGTAATTGTATTATATAGAATTTAAAGAGATTGGTCAAAATCCAGTTCCCACATAGTTACTAGATTATAACCTAATTCCTTTATAATTTTTTCTTTTTCCATTGTTTTGTCGTATAGGTCTCTATAATTACATCCTAAGTAGTTACAGTCTTCGGGATCACATATTCTAGGATCTCCGTGATATATAGTGCCATGGAATTCATATACAGTATTTATTTCTTTACAATAACCGTCTGCTCTTAGCCTCGTACCAGGAATTTTATATTCTCCCACATTCATAGCATGTTCAATGATTATATTGTCTTTAGCCATAATAGATTCAAGCCATCTAATTGCTTTCTGTGAGAAACCTTTTCCAGCGCATTTTATACATCCTCTTCCAGATAAATGCCCATTTGGAGTTTGTTGAAAAACTCCATGTTCTGGACATATAATTTCTACTTTTTCAATTACTTTAATATATTCTACTTTAGTGTAGTCGTATTTAGATCCATGTATTTTAATGGCTTTTATAATCCATTCTTCTGTAGTAGGTACATGTGTACCCGCACATTTTATACATCCGAATCCTTGTAAATGGCTACTTGGTTGTTGTTGAAAAACTCCATGTTCAAGACATATAATTTCTACTTTTTCAAGTGCTTTAATATATTTTACTTTTGAATAATTATATCTATTACCATGAACTTCTTGTGCTTTTATAATCCATTCTTCTGTAGTAGGTACATGTGTACCCGCACATTTTATACATCCTAATCCTTGTAAATGACCATGTGGAGTTTGTTGAAAAACTCCATGTTTAAGACATATAATTTCTACTTTTTCTTTATTTTTTTTATATTCCACTTTTGAATAATCATACTTAGATCCATGAACTTCTCGTGCTTTTATAATCCATTCTTCTGTAGTTGGAGTATATAATCCTGCACATTTAGAACACCCAAATCCATTTAAATGACTAGCAGATACTTGTGTAAATGAGCCATGTTCAGGACATATAATTTCTACTTTTTCAAGTGATTTAATATATTTTACTTTTGAATAGTCGTATTTAGATCCATGTATTTTAATAGCTTTTATAATCCATTCTTCTGTATTTGGAGTATATTTGCCAGAACATTTAGAACATCCGCATCCATTTAAATGACTAGAAGCTTTTTGTGTAAATAGACCATGTTCAGGACATATAATTTCTACTTTTTTTCTACTATTAATATATTCTACTTTAGTGTAGTTATATCTATTGCCATGTACCTTAATTGCTTTAATAATCCATTCTTCTGTTGTTGGAGTATAATTGCCAGAACATTTAGAACATCCTCGTCCTGATAAATGTCCATCGGCTCTCTGTGTAAATGAACCATGTTCAGGACATATAATTTCCACCTTTTCAATTGCTTTAATATATTCTACTTTAGAATAGTTATACTTAGATCCATGTACCTTTTGAGCCTTTTCTAAAAAATTGTCCATTAAAATTTTAGAAAGAGCAAATTATGTTATTTTTTTCATTAATTATATTCAATTTTTACAATGTAACTCAAATAGCTTATTATTATCATTTTCTCCTATTCCATAACATAGAATATATATCTCTATTCTCTTATGAATGATAATAAAAAAATTAAAGTAATTGTATTTAACTTATTTTTTTTGAAAGACTAATTCTCCATAGAGAGATAAATATTGAATATCATCATTTGTTAGGGAAGCAGATGATGGATTTTTTAATTTAAAATCAGTTATAACATTTTTTAAATTTGTTTTGTTGATAAGTATTATATTATATTTTTCAAACTCTTTGATTAGATATTTGGTATTAATTATATACTCTTCATAATACTCTCCATTACTAAAGGGTAATATAACTCCTATTTTTTGTCCGCTATTTTCTAAACTAGTGCTGGAGTACATTTTACGAATTGAGTATTTTATTATATCTCCCTCATACACTGTCCAAGTGTCTCCTTCATTAAGTTTTTTAAGTAATGAAAATATGTTTTCGCCAAAGAAACATGTGATAACTAATTGTCCATTTGTTTTTAATAAGTTATTAACTAATTTTATAAAATTAGTTAATAGTTCTGTTGTGTAGATATAATAATGTACTGATAGATTACATATAATTACATCTATTATACCTGGATTAACTGATATACTACTTAATTTATCTAGTACATTTGTATATTCAGATTTCATATCTGCCAGTACTACATACACATTGGTAGATATATTATTTTTTGTTTTATCTTGGGCAAATGTAAATTTCCTTCTTACTAATTCTGATAATGATGCTTTATCATTATCTATAGCAATTAGATTCTTTATTTTAGCAGAGAAGTATCTTCCAAGATCTTGTCCTTTACCACTGCCAATATCTATTACCCAATTTTGATGACTATATGACATAATTCTATTAGTTTTTAAGAATGATATAACACTGGTTTGTGAGTGATACATTCCTAACTTATTACTAGCAAAGTAGTCAGTTGATATATTTAACCATAATTGTTCTAACGGAAACGGATCCATATAGTTTATCCACGCAATTTCTGCTATTTTATAATCATTACCATAATAAGTTTTAGATTCAAGATCTTTCTGTCTATCTTTTCTAATTCTAACAGGCTGCCAACCTATTATAGGTCCATTTTCTGCAACGCAATTACTTATACATCTAAATTCTACGATATTATTATTAATTTCTAGAATACTATTATCAGGATGATAATATATATAAGCATATGGAGCATTACTAGGACAAAATTGTATAGGAAAGTAATTACTACTGCTAGTAAATTTAGTATCATCGAATATATCATTATAACCTGGACATCTATGTAATCTTAATGAATTAAATAAATCACTTGAAATACCAACAAATAAGAAATAAAGAGTATGATTGCTTTTTGGTATAAACATCTTTTGTCCTAATATAGATTTAGGTACAGTTTTAACTAAGAAATCGATTGTATTATCTTCTAATTTTTTCCATTTATATGTTTTAGTATTAATGTATATATCTCCAGGTTTAACGAATATTAAACCATCTATTTCATATGGATGCTCTGCAAAATATATATCTTTAATGCTCTTTTCTAACGAATCTGTTATATAATTATAAACCTTAGTTTTTGCTTTAATTCCAGCTTTGTTTAATATATCGGTTGCAACAGATAATAATGGTAATCTATTTTCGAATGTTAACTGTGATACATCTTGGTTATTTATAACAATTATATCAAATACATATAATACATCATCAACTAATTCAGCATCTACAATAGTTTTATTTATAATATCACTTTTATTGTTAAATATTTGTAAGGAATCAGATATAATATAACCTACTCCATCTTCGCAAATTCCAACAGCTCTAACTCCATCAGCTTTATCTGTTACATAGTAACCTTGCATTGGATAAATATTTCTATAATCATAGCGTGTCAATGTTTGAACTTTAGGTAGTAATTGTTTTAATCCGAGTTTATTCTGAAACTGTTGTAAGAATCCTGGAGATTTAATTATATATTTAGCAATATCATAAATTTTACTTTGAAGTGTAATTTCAGATAAATAGTTTGGATTAGCTATATATAATAATTTAGTAGCAATATTTATTACATCTTTGGATGTAATATTTTCATTGTTAATTAGTTCTATTTCTATTTCATATTTATAAATGCGCTGGCTAATTTTATCTTCATTGAATATCTTTAATATATTATATGGAGTAATTTCAGTATTTTTAAACATCTGATTAACTATTTTTTCTAATGATGTCGAAGCATTTGATCCAGTAATTTGTCTAATCACAGTAGCATCTACTCGCCATTCTATATCATTATCGATTAGTTTAAAACTAATTCTATTTTTAACTCTAATAATAGCATTCTCATCGCTTATAAATGGTAAGATATCATTTTTTTCTAATGAAAGTACTACTGAATATGATAATCCGAATTTATTGGTATCATAGTATGGTATTAGTAATGGTATCTTACTCGAATATTCTTGTTTGAAAGATTTACCGCCTTTAAAATAAATATTTTTAATATTTATAGTTTGTAACTGATCAGGTCCATTTTTTTGTTTCATCAAACAGCTAACCATTTGTGAGACAGTAATGTCTTTTTTATCAACATTTTCTAACAAATATGTATAAATAATTGAAAAGTTAGAATAATCTATATTCTTATATCTTATTTCTAGTTCAGGATTATATTGAGGTGTATTCGTTAATTCTTTTTTATACCTGTTGATAATATCTTCGAGTACATTTTTAGACATGAATTTACTTGGTAGATTCTTTTATTTTGAAAGATATTAGTTATATATACAAATATTCAAATATTTGAATGAATGATAAAAAACTAACATAATAGAATCATTATGGCATCGACTTCCGTAAATATTTCTAATACATTGGATGCTATTAACGATAATATAATACCTGGAGAATTTTCTGCAGATAATAAAACATTTATATTTCCAACATTAAGTTATACTAATAATAATGGTAATGTATTAGAATGGACATTAGAAATAAAATTATTTAAGAATGATAAATATGTATCTATTTTAGATAAAATGTTAGATAGTCCGTTATATATATTGGATAATTCTTATAAAGCAGAAATTAATGTTATATTTCAACAAGTAGGTGGAAAGATTAGAAAAAATAAGCCAACTATAGTGTTAAGTGGTAAAAATATTAATAAAAAAAATGAAACAAATGTAATTACTCAGGCGTTTAGGGATGCTTTAAGTTTATATAATAAACAATCTAAAAAAGTTAAGGTATCTAATTTAAATGAGAAATATCCTCCTATGTTAGTCAAAGTTATAAATAATTGTAAAACATCTATTTTAACTGATAAAGATTTTGAGTTAGGTATAACTATTCAAAGAAAGTTTAATGGAGTTAGATATGTATCATTTATAGATTCTAATAATAATATTATACAATATTCTAGATCTGGTACTGTATATCACCCATCTCAATATTTGATAGATGAGTTAAAGCTACTGTTAAGCAATAATTTATTTAACATAGATAAATATGGAATATCATCAGAAAAAGAATTAGATGCTTATAAGAATTCCACTCCATATTTGGATGGGGAGTTATATCTACATAACTCTTCGTTAAATTATATTTCTGGACAAGCTAGAAGAGAAAATGATAAGGAAACTTTATTTTATTATGTATTTGATGTGTTCTTTCCATATGCAATTGAAAATGGATATAATATGAAATCTAAGTATAGGCAAGAATACTTAACTGATATGTTTAGTAATAAAAAATTAGAGTATATAAAAAGAGTTGAAAATTATTCAGTTAAAAACATAGATGAAATAAATATTTTAACCAAACAATTCTTAAAAGAAGGTTATGAAGGTTCTATTGTTAGAAAAGACGATAAAGAATATAAGTATTCTTATAATAATTATCATTCATCGAATATATTAAAAATAAAACCTGTATTTTCAAAAGAATTCACAGTTGTTGATTTTAAAGAAGGTACAAAAGGAAAAGATGTGGGTAATATTATATGGATATGTAAAGTTAATAAAGATATTACATTTTCAGTAGTTCCTAATCTATCATTAAACGATAGAAGTAAATTATTCAAATGTTTAACTGCTAATAGAGATAGCTTTGATAAGTATATAAAAGGTAAGCCATTAACTATAGAATATGCTGAACTATCCAAAAAAACAGGTAAACCGTTACAACCCAAGGCGGTAGCTTTTAGAACATATGAAGATGAAATTGATCCAATTAAATATATATATAAAATATGTGATTTAATATAATATTAAATATGTTTAGTCCAGGTACTATAAGTACGATAGTTACTCCTAATGAAACTCAATGTTTTCCGATGAGGGATCCACCGGACCCTGATCGTAATAGATTTCCATTTTATAAAGATAGTGGTACAGCATTATGTAGTTTATATATGAACAAAGGAGCCAATTCTAAAGATATATTTGACAGTGAAGGCGCATGCCCTCTTATAACAGATAATTTAGAAGAAGCATCTGTTTCACTTCCTGGTCAAGATACAGATTATTTTGGAATAGAACCATTAAGTGGATGGAAAGAAAGTACTACCGGACCCTTATTGGCTGAAAAAGTCACCCCATCAACTAGCTATGATGGTTTTCAAAAATATGGTAAATTTGAAAATGGTTTTCCTAGTAATGGATGGAAATTAGATGTAGTTCCTAATTTTATTAACTTAGCTTTTAGAGAGATATCAACTGTCCCAGGAAGACAAAGGTGTCAAGAAGGTGGATCAGAATATGGTCTCGGAAGAGATGATGATAGATATAAATCATATTATCAAGGAGATGGATGGGGTAGTAATGGTAGCGATTTTCATTATTTAAAAGACGGTGTCGGTTCTACCGATGGAGGTAAATATACATATCCTAGGCATTGGACTGGATATCACTATCGACAAAAAGATGGTGAAAGATTAGGTGCAAGTCTTGGAAGATCTCCGAGTAAATGTGTTAATGATCCTTATCACTGGTATCTCGGCAATGCGGCTCAGTCATTATGTACATATGATAAATTTATGGCACCTAGTAGCTGTCCAGGAGGTCCTAAAAAATATAAAGATATGTCTTCAAAAAATTTAACTTTTAGTGTCTGGCCCGATAGAATACCTATAGTTGATTTTTATTCATTTAATGGAAGAGCGCATATAGAAGAAAACTATAAAAGAGGAAAAGGATATTGTTTTTATCCTGATGACATTATTAAAAATAATAGCGATGCTAAGGTAATGAAAACTTTAAAAGATACTAAAGAAATTCCAGCAGAGCTTGCAAATGATTTATTAAAAAAATATTGTTATAAAGTAACTACATATACAGATGGGGCAGATCATTGTGGAACAGCACTTACTGGGGAACCTATTAATCCGTGTGTAAAATGGATGGAAGATGTTAAAATTACTACTGCTACCGATAAAGTATGTTCTGAATTTAGAGAAGAATTAAAATCAATTAGTACGCTTGCTGAAGATCAGCGCAGTAGGGAAATATGTAGTGATTCAGCAGTTGGTAGAACTAATTTATGTAATTGTATAAACTCAAATACTCTTACTGGTACTGATGTTAATGTGGATAAAGTAAGAGCAGATTATAAAAATACTATGACAGCTAATGATGATGGAACTAGTAATCCATTAACAGCCGTAAATAAACAATGTTGGTTCAGTCCATGTTCAACTGCTACATCAACAACAGCCTTGCCGTTAGTAGATGGAACATGTCCAGTAGCTCTTACTGTATGTTCTAATAATATAAACATGGAAGGATCAATATTAAGAGGTGTATTAGTAGATCCGTCCCTAACATGTTCAACAAATGTAGGTTTGACTAGCACTCAAACAGGTGGTACGAGTACATCTACTATAGATGGTACTACCACTACTACTGGAACTTCTACGACAACCACTGCTGGAACTACCACTGCTAGAACTGCTGCCGCTGATAAAGCCGATGCCGATGATAGAACTTCAAATTTTGTACCTGATGATAAAAGTGCTACAAATACAAATATAATAATAGGAGTAGTTGGTGCAATTATATTAGTAGTATTTGGTTTAGTTATAGCATTTTTTTTACAATCACCTACATCAGATGCTATAGCATCTAATGTAATAAATCAATCGCAGCGACCAGTTTATCAACCACCTCCGCAGTCGCTACCGCAGCCGCTACCGCAGTCACTACCGCAGCCGCTACCGCGACCACCTCCGCAGCCGCTACCGCAGTCGCTACCGCGACCACCTCCGCAGCCGCTACCGCAGTCGCTACCGCAGCCGCTACCGCAGCCGCTACCGCAGCCGCTACCGCAGTCGCTACCGCAGTCGCTACCGCAACCTGTTTATCAACAACAGCCAGTTTATCAACAACAGCCAGTTTATCAACAACAGCCAGTTTATCAACAACAGCCAGTTTATCAATAACCATCATAAGATTAGTAATAAATATTTATTTTACTTATTAATTTATTTTTTTAAATAAGAAAAGATAGTGATAATAAAAAATATAATATAGGATAAAATATGAATGGGTTAGTTTTTGTAATGTTTCTAATATTATGTATCCTTATAGGGATATCAGGATATAGTATTTTTAAGTATCAAGCATTATCTATAAAAATTTCATCTATAGAAGGAATTGGGTCAGATGTTAATAAATCTATTAATAATAAAAAGCGAAGTCAGATTAATGCAACAAATTTATTAAATCAGGCAGATAAAAATCATAATAATGATTTTGATATTAAACCATTTACTATATCAAGTTCATCTAACAAATATGATAGTATATTTGATATTAAGCCATATACTATATCAAAAGATTCAAGCAAATATGATAATATATCAAGCAAATATGATGATGATATATCAAATGATTCAAAGAAAAATGATAATAATTAATACTATATACTAAATTGATGAAATAACTTTAGCTATTTCTTTAAGCTATTTTAGATTAATATTTTAATTATATATATAGTATTACTATAAAGCTGATATTCAGTAAAATGTCTATTGGATCATCATATGTCGAATCTGTAGTTTTTGGAATTAATTCAGATGAAGAAAATAAAAAAAATGGATTTGCTGAAATAACAAATGATAACTTATTTAATACATCAGGATGTCCAATTAATGGCGGAGTATATGATCTTAGATTAGGAACAACTGATCATAATTATTTATGTTATACCTGCTTACAAAGTAAAAAACTATGTTTAGGTCATAGAGGATTTCTACAGTTAAAAGCATCAGTTCTACAGCCAATTGCGATCTCAGAGATTAGACAATGGTTAAGAATTGTATGTCTTAATTGCGGTGAATTAATGATCGATAAAACTAAGTTGGAAAAAATACCTTTAAATAAACGAATGTATGAAGCATCTATTAATAGTGAAGGTAAAAGCTGTTCTAAATGTGGATATGTTCATCCTAAAATTAAAAAAGATAAAGAAGACCGATTTACATTCTGGTTATCATATCAGTACGATGACGATGAATTTGTTTCATCTGAAACTAGGAATAAAAAACTATACCCGGATACAATAAAGTTTATATTTGATAAAATAGGTACAGAAACTGTAGAACTGTTAGGTAAAAGTCCATTATTCCATCCATCTAAATTAATTATAAAAACTATAGAGATACCACCTAATACTATTAGACCCGGTATTAAAAATTTTAATGGAGAAGGTAGTAGTTACCACGACTCAACTAATATATTACAACATTTAGTTAAGCGTAATAATTATTGCTTACCAGATGTTCTTCCAGATTATATTTATGATATTAATTCTCCTATAGAATTATCTGTTGAAAATAAAGAATTGGATAGATCTTTACAAAATTTGCAAATACTATATCACGAATTAATTTATGGATCAGAATCAACCAGTGCCTTACAAGGTAATACTGGTAAAAGAGGATTAGTTATGGGTAACCGTGCAATTCATAGTTTTCTTAAAAACCTAACAAGGAAAGAGGGACGGATCAGATCTAATTTATTAGGTAAAAGATCATTCTTTACAAGTCGTTCTACAATTAGTGGTAACATTAATTATAAAATAGATGAAGTGGGAATTCCTATAGAATTTGCTAAAGTATTACAGGTTGAGGAATATGTTCAAGAATTTAATATAGAATGGTTAACATCTATATTCCTTAATGGTAGAACACAATATCCTGGATGTAGTCATATAATTAGAAAAAGTACAGGAGAAACTCATGATGTATCTAAATTAACTGATAATGTATTGGAAATAGGCGATATTTTATATCGTGATGTTATCAACGGTGATTATGCATATTTTAACAGAATGCCAACATTAACAAGATCATCTATATGCGTGCATAAAGTAATTATTATTAAAGATTCAACAATTCATACATTTCAAATGAATGTTTTAGCTTGTGAGTTATACAATGCAGATTTCGATGGGGATCAAATGCATATATGGGTTTCACGAGGAATTGGACAACGAGTAGAAGCTGCTATTATGTCTATTATGTCAAATTGGTTTATTAGTACAAAAACAAGTGGAACTGTTAATGGTCAGGTTCAAGATTCAATAGTAGGATGCTATGAATTAACTAAATTTAATACAAGGATTAATAAATATCATGCTATGGGTTTATTCTCTAACATAGATATATTAATTAGATTTGATAAATATACAGCTGATCATATATTTACTGGTAAAGATATAATATCATTATTATTATCTAAAACTCCAATAAATTATGAGGCAGATTCAAAAATCTATACAGAACTAACTGCTCCATTCATTAAATATGAACCTGGAGAAAATATCATAAAAATTAAAAATGGAAAATTATTAAGTGGAGAACTGGCTGCACCGTCTATAGGAACTGGAAATAAAGGAGGGTTATTTCATATTATTAGTAGAGAATATGGACCACAGGTTGCAATTGAATCTATATATAATATCCAACAAGCTACATTGCAATATTTATTATGGCATGGATTTACAGTTTGCACTGGTGATATTATGTTAGATACATATTCTTTAGAACAAACTAATACATCAATTTCTTCTACTATATTAGAAAGTTCATTAATAACCAAAAGATTATTAAATGGTAAGATTATACCTCCAATTAGTTCAACTGTTCATGACTTTTATGAATTATTACAAAAAGGTGTATTACAGTTAGACACATCTGATATCTTCAGATGGATATTAAAATCAATAGATATTAATAATAATAATTTCTTTAAAATGATATTATGTGGGTCTAAAGGTAAAAATCCAAATTTAATTGGAGTTATGAGTGCTATAGGTCCAACTATTGTTAATGGCGAAAGAATTCAAGAAACATTTTCGTTTCGTAGAACATTACCTTACTGTAATCGATTTACAACTGATGTTAAATCTTATGGATTTGTAGCAAATAGTTATATATCTGGTATGACATCTATAGAATTTATATTTCAAGATATGTTCGGTAGATTTGATCTAATTAGTAAAGCATTATTAACAGCTATTACAGGCTACTTTATGAGAAAAGGTGTTATGAATAATTTATCTTGCATAACTAATAACTTTAGAAGAGTAGTTAAAGGTCAAAAAATAGTTCAATTTATTTATGGAGAAGATGGATTAGACAGTAGAGAATTAGAAGATGTTAAATATCCAATAGTGTTTATGAATGATACAGAGCTATTAAAATATGTTACACCTAAGTATGATAAAAATAATGAGTATGTTAAGGAATGGTACGAACTTTTAAAATATGATAGAGATACTTATAGATCAACTATGTTATCTATAGAAGTTTCATACTTTAAACCTATGTTCTCAAACTATATAACTGTTCCAGTTAATGTTAGGAGGATAATTGATAATGTTATAGGAATAAGTGATACTAGTGATCATAATAAGATAACCTCTGATAAAATAAATAAAGTAAAATATTTATATAATAACATTTCATATACATTAATTAATGATATTCAGGAATCTCGACAGAGTAAAATTCCTTTACATATTCGAAATGCTAGTAATTTAATTACTATGTTAATTCGTGCAGAATTAAATCCTGCAATGTTAGAGCGATTAACTGATTTTCAGTTGGATCATATAATTAGAACTATAAGAATTAAATATTCTAACAGTCTAGTTGAATATGGCTCAGCGGTAGGTATTCTTGCCGCTCAATCTATTAGCGAACCACTTACTCAATATATGTTAGATTCACATCACAGAAGTGTTGGATCAGGTACATCTAAGTCTGGAATCGTAAGAATTAATGAAATATATAGTTCTCTTAATCTTGAGAAAGAACAAACATCTGCTATGTTAATTCCAATAAATAATGATATATTTAAAAACAATTCAACTAATCCTAATATATTAGTTCAAGATATTGCTAATTCTATAGAATTTATTAAATTTGGACAGTTTGTAAAACATAAAAAGATTATACTAGAACCGTATGGAAAATTAATATATCCTCCATTTAAAAGTGATGAGATTTGGATTAAAGAATATAATGATTCACATCCATTAGTTAAACCTCCGCCAGATCTTACTAACTGGTGTTATAGATTTGTTATTGATAAGTCTATATTAGTATTAAAGGCTGTTAGTTTAGAATTTATAATTCAAAAAATAAAGGCTAAAAATCTTAATACATATATTGTATTTACACCTGAATCATCATTATCTATAATTATAAGAATATGGAGCAAACCATCTCAAAAACGGGGTGTTAATATAGATGATATTAAAAATGATATACTTTATAATATCTTATCTACTCCTATCCGAGGAGTAACTAGAATAACAAATGTAGTAGTGGAAAAAGTTAAAAAATATAAAATTAAAGATAACAATGAACTAGTGCAAGAAGACTTTTACAATATCAGAACATTAGGCACTAACTTATATAGCATACTTTTACTAAATGATTTATTCGATGTCAATTCTATTAATTCTAATAGTATTTCAGATACATATGAAATATATGGCATTGAAGCAGCAAGAACTAAAATTATAAATGAAACTAGAATTATTATAGAAGATAGTCATGTTAATATTAGACATCTTTATATATATGGAGATGAAAGAACTAGAACTGGAAAGGTAACAAGTTTTGAACGAAGTGGTTTATCGATTAGGGAACATAATAATATATTACTAAGAACTAGTTATCAAGATCCAATTAAATGTCTTACCGATGCGGCATTAAATAATACAAAATCTCCTGTGTATGGTATTGCAGATGCTCAGTTATTAGGAAAAATACCTAAAATAGGAACAATATATAATACATTTATAGTAGATGAAGAGTTTGTTAGAAATAATACCAAAACTGTAGATAATATTTTAGATAGTCTTTAAACTATAACAATTAAAATAAATATAACTAATTTAATCTAATATTTTTTTTTATATTTTTAATTTAAAAGATACGACTATGTGTATATAAGTTTATACGAGAATATAAAGAAATTTATAATTATGGAAGAATATTTTAAAAGTATTATTGCATCAACTGAATTGTATCCTGTTGATAATGATTTTATTACTAGTTATGTATTAATTCCTAAAAAAACAAGTATGAAAAAAATAATAGATAGTTGTAAGTTAATCGAAAATAAAGATTATATTATACAGGATGATAATCTTTATAAACTATCAGTACTTGGATTAAAACTTGTTTTAATTTTTATTAAATCAAAAGATATTAGAACCTTTTTTGAAATTGAAAAAGAAGTTATTACTACTGAATTACAGATAGCTAATACTAATCAAGAAGTATTATTAGATAATATTATTATATCTAACTATCAAGAAACCGCACTATCTAGTAACCAAAATGTGTTACTATCTAGTAACCAAAATGTATTACTATCTAGTAATCAAGAAGTATTACTATCTAGTAATCAAGAAGTATTACTAGATAGTATTATATGTAATAATCAAAATATATTAGAATTAGTTAATACATTGTCAGATAAAGTAGATGTTATTAATAATACAATTAAATCAATGAATGAGATAATTATCTCATCTGAAAAATCTATACAAGCTATTACTACTAATATGTCTAAAAAACAAAATTTTATGATAACTCTTTAATCTACATCAGATTTAACTAATTGATACCCCCAATGTTGTAATGTTTGGCGAATAGCAGGACTAACAGAATAATCATTCCATTCTTTATTATTTTCCTTTACTAATCTTATTAACCATTTTCTAAACCTACTGTTTGGACCTGCTGTTCTGAGCCATCTATGAATCTGTCGGCTATCATCCGCAGTCCTATTGCCATTATAAAAATCGCAATACCAATGAACCCATCCATATGGATTATATTTAGTAATCCATTTTTTTTCTTCCCAAAATTCTAAACTGGTTCCTACTTTAACTTTATATTTATTAATATCTTTATTGTAATATTCATTTGATAATTTATTTTCTGGTATATCATCAAACCAAGATTTAGGATATTTATGATGAATGTCTTTGTAATGTTTGTTAGTAATACTCGAATATATAGGTCTCCAATAAGTTCCGCCGAATGATCCTAGTTTAAATATTTCTCTTGGAGTTAAGTTAGGTCTAAATTCTGGATAATCAGAAAATATAATTTCTTTCACCATTTGTTCTATTATATACAAAAAAAATATTTATATATTAAATTCTAATAACATTCTATATAATAATTTTTTTTATTAACTATTTTGCAAATCATTAAGAAGTGAATCTGTGATTTCTATGCTAGAATTAGCAGTTGGCTTCTTTTCAGTAACAGTTTCTGGAATGTCTTTATATTCATTTAAAGTATCTAAACTAAAATCATAGATATCATTACAGATACTAATACTACTGTTGTCATTTTTGTTAGGCTTTCTAACAATAATAGTAGTTGCACGAATAGGTAAGCTAATACCCATTTGACTAATACAAATTGAGTCCATACATATAATTCCATCTATAACAGATCTAGTTGTAATAAATTTATGAACATTATCGTCATTAACTTTTACATTATCTACTTTAGCTTCATCGAATCCAATTTGTCCATCACATCTGTATGGCTTATCCTTATCTAGCAATCTTAGTTGATGAGGACCACTATTGGTTTCAAACGATAATGTAATCCTAGTAATAGGATTACACAATTTTTTTCCTTTATTAATTTGTGCTTTTTCAGATATATATTCTTGAATGAATGATATAACTTTATTGCTATTAACTTTTACAAATCCTTTAGTTAATACATTAAAATTAACTGGAAATTTATCTTTCAATGACCTTACATCATTTTCTTGTATAATAGTATCTCCATCTATAATATGATTAATTTCTTTTCTAAGTTCTGTAACACATTCTACTGTGTCCTTAATATTTTTATTTTGCATTATATTCATCTTCAGTGTTACAAATCTATCAATTCTTTCATTTAGTTCACTTTTATAAATCTCATCCATAAATTCAACTACTCGATAATATTTACTTACAAATTTTTCATCAGGAAGAATAGGATTTCCATTCTCATCTACAATTGGAGTAATTCCATCTTCTTGAGTCTTGATTTGAACTGTATATTTTCTGATTTGAATAGACGGCTTCATCATTCTCATTTCTATTTTTGAATGAGGATATTTCTCTTTTAATTCAGCCACATCTTCTAATTTATTAGGCATAATTTGACCGCTATGAATTTCATCCAATACAATAATATTGAATCTGTTGTAGAAATCATTTACTGATAACCTACATTTAACAGATATCCACATATTACTCTTGGTATGAGCTCTAGCATTACTAAATTCTAGTAAAACATGATCTTTCCACCAATTTGTTTTCTTTTCTTCTTTTAATGATGTAAAGAGAGATAGTAATTCAGATGCTTTAAAACCACGATGCTTTCCAGAATCAGATGTCATAATGTGAGTATAATATGTTTATTATACTATAATGATATGTATATTTAATTAATCAGTTTTCAATTTTTTTTAATAATAATCATTAAATAATACTGTGGAAATTAAATGCATTTTGCAACAATCATTAGTTATATCTAATGATATTAGTATATCTATACAATCAATATTTTCTAAACTACTATTATTTTTAGTTAGTTCTTCTATTTTTTGTTTTTTAAGTTCATGATATATATCAAATTTATCACAAAGTGGTAATCCACAAGAAAAACACACAATTGGGACTAACATTGTAATTCTTTACTAATATATATTATATATTAGTTTATTCAATTTTAATACCAATTAGTCAATAATAGTAATTAGTCAGTATCTGCAACTTTAATAATATCCTCCAATTTTTTACCATTCCTAATATATTTTTTAACTGCTTTGGCAACATCTAGATCAATTTCATCAGAATTAACCATACGAGTATTTTCTAGATTGTTATATGCCATATTATTCCTATTATAAAATGGAGAAATAGATTCTAATGAGAGTTTAGTAGGAGCATTAGGAATAACACATTCTAGACCATTGGTGAAGAATATAAAATCAGTACTACTGATAAAGTATCTCATTAGTTTAAGTTTATCTTTCAAAAAGTAGATATCTAATGGAGTTGTCTTTTCATTCATAATAATTAGTTCATCTGCATATTTATTACCAGGAAGTTGTTCTTTCAATGTATTACATAAATTAATAAATGCATTAAGTTTTGAATCTATTTCTGGTTCAGCTTTCATAGTAGTTATACATTGTCCAATAATATACCTGCATTCATCCTGCCATAACCTCTTTTTCTCATTTGTAGAATAATGCAAATACAATTGTTTGGGAAAAATCGGTCCGAGTCCATTAATACAATTTGTGCTTTCTAGTGAATGATAAATATCTAATACTCGCTGGTTTATATCTCGTGGATCAGATTCATGGAGAAGCCTATTCCTAACAATATTAATTTGATCAATTACATCAACAGGATTATTAAAAACATGAACATCGGTTTCTGTAGTAATTTTGCTTAACATTATCTTATATTCATTAGAAGCATCCCTATAATGTTTAGCTCTATCTAATATATTATTAACTACTTGTTCAGTCAGAATAGTATCAGATAAAATATATTCCTTTTCTGTTTTATAAGGTTCGATTAGAATATAGAATGTAATAATAGGATCTATATCTAAGATAGGTTTGACTTTAATAAATTGATCATGATGGTTTTCATCAAGATATTGAAGTAATTTTAAAACAACAGCTAAATACGGATTATTAGTATATGTAGTTTTTCCCATAATTTTATCAATATAACTCAGTTCTATTTTTTCAGCAAATTTAGCACGATAGCTCTCACTTAATTTATCTAAATAAGAAAGTTCGCAATTTTGATCACCTCCAACCTTCTTAACAACTTTAGGAGGATCATACTTTTCACCTACAAGAGGCGGCTCCCCACTAATAATATTCCAAACAGAAATATTTTCCTTTGATTTATTACCAAATTCTTTTTTAAGAGGTTTAAAATCTTCAGCAGGAGCAATTTTTAAACCATTTTTAAATAGAATTGAACTGGACTCAGTTGAATCTTTATCAACTTCAAATTTGATTTTATTTCTATTACCAATGCTTTGTTTCTTAGTAATACTATTTCTCATACTTATCAATGTTGGATAAATATCAGGAATTATAAGAGAGTTAATTAATTTAATTGCTTCATTTGCATCTTCATTAGGTTTATCGGAATATGCAAAATTAACAATTTTATTTCGAAGAGGGCTCCTTTTATTAGGCATTAGAAAAGTTATACCATTAATTAATTTAGATGGAAATAAAGACCCTTCCATACATAGATCTTTTATTACATCTGCGAATTCATTATCTGCGTGTTCAATCCATTGTAGGATTCGACAATAGTACTTTAATGATTTAGATGAAGGCATATTGATTATATATCTAATATACTATATATATTATTTAATATAACTTACTTATAATATTAATTGATCAATTGAAGCATATTTATATATATATAAATTTAATAAATTATAATGGGTGCCAATCAATCTACAGAAAATTCTGGACCCACTAATAGCAAATTAGTTAAACGAATAGAAATTCCTAGTAGAAAAATTGTTAATAATCCAGCCAATACTTCTATTTTTAAAACATATATTCCATCTAATGATATTTCAAAGTTTTCTAAGTGTAATGTAAGATCGGATAATAAAATAGATGGGAGTGCAGAGGTACCTTGTAGTAATTGTTTATCCGAAATGTATGATTTTAGTAATGGAGAAAATACTGATGGTGAAGCTTGGGATCATGCTATGAACTTATATTCAGTTTATGGTGGAGGATATCATAATTATGCAGATTCAGATAATATTGAAACAACTGGCGGAGCAGAAGCTTTATGGGATATAGAAGGAAAACCAGATATTAATGATCTTCAAATTAATGAAGTTAATCCAACTGATGCTGTAATGAAAGATTTCTTCGATGGTGGAAAGAGTTCTCCGTATAGGAATATTAAAGATTATGAATCTTCTATTTCTTCTAAACTAAAGGAAGATGTTATTAAACGACTGGCGCGAGCATTGAAACATGTTGGAATTGCAATAAATCCTGATGATGATATCGAAAAAATAATTAAAGATATGAAACGCAATATCCCTAATCCTAATAGGGGAAAAACATTTACAAGTGATGCTAAAAGTCATGAAAAGATTTGTAAAGCCGTGGCTGAAGTATTGAATGATCAATTTACTCCTGGAGCTCGACGAGGATATGAAAAACTAATTGATACTAATTTAAACCCAGTTGAAATATGTAGAAAAGTGGGTGAATGGGTTCATAGCTTTAGTGTAGGAGTTAATACTGAATTTCTTGCAACATATGCTAGTATTCAAAATGCAATGCGTAATATTATTATTCTTGATGGTATTATGGATAAAATATTTCAAAACTTGGAAAAGAAGATAGATGAATCAAATAGTATGTCTGGATTAACATCTGAAACTCGAGCCACTAGGGAACTGTATGAAAGAGCTAAAAATGAAAGTGTGAGACAAAAAGAATTACTTAAGAATATTCTTAATATATCACTACCCCCTGCTATGAAAGAAATTGAACTGGCTATGAAAGAAGAAACTGATCAGCTATCTGTTATCAAACGACTTAATTTGAAACCAGGTACATCAGATTTTGCTGATAACATTGCATATACAATTAGTTCAATCGGAACAACGGCATCTATAGCTCATAAAATCGATAAAGCTCTTAAACAAGTGGGAATTAAGATTAATGAATATTTGGCTTCAGAAGATTATCAGAAATTTAATAAACTATTGAAACATAAATATAAAAATGCTAAACCAGAAGAGTTAGTAAATATGATTAAATCTGGTGATGTATTAAGAAATTACTTTAAAAATAAAAATAGTAAAGAGCTTAAGAATACACTTCGAGAATTTTCTGGCGGCTGCGAATTTTTAGATGATTACCCTGAAATAACAACTGGTGGAACTGAACCAGTAGAAGGAGGTAAAAGATATGATGACTTTTCCTCAGGTCAATTGTCAGATTTGCTTCACGGATTAGATGAAACAGAAATTAAATCTGAAATAGAACTTCGAGCTGAAAAAGGTAAAAAAGAAACTGAAATTTTGGTGAAAGATTTCTTTAAACGAATGTCTGAACACTATTCTGAATTATATAAAGTAATTGAAAAAATAGGTAAAATGTTCAGCAAAGAAATACCATTATCTGAACATACTAAGAATTTTAAAACTGCAGTTTTAGCTTTAAAGGATTTTAGAAATCAGAACATTGAATTAACTCTTATTGGTTATTTAAGTGATGCAAATGGAAGGGAACTGAAGGAAAGATTTATTAATACTCTTAAAAATATAATTAATTCCATCAAACATGTTCTTGAACATAGTATGTATAGGAAATTTTCACCAATCTTTAAAGAATTTGAAAATGTTATTGTTGATATGTTAGATACTATAAGTATATATACTGATGCAATTGGAACTAAGATAGGCTCATGTGAATGTGGAAATATTGTATTGGGCAGTGGGTTATTAGATAAGGAACTTCCTGAATTAAAATCTGATGTAAATAATTCATCAACAATAATTTCATCACTTCCTGCTACAATTACTATCATTCCATTAAAGCAATCTAATAAAAGTGGTTCAGGTCCTAATATGATTGGCAGTATCAATGTTAATACAGTATGTGATCCTGAAGGAGTTACAGGGGGGTCTGGATTAGATGCAATGTATGGAAATGGCTATGGCAATGGCTATGGTAATGGCTATGGTAATGACTATGGTAATGCTAGTATTAGTGGATCTGGTCCTAATTCATTATGTGAGCCTGGAGTTACAGGAGGATCTGGATTAGATGTAATGTATACTAATGACTATGATAGTTCTAGTATTAGTGGTTCTGGTCCTAGTACAGCATGTGAGCCCGGAGTTACAGGTGGATCGGGATTAGATGCAATGTATGGCAATGGCAATGCCTATGGTAATGACTATGGTAATGACAATTCTAGTATTAGCGGTTCAGGTCCTAATATGATTGGCAGTATCAATGTTAATACAGTATGTGATCCTGAAGAAGTTACAGGTGGGATGTCTGGATTAGATATAATGTATAATGATGCTAGTATTAGTGGATCAGGACCTAATACAACTGGAGGATCATCGTGTTCAACTAGATCTAGTTATGGTTCATCTGGTGGAAAAGAATCTAATACAGAAACTACTGGAGGTGTAACTATTGGAGATTTCTCAGTTAAAGGATATTCATTAAATATTGAAGATATTAAACCACAAATAGCTCTTAGTCAAAATACTCTTACAAAAGCCTTATCCGAATTTGAATACTTTTATTATATCGCTAGTGTGTATTCTAGCTTACAAGAAGTATCATCCAATACTGAGGATTATGGTGGAGCTAAATATATTGAAATATTGGGAGATTCTGTTGCTAATGAAATTTCTAAATTATATAAACATAAGGAAGAATTAATAGATTATCTATCTCAGGAAAATATAGATGCTGCTAATAGTAATTATTCTAATAATCCATTTAATCCAGATGATGCATTAAATGGATTTAATGATAAACATATTAATGAAAATGATTATACTGAACTAGTTATAACTAATAATTCTTATCTTATTGAACCATTAAGCTGTTTTACAAAAGAACCTGCAGAATTTTTTAAAATGAATATTGAATTTGCTGATTCTGATCTTGGTGTATCTGGAGATTATCTAGATTATTTATTATCCACAGTTAAATCTCCAGATATGATTAATAAAATTATGTTAATATTATTTATACAAAATATTTATCTAACATTAACCCCAGGCGATGGAATGTCCTTTCCACAGTTTCAAACGCTATTATCTGGTCATGTTACCAGAAAAGAGTATAATGAAATCAATAAAATGTATTATCAAAGTATATTATCTTTATATGACATTAAAAAAGCACAACTAAATGATCCCACTAGTGTGAATGGGTTTAGTGCTAAATTTATGGAAATGTTAAATAATATTGATAAAAACACTATTGATAAAAATATAATTAATATAAAAGGTTTTTATACAGGTGGTGCTGAAAGTGATTTAAAAGGATTAGTAAATTTTTCAAAGGAGGGACCAGGAACGAAGGAGGAAAAAAATAATGGATTAGCTGCAGCTAAATCTATAATAGAAAAAGATTTTGATGTGAAAATAAACTTATATAAAGTTATTCAGGCTATTGATATTTATCTTAAAGAATTTACTGTTAATATTTCTAAAAATCCAAATGCAGTTAGTAATATTGCTAAGATTTTAGATGGAACTCAGGTTATTGCCAATTGGTTCAATGAAGAAACTGGAGATAATTTAGTTAAATCATTTGAATCTATGGGATCTTGTACCCGTGATATAGAAAATAAAAATTTAACAGGTATTATGCATAATTTTAATTCTGATAATAAATCAATAATAGATACAATGAATACAGATGTAGGTTATTATTCTGCAATTCAACAAACTATTGATAATGATGATGATATCATTAGTAACAAAACTAAATATATATCAGATCCATATATTGGAGTACCATGTTCAACTAATAATTCATCTACAGATAAAGGTATATCTGCTAAAAAATACCTTTCCGAAGCTATAGATAGATTTCAGGCATTGAAAAATCTTGTTAATGCATTTATTCGAATTGGTGATGAATTTGGAGGAATGGATATCCGTAAAAAAATATTCCTATCTCCAAATCAAATATATAAATATCTAACTGATTATCTTAAACAAAGTGCGTTCTTTGTTAATTATAAAGATGGTACAACATATAAACCTAGTCAAGCGATTAGACAGATGGTTCCAGAATTTTATATGTCATTTAGCCATTCTTATGATAATAGATTTAATAATTTTGATATGGAAAATAAATACTTTTCTATGATTATTAAAGCAATGGCTGGAAAAATTCTTGTAACATTGGGTGTTTTTGAAATGTTTGATAGATTTACTGGACCAATTGATTTATATGATCCAGTACGAGTAACCCTTGGTGGTAGTGAAGAGAGTAATAATATATCTGGCGGTAGTTTAAAAATATCTAAAGTAGAAGTTATTCCAGACGCAGCAGAATTATATTTTCGACTTCCAAGGTTAATTGAATTCTATAAACAAATTTTATACTGGAAAGGTGATGTTAGTATTAGTAAAATTACTATGATACCAGAACTTCCGGGACCATTTAATAGTATAATCAGACTTATATTTCAAAAAATTTATACTGCTAACTTTGGTTTATATTCAGATTATGAAACTAAGATGATAATATCAGAAATTAATTATATTTATAACTTTTACAAAAAGAAACTATCTTCAGATAAGTTCTCATGCCTACAAATTATTAAAGAGCTTGTTAATGATATTAATAGCAAAATTGGTATTATTAAATCTGAAGAAATGAAAAAGTACTGGAGTTTGCAGCAAAAAATAAAATCATCTAATTTTAATATTAGTGGTAATATTGATCCTGTTGATAATACAAACTATTCAATTCTTCCAGATGAGAATGAATTTGAAACTCAGGGAGTTGCTCCAAGTGATAGATATTTCTATAGAAATAACTCCGAGAGGCTAAAAAATTCGGTTGAGACTAAAACCATTAATCGAGATACTAATATTAAATTATTGTCAGAATTTAAGAAGAATATAGAATCGGTTCTTGTTAATAAAACATTAATTAAAAGAAATAATACTATTTCTTATTCTACATTGATTAAAGAAAGTGAGAGAGAATTGAGAAAAAGTACTAACATTGATAATAAAATAACGACTGCTATGAAACTAATTCAATCAACAAAAGATGTTGGTCTTGATAATGAAAAGGCTTATATGTTTCATGAGACAGTTGTGTGCGGTTTAAACGCACTAGGTTCTATATATTCTGTAATAAAAGAATATTCTAATTTTATAGATAAATTTGATCCAATTAAACTCGAATTATTTGTTATTAATGAATTTAAAACTAATCTAAATATTTTACAGACACCTGGTTCAATATTATATACTAATAATGCTTATAATAAATATCTTAATATCAATTATGGAGATACATTATCAGAACGATTATGTTTAGATACCAGATTTGGTTCTGTTAATATTGGGCAGATAGCAACTTTATTCATCGCTAATATACCTAATAATATACCCTTATCTGATTTTTCAGAACAATATAAAAATAATAGAGATATTAGTGATTCACCTGAGGCAATTATTACTAGAACATGTTCCAGATATTTAGTTAATTATCAAAAGATTATGAATGATCTTATTGAAAATATATATGGAATTACTAATGGAGAATTAGTTAGTGTAAAATTTATTTCAAACTCAGAGGCAAGTATTCAGTTAGATTTTAGTAAACTAGTAAATGTAGTTGAAACACTTCTCACTGATATTAAATTTTATATTAATAAATTTAGACCGTTTTTGAGCGATTCCGTTCTTAGACAATACGAATTAGTTAGTACTCCTGGATCTGTTTATTGGTTTGAGCAGAAATTTGTAGATGAACTATTTAAAGGATCTGGATACGATATGGTATCTGATGATAAATATGATGATAATTCATTAAATTCAATAGGTAGGAAGACTAATATTATATTTAATAATTTAATAAGAAATACTAATGTATCTCTTTATCAATTAGCTGCAATTAATAATTTTGATCCTAATACTTATGTGCAAAATTATACAACCAGGGATAAATCTAGAGATTTTGAATTCTATGGTAATTTACTTGCTGAAAAAATATTTTATGATAATAATTCATATCAACCCAATGGAAGATCATTTCCTATAAATACTATGTTTCCTGATATTAGAGCTAGTGCTAATGTTAGTGGTAAAACTATTTCTAAACTGATTTCCCAAAAAAGACGAGATCCAACGGCTACTGTAAATGATTTTGGTAATTCTGCAATCCCTGCCACTAATAGAGAATTAATTTGGGATGAAAATGTTATAACTGAATCTAAATCTCTTATGTTTTCATACAATCAATTACTGGCATCTTACTTAAATAGTGGATTAGATTCTTTAACTATGAAAATATATTCTGGATTAATATCACCATTTGCACACGGAACTGCTAGTATGTCTATTTTTAAAGGATTTGGAGGATCTTTCCCAGATTTACATAACAGTAATATTTATGCTAGATATGGTGATCCTAAACCAAATATGATTATATGTGCATCATTGGCATATGTTATTCAAAGACTTATTAGTGATATTAATCCTAGGACACAGAATCCAGATTATTTAATTAATACACTTACAGATGTTCCATTGTATATGAAAGAAAAGTATAAAAATTTATTATATTACTCTTCTAAGCTATTTAATACATTAACCGATCGATGCGAATTTATAAAACAATTAATGCAGAAAACGAAAATTAATTGTACCAGAAGCGCTCAGCATTTAACTGATGCAGGTCCAGGAATTGCTACGAGACAGGCAGCTATTGATCAGATAAAATTTATGGGAGGATCTATATATGGTACAGGTGAAGGTGCATTAGATGCATTAGAATTTATTGAAACTGACATACAAGACAATACGGTAGCTAAAGGTAAATTATCTGGAATAATTAATTCAATTATTGAACATTCTTATTCAATAAAATCATTGGCTGATGAAGTTATTCGAGAAATAGATGGACCGAGTCCGCAATATTTTGATACATATCTTAATTTTATCAATTCCTATAAAACAAGATATGGTAAATTACCTCTTATGCCTATTTCTCATATGTTGGCTTTGGTTAAAAATTTACCAAGCACTCAAGGTACAGTGATACCTAATGATTCATTTGTAACAGATACTATTCTATCACCTAATAATATGATAGGTGATATGAATTATAAAATTCAATATGGAATGAGATCAGTTATAGATAATGTAAATGTATCATCTGATACATATCCAGGATTGAGAGATATTGTTGATAAATATAATAGCACATCTGTTTCGACATCTGTTATTAATGTAACTGAATATGAAAAATTTGTATCTAATTATATTCAACTGATTAGATATAATTTAGATATTAGGAATTTTAAATCTTATGTTCAACTATCTACAAGTACTAATTCATATGTAAATTATGTTGATATTGCTACTCATTATAATCCTAGTAATAGCCTAAAATCATTTGGATTTTTAGATGAGACAACACCCACTCTAATAGTTATTTCAATTGAAAATTCTAACCAAGAAGATGAGATATTGAATATTGTTAAATCTATATCAAAGGGTGATAATGCTAATGAAACTACAAGAACAACTGAATGGATTAATAATTTAATAGATCTTAATATTATGCCAATTAATATGAATGTATTGATGAGGGAAATTCCACTAGTTAATATATATAACTACGATTACACCTTTGAACTAATGTGTGCTAAAATATATGGAAAGAAACAGGCAGATTATCAAGATAAGACTAAAATAGCTGATAATATTAATTCTACACAAGATGCATTATTAGCTTTTATATTTCATCCATATATTGACCCAAAATTGACAGATTCAACATTATCCCTAGGAAGTCATATCGATCCTATTGCTGATTCAGCATATGTTTCTAGAATTATTCGTGGTGATAATAGTTTAGGAATGGGAAGACCTAAATTTATTGCAGATCAATTATATAATAAAGTATTGTTGAGGTCGATTTATCCATCTGTTTATTCATTAGATGAGGCGGGACCAGTTGCAAGTATTAATAAATGGAAAGGTATTAATGAGGAGCCATCTACATTAACATATCCTATTATTAATAGTAATGGTGAAATGGAACTTATAACTTGTGCATTTGATCCTAGTATGTATATTTGTCTGCAAGCTATCGGTTGTCTAAGGTTTGATACAACTATTATTAGAAATTTATTCTTTATTGTTAATGTTCTTAGACTTACTAGGCTCAAGCTTAATAGGGAGCTTACAAATAGCCGAAATGTTGTTGTTAATTCTCACTATTCAGTTAATCCAAATGTTACAGAATATGGTAATGATCCATTTAATCCTAATGAAGTATATAGATCTAAAACAATGGAAGGTCGTAATAGATTTAATGTATCAGATTTAATGTAAATTCCAAAGAATTTATACCAAAATATAAATTAATTAGATATTATATATAGTTTATAATGAGATCGTTAAATACTATTTTTTTACCAAATTCATTTGGATTACATAACACTGGTTCTATATGTTACTTTAATAGTTTATTACAAATGCTAGCATCTTGTACATCTATTTATGATATCGAATTTGATAAAAAAAATAAATTTAATGAATTTATACAAATGATTAAACATAATAATATTGATGGTATTATATCTACTTTAATACTTAATGAATTTAGAACTAAAAACTTTGGAAATGGACAAGAAAGTGCATCAGAAGCATTTACATTATTATTAAATCATATTAATAATTCAGAATTAAATAGTTTATTTACATCTAGATACAGATATATAGTAAAATGTAATAAATGTAATTATATTACTCCAGAAGTAAGTGATCATTCGTTTATTATAAATATATTTAATAGTAATGCATTAGCAGAAAATAATATTTTAAATCAAATTGGTTTTTTAGAAGATTATAAATGTGATAATTGTAAGCAAAATGGATGTTTTAAACAAAGTAAATTAACTATGTTATCTGAAATATTAATATTTTCATTTAATGTATATTATGAAAAAAAAATACATTATTTTCCTAATACTTTAATATTTCCTGGCAAAAATGGAATAAAACTAACTTATAAATTAATAAGTCAGATTGAACACTCTGGATCACTAAGTGGAGGACATTATTGGTCTAGAGTATTAAGAAAAGATGGAGTATATTTATGTAATGATAATTCTTATAGTAAAAGCTCATTTAGTCCAACGGAGGGTACTTACTTGGTATGCTATCATCTGGTATAAAAAAATTGAATTTTATTATTAAATACTATTGACAAGGGGCAACTTTTGTTAAAGCAATTAGTATAGCTGCCTCCACAGTTGTATTATTTGCTTTTTTGTCACATCAAAAAAATAACTTAATATTCTGGACATCCATTTTCAATAGCCCAATTTAAAATCTCTATATGTCCCTGTTCTTCAGCAAATAATCTTGTAAATCCATCCCACGGGCAACCATTTTCGCGCAACCATTTCAAAATATCCAAATGACCATGCTTTGCAGCATTTGAGCAGGCAAATTCACTCCATGGGAAATCTTTATTGTATAACCATTTCACTGCCTCAAACTGTCCATACTTTGCAGCTTCTATAATTGCCCATTCATTATATGGAACATTAGATGAATATAACCATTCCAACATTTCTATATGACCCCCTGTTGCAGCCGACGCATAACTATATGAAGAAAATGGGCAACCATTATACATCAATATCTTTGCAATTTCTATGTTACCTATACTAACAACATCGATTGATAATCTTTCATTTAACTCACAATCTTGATCTAACAGCCATTGAATAATATCTAAATTCCCGTTCATAATTGCACTGGCAATAATATGTTCATCGATTTCACAACCATTTGCATACAATTCTTTCATAACATCTAGATGTCCTTTTATAGCAGCTGTACTAAATACACAATCATCTAGATGACATCCATTATAATATGCCCACATCATTGCTTCGACGCATCCATTTTGGGCTGCATATAGACATGTAAGATAATGTAGAGGATAACCATTTTCAATGACCCATAATAAAAGAGGTAGTGATTGAGTATATGTCTCAATATCAATAATAGTCGAATCATATTGAATCATCTGAAAAGATTTAGAAGTAATAGATATAATTCTTTTTTCAGACGAGTTTAAAAACTCAGCCATATAAAAGATCATATCCTTAGCTAATTTAAATAATGCCATTCTGTAAATGAACACTTGTTAATATACTAATAAACTAAAATCAATTTTTTTTTATTTCTTATTACACTCTATTTCATTTTTCAATTCCAATATTTGATTAGACTTTTTTAATATTTCAATTTCGTGATTTTTAAGTGAAATAATATTATCCCTGCTGAGTATTTCTATCTGATGCTTTAAATCATTTACTTCTTTTTGTAATTTATCAGTATCTACAGAAAATGTTCTAGATAATTGTTTATACATATTAATAACAGATTTAACTTGTTTATCAGATAATGATACTAATTCATTATGATCATCTAATGAAATAATTACATTTAAGTCGTCCATATATTTCTTTATTTCCAATTCTACTTTTGGAAGGTAATCTTCATCTATATATTGTAATATACATACTTTACATATTGTATTATAAGTTTTATTATGTTCTTTATATCGCCTATTAAAATTATTAGTTCTTCCGAATTTATACACATTTGTATGCTGTTTAAAATCTCCTATGCCTAACAAATAAACACAAGAAAAGTCAAAGTTACTGAATATGTCAGAAACAATAGATGAATAATCAGATGTTATATGTTTCATTAAACTTAATTTTTCTTGCTGATTACCAAACTGAACTTTATATATAATATCTATTACCCATTTTTGAACATCTATAGCTATTTTTGATCCTCTGGTAACAAATAAGAATCGTAAGAATCCATGATATGTTAAATATAATAATGATTTATCTGTAGAAATTGCTATTTTTTTATAATCTGTATTTTCTTCATATAATGTATTTTTATTTATTATTATATCTTTAATCCTAGGTACATCAAATACATTGGCTATATCTCTAACTCTGAATAATAAAGTATCTATAGATATAATATTTTCAGCTTTTATTTCTATGTCAAATAACTTATCGTTTATTATCATATTAGGAACCTCTATTAATTTATTTTCTCCCATATTATTAATTTTTATATTATAATTATCATTAAACCAAGATTCTGTAATTAATATTTTTGCTTTAGAATATTTATTATTAGATAATATCCATTCATCTTTTTTAATATATGCATATGTATAATCATTGGTTGATATATTAAATTTTTCAACTAATTTTCTATTTGGAATGTTTTGTGGAAATATAGTAGGATATTTTGATAACACATCATCCAACAAGTAATACACACAGTTGCCAAATGTTATTTTATTCATTTTCTTTTTATTAATATGCCTTTTACTTTCTAATTCAGCAACACTGTTTGTATTTTTTTAAGTAAAAAACATAGTAAAATACATAGTAAAAAAAATAACTATTTACTTAATATGATTATTCAATGTTAGACTATATATTTAAAGCATAAATGGTTGATTACCAGACAAATTATCCTCATCGATCTCAGTAATTTGCCAGGGATCTATTTGCTGAACACCTCGTGGTCGCCGTAGTCCTTGAAAATTTAAATACTCACCAGGATTAAATTCAGTTGCTCCTACAATAGAAGCTGTACCAGCCCAGGGAGTAACTTCTTCGACCCAAGTCATATGATTCTTTCTAATTCGTTCATCAACAATCATATCAGTTAGGTAACTATTATGATCAAATGGTTTAGATCGTTGATGATATGATTCCAATTCTTTAGTACAACTATCCATAGTTTCAGTATTAAAATGACCAGGATTAATTGAATTTACCTGATCATAATACATTTCCCGTTCAGCGGTTTCTAATCGATCTGCTTTAAACTGAGATCTTTTAGCATTATCAAAGTTATCAGCTCTCTTATTATTTTCCATATTTTTTTAGTATTATATAATATATTATTATCCTTTATATAATAATTATTAAATGCCTAATAATTTGAATTACTAAAAAATAATAACTTATGGTTTTATATTCTTTATTAATTAATTTACCTTGGTCTAGATCTAGAGAATGTTAAATCACTCATATATGTTATAAAAGATTCTAATTCTCTAGTACTATCAATTGTTTTAGTTTTAATTGGATTAATTTTATCATTTTCTATGTCTTGTTTAATAGATTCCAATTTATCTATTTTAATATTAGACTTAGAATTATCCACCTCTTTACTATTTTCCATATGGTATAATATATTTTGAATTACTATGTATATAAAAAAATAACTTAAGTAATTTATAATTTTACATCTTTGATTAACTGATCTATTTCTATCTTTGTTGGAGGTTTAATAGATCTAGTTCGCTTAAATTTAAGATCATTGATATATGATACAAATGATTCCATATTTATATAATATAATTTATATCCAATAATTTTATACCATAAATTAACAAATCCGATAGATTCTAATTCTAAATAATCAAAATTCACATTGATATCTGTTTTATTTTTAATACAATCAATTATATATGTTAGATTGGTTCTATATAACAATGATATAGTAATCAATTCCGATAGTATAGAATTTATTTCTTTACGCAGGGTATAATCGTTTAGAATATATCTTTTAATTTTTAAATGATTATATAAATTTATACTTTTGGATGGATCTGTTAGATCTGACCCAGTTTTATAATTTATATTAAACATCGTACATAAATTTTTATTAAAATCATTAGATTTCTTTTTATACAACTGAGTAGCAGTTTTAGTTGCTAGATCTAATAATATATCTATAACCTCGCTATCTTCCGATTCTGATATTTTAATAATAGGACCTTGTAATATAGATTTAACATTTTGATTTGAAATATTTTGCACGCTTAATTGTAATGCGGTTTTAAATAAATATTTACATTCTTTACCCTTCTCGATTATATCTTTCTTACAGATACCACTTAATTCTTTTACATAATCTTCTAAGAATTTCTTAGATAATTTAATAGATTGCTCATCTATTTTTTTCTCGTCTGTAATAGATGAATCTGGAGTAAATTGTTTTTCTGAACTAATAAATCTAGCACAGATACCTATAACATAATGAATGAGATAATGTACTATATCAATTTCTATATTATCTTCTTTAGCAATATGAGCATATTCCATCATATCTCCAATTTTGACAGTCACTTTTCTTCCTTGAAGATCGAACATTATATTATTTTTAACTAATACATAACTGAACCTTTCACCAGGTTCTAATGGTTGATATTTTAAAATTTTCATATCTTTACCATTTTGTTTTAATATTTCATTTTCCTTTAATTCAACTGTATGACGAACCGCCATTCTTTTCATAAATCGTTGAACAGATTGATTATCCTTTGTTGGCTTCCATGTGCCAGATTGTATAAAATCTTCAAATTTCCAATTATTAGAATTAATAGAATCATATAAAATTTCTTTAACAATTTCTAACAATGATTTTTCATTAGTTATAGAAACAGCCCTAAACATAATTGTATTACCTATTTCTTTTGAAATACCTGCCTGACCTTGTTTCACAACTTCAATTCCTTTAATATGTAATTTCTTTGGTTTAAAATTTGCTTCATTAAGATGTTTAATCCCAAAATACTTTTTCTTACCTAAGAATATACAAGGATAATTACATCCTTCATTTTCCATCTTTAAAAACTTAGTTCCATTATTTTGTTCTAAAAATTCATTAATTTCTTGTTCTAGCTGAGCTACTACACGCAATGTAGTTTTTACCATTGCTGTAAAATATTCTTCTTTTGAACATTTATCATTAATATATTTTAAGTCATAGTCTTTAAAGTAATAATTTGGACATGTTAGATATAATGAATCAGTATTCTTAAGTATAAGATTTCCAATTCCTGCGTGAAAATTACCACGCTCAGTTTCAATATCATATACAAATCCTGTATATTCTTCATGCAAGACATAAATTTCTTTTATATTATTTGAATTATCTAAATTTATATTTTTAGTATAACTAATTATACAATTACCAGAATTATCAGATTTTTCTTTTATCGATATGTTATATCCGAGTGATTGCATTATTACACAATTTAATTGTGCAGAACATTGATCTTTCATATTAATTATAAAATAACCATTGTTATCACATTCTCCTCTATACTTAATATCACTATCCATACCTCCGTTAATTATTTCACTAATAGTAATACTAGGCTTACTATGAAGTAATTTCATTCCGATTTCACATTCGGATGGTTTTATAATGTTATTATTGTTATCTAATAAACTGTGATCTTCAGTGACATCTATTATTCCTGAATTAGTTATTATTCTGTAAATTTTCTTTGTAGTACTATGCCTAATAACTCTTTTAATACGAGAATATCCGATATCGGTCCAAATACAAGTATTAGATAATAATAATTGTTGTTTATCGTAACGATTAGATTCATCAGATTTAAATTCATCATATGGAATCCATAATCCACTTAGTGAATCGATTGATGTAACTATAACTGTATTATTATTTTTTATAGTAATAGGAGTATATGGCATAACGCTATCTCCATATTTTATGTAAAACTGTTTATTTTTTACAAATTCTGCAACCATTTTAATATTATATTGTCCTGCAGAGGTTACTCCTCCAGCAAGTTGTAATAAGAAGAATGGACTAAGATGATTACCTGTTTCTCCATAAAAGGTATTCATATATATTTTAAGTGCATTCTGTTTCTTATCTATACAATTAATTTTAAAACATATATCAGAATAATCTTCCTCAATAGTTTTTACATTAATTGAATTAACTATTAATAATTGATTTTCAAGAACATATCTTCTTCGTTTCCGTGTAGATATCTCGTCCTCAATAGTTGAACCTAATGGTATAAATGTTATATCTTCATTAAGTTCTGATATATCAGAGATTATATTAGATTTAACAATTTCAATGTTTTGATTAAATATAAGTTCATATATTTCTTTCTTATCTGTATATGTTTTAAGTAATGCTTTCATTTCTTTTCGTTTATTAAATAAATATAATAATATAGTAGGAAATAGTCCCATTTTATCCGTATCATTAGAATGTAATATAGACCATGCCTTTATATTCTTTTCTCCCATATCAAAATTAATCTCGTGTAATTTATATTTTTGCTCCCATTTATTTTTATCTGTTTGAGTTAATATAATTTTTTCAGGACTAAGATTATAAGTCATAATAAGACTAGGATATAGAGAAGCGAAATCTAAACACGAAACAGGTCTATCTTTATAAAACCCATCTATGTCCTTAGTTTCTTTTAATTCATTTAATCTTTCTACATTAGGTGTCATTCCTTTATCAGGAGGAAATACATATGCTCCAGGATACTTATCTGTTTTGGTATGATATTTAGGTTTCATATTTACTAAAATATCAGGATAAGCATGTGCTGCAACTAAATTGCAAACTTTTACTCCTCCCGCATAGTAATGAGAATCTGATAAACATACATAAGCAAGTGTTGCAATTTCTCTATAATCAGATATTATACTTCTTTTAACCAATAATCGTTGAACACTTATAGTATCAATTATACAATAATATGCAATTTCTTTCATTTGCATAGGATCTCCTTTTTCATAATATTTCCATAACATAATAGGAGATAGATCTATCTTTGAAGGTAAGTTATTATCTTTTAAGTAGAATTTTAGAGAACCATATTTACTAGACTCATCTCTAGGATATATCTTCATAAAACATGGTAATACATCAATACAAACGGTTCCTGGAACATTTAAACTATTACTGTAAAAACATTTTTCGGCATTTATTTTAATCTCACGCTTAATTCTATTATTGTAATTATACTTAATAATATTATCTTCACTTTGATTACTATAATAAATAGCTGACATTTTAGACCACATCCATGGAAGTATATTTAATTGTGTCGATCTTTCTACAACGAAAGGCCAGTCATAACCAGAATCATTATATCCACTGAATATATCTGGTTTAAAATGGTTCCAACAAATTGCCATAGCTTTTAAGATATTAGTTTCATTTTTACAAACAATCGTCGTCCATCTTGGATCTGGAGTTGTTTCTTTATCTACTAGACATATTTTATATAAAGCATCAGCTTCATTTATCCAATGAATTGTTAAACAAATCATAAAGACTATATCTAATTTATTTTCAGCTTTAGGTACTTCTCCAGTTTTTCTACTGCTGTATGTTTCAATATCCCAACACATTATTAATGATCTGTCTTTTATAATTAATGGAAGTGATCTAATAGAATTATCAGTTACTGATTTATAATTACTTTTATCTAAAGTAAATATGTGCTCACATAGATTATTCCCACTTTTATATTCATAATTTTCTAAAGAAACCCAGTCGCTTAAAGATAATTTATTTTCTCTAGCAGCTTTACGAAAGTAATGACTACTGTCATTGCTAAATGTTTCTAATTGCATTTGTTTAACTACATTTAATAGTTTAGTTCTATGATAACTAGTTGTTGTGAAAATGCGCTTAAATAATTGTTTCTCTTCTGAAAATCCATGTAATGAATATGCATAAATATCTGTAATCCAATATGGTATAGATAAATCATGTAACATAATATTTATATCATTTGTTATTATAGATTCGCTAACACCCTTGGGTATTCCTACATCAAAGAAAATATCTATTCCTGTTATATTAACCTCTGTTTTGGCTCCGTTCATCAATATTCCAAATATCTTAAGTGAATATTTTTTAATATTAACCTCATTGATATCTATAGGCATAAAGAATAGTAATTGATTGGATTCAATATGTTTTTCTAAATTCTTTGTTATTTTATCGGATTTATATAAATCTTCTCTAACAGGAATATTTATATCATCTTCGCCATTATAATTAATAGTAATGCCAGTATGATCATCGCCAAAATCGTTAAGAGATTGCATAGTTTTTCGATATATTAAATATGTTTAATATATTCAATTTTACTTAAAAAAAATATTACTCATTCGATATAACATTACCTATTCGATATAACATTATCATTAATTCGATATAACATTATCATTAGTACTATTAGCTGTATTATACTTAATAATATAATCTTCGTTTGATGTATAGTATATATAAATAGGAAATGTATCAAATTCTGATCCAGTAAACAGTTTAGCTTTTTCTGCCAAAGTTATAATTATCTTAAATGTCTCATTTATATCTGAATCTATTAATATTGATTGTATTATAAAAGTTTCCTCAGCTAAAATTTTAAATATAATAAGCTTTATTAATTTATCATTACTTAATTGATTTTCTGGGGTTAAAGATGATAATATAGATGCCACTGAATAACATATAATTAAATCTAATTCTAGTACAGTATCATCTGTTTCACAACAACGAGATAATACTTTAATGAGATTTATAAGTATTTTTCTCTTTTTAAATATATTAATGGAATCAATAGGTATAAAATTATCTTGTAAATATTTCTTCATTGATTTGAATTTAATTTTAATTTGATAAAATATAGAAAATACTTTATTTATATAACTATTGTAATCAGTTAATACCTGCATTAAATTTCCTTCATCTATACATTTCTGAAATGTATCATCTGATAATATATTAGGTATTGTGTTTAAGATAATAAGATCTTCAACGACAAGATTATATAGATTATAATTAATGGAATATTCGATTATTAATTTTCTAACATTATTATCTAAAATTTCTACCCACGGTTTAATATTCATTAGAATACTAGACATTTCAAAATAATATTTTATTGATATACTGTTAAATATTAATATATTCAATTTTAGTTACACAATAGTATAAATATCTTTTGATATATTATCGGACAATCTTTATATTACTTCTTTGAACATTTAAAATGCTTATTTTAAAATTGATTTAAAATTAACTTATAGTATCAATATATAACTAAAATGTCTAAATACTGTTGCGAACAATGTGGAAAAATATTTTCTCAAAAATCTAAATATGACTCTCATAACAGACGCAAAACGCCTTGCAATAATACTAGTATTAAAGAAATTGTAAATGAGAAACTAACAATAGTTAAAGATATAAATATTAATAACAAATCACCTTTAAGATATCCTGGTGGAAAAACAAGAGCATGTAAAAAATTGGATAATATTTTGAAAGAACATTTTGATATTAGTAAATTTGATAATTTTATATCACCCTTCTTTGGAGGAGGTTCATTTGAATTTCATATTCAAAATAATTACCAGTTAAACATTATAGCTAATGATATATTCCTACCTCTTTATAACTTTTGGAGTATTTGTAAGATAGATAAAGAGAACTTATGTAATGAGCTTACTAAAAAAATAGACTTAATAGATAAAAAAGAATTTATTAGTTTAAGAGAAAAAATAATGGAAAATAATAAATTAAATCAAAGTATTATGTATTTTATTATAAATCGATGTTCTTTTAACGGTTCTACATTATCTGGTGGATTTTCTCTTGAAGCATCTAAAAAAAGATTTACAAAATCTTCGGTTGATAAAATATCAAAATTAGATTTAACAAGTTTTGATATTTATAATCTTGATTTTGAAGAATTTATTAATAATAATCAAGATACAAAAAATTTGATGTTCTTAGATCCTCCATATTATTTAGAAAAGGCATCTACATTATATGGAACTAATGGAGATATACATGATAAATTTGAACACGATAAATTATATAAATGTTTATTAACGAAGAAAAATTGGTTAATGACTTATAATAATTGTGAATATATAAAAAACCTATATAAAGATTTTAAAATAATTGAAACTAGTTGGAGTTATGGAATGAATAAATCTAAAAAATCTTCAGAGATAGTTATTATTTGTTAAAAATTACAATTTATAAATTAATTGCGGTGGTAATTTATCCTTATTATCTAGTGAAAATTTTGATGGTATAAGTTTTTTTATATCTTTAGGCTGACAAGCAGCTATTACTGATAAACTACAAAAAAATAAACATAAAATGGATATATACTTACATATCGTCAAAATTTTCTAATATATATTTTGTAATAGCATATACTAAATCAAATGATATTCGTTTTCTTGCTATATCTTTACTTTCCCTATAATTAGTTAGAAATAGCGAATTGTATTTTGTTCTATGTCCCTTTAAATATTTATTAAATTTTGAGGTTAATTGTTCCTGTTTATTTTTTTCTATTTTTGGTTCTATTATTAGAGTGGCATATGATCTCGCTGTGTAATTAGGTGTATTATCAATATATATATCTTTATCTTCAACAAGAGATAAACCTATTAAATTATTACTATTATCATCTATGCACTTAACTAAGATATTTGTATTTGATTTTGTTTTGTTTTTTGATGTTAATCTAGTTACTTTATATACATTTTTTAATTTTAGATTATATATATCTCCTCCAATCATAAAATTATTACTATCATTTAAAGTTGCTATCATATTTGTTTTTGATGGATATATAACAATGTTTAGATTACTAACAATATCGGTATCATTATCAATATTTGATCTAATTTTAAATTGAAATGAACAAATTGTGTAGGATGTGTCGTCAAAAACTTGTTCTTCAAATATGTTTAACAATATGATATCATATTTTTTTAAAAATTCTTTTCTTAAATTTATATCTGCTATTCTAATCGAAGACCAGAAATTTAATGGAATTATAAGTATTCCTCCAAGACATACATTTGTCAAAATATTTTTAATAACACATTTATATAAATCATTTACTTCATATTTATCAAACAATGATTTATCCTTAGATTTATTTCTTGCTAGATAAGGAGGATTTGTTATTAAATATTTATCATTATAATCTGGAGGATTTGTTATTGTATCTCGTTTTATAATATACTGCTTTGTCGGTTCTATATCATAACATTCAATATTATAAATAACTTTATTTTTTCTTTGTTCGTCTTCTATAAAAGAAATTAAATCACCATTACCTGCAAATGGTTCTATAATATTTATTACATTGTTAGGAATACTCATTCCTTGTAAAATATACTTCTGATTAGTTGTATAAAACTGACCAAGCATTTGTTTTACCTTTTTATTTTCATCATTAGAACTAAAACTAAAATCTAACATTGTCTTATATGTTAGAATTAGTTTAATTCTATTGTAATATTCTGTAATTATTAATATATTCAAATTTAATTATTAGTTAAATAAAATTCTCAATATTTAACCTTTTTAACATAACAGTATGCATATCTTTACACTTTTAAAAAACTGATTTATAATTTAGTATTTATATTATTACATATCTTATATGAATTTTACTGAAACTGATTATAATAATGGATATATTTATGTTAGGAACCATTTATCATATGATGTTTATGATGCGTGTAAAATGGGTAAAGCAAATAACATTCCTGAAAGAGATGTGCAATATGCTACTGGTGAAATTAAACGAGGATATTTTGAAGTAATATTTGAAGTTCCTATTAAAAAAATGGGAATTATTGAACGATTATTACAAAATGAATTTCGTAAATTAAATGTTAAATATAATGCTGGAACTGAATTTTATAATAAAAAGATTATTACTCTTATTGAACCGTATTTACTTATACTTAAAATTAAATATAGAAAATTATCTAAACAAGAAATTAGTGATTTGTTAAGATGTAACAGAGTAAAAGAAACTATAAAAAAAATAAACATTCAATCATTAATCAATATACTAAAATCTAAAAGAACAAATAAACAAACTATTTCTTACATACCTAGAAGCGATCAAACTATTATTATTAAAAAGTCAGTTATACATTTTCAACAATATGATAAAGGTATGCTTGTATTAATATGTGGAGTAGGAAAAACTTTAATTTCGTTATGGATTACACAAGAATTAAAATCAAATACTATTCTTATTGGAGTACCTAATAAATTATTATTAAAACAATGGGAAGGGGTTATTTGTATTCTATTTCAAAATATTCCATATTTAATTGTGTCAGGTGGTGTTGATACTGAAAATATAATTAGATTTTTAGAAAATAATTCAAAAAAGTGCATTGTAATAACTACATATTCATCTGTACATAAAGTATATACTGCAACACAGCATATATTGTTTATATTTGATATGAAAATTAATGACGAGGTTCAGCATTTAACTTCATCTAATATGTTATTAGCACATACCGCAAAAAAATATATTCAAATGTTAAATATTCCATCTGTAAAACAATTATCATTAACAGCTACGCTTAAACAGTTGGAAAGTATAGATACTGATAATATAATAGTTTCAAATGATAATGTCGAATATTTTGGAGAAATAATTGACAGAAAATGCTTACTATGGGCAATTAATGAAAATATTATCTGTGATTATGTTATTCAAACTATTATTACCAATGAAGAACAATTAGATCAGCGGTTTATAGAAGAAAATGATAAGAGGTTATTTTTAAGTTCATTTACATCTTTAAAAAGTATATTTGACGGACATTCACATCATTTATTAATATACTCAAACAATAGATATAATTCATTGAAATTAATTCAGTATATAAAACTGCTATTAGATGATAAATACTTTGATATATCTGATTTATATTATTCAAATTATCATAGTGAAATGAAATTAAAAGATCAAAGAGAAATAATTAATAATTTTGAAAAAGCAAAGTTTGGAATAATAACCTGTGTCTATTGCTTGGGTGAAGGATGGGATTTTCCATTGTTGGATGGAGTTGTATTTGCTGAAAATATGACATCAAATATTCGTATAGTTCAATCTGCATTAAGAGCAAGTAGAAAAAACAAAGAAGATATAAATAAAAAAACTAAAATTATATTACCAATTTTAAATAGAGATAACTGGTTAGAAAATAATGAAAATCCTGATTTGAAAAAAGTAAGAGAAATTATTTATCAAATGGGATTAGAAGATGAAACTATTACTCAAAAAATTAAAGTGTTTAGAATTGACATTGAAAAACAAAAACCAAAGTTAATTAAAAAAGAAACAATAGACGAGTTTGGAGTATATGATGATGAATTAACAGCAAAATTAAGATTAAAAACAATTAAACGAGCAAACTTTGGAATAAGTTATGAAAAGGCAAGAAAAATAATTGCTGATAAAAATATAAAAAGTAAAGAAAGTTATTATGAATTATGTGAAAGAGATAATAGATTATCTAATGAACCTGAAATAATATTCAAGGGACAATTTACAAATTGGATAGAATATTTAAGTATAAAACGAGTATATTATGATTTGAAAACTTGTAAAAATAAAGTAAGTGAATATTTATCAACTAAAAAAAATATTGATTTTGAATTTACAAATATAACTAAATATTTAAAAAGGTTAGATGATAGGTTTCCTCCTTATGATTTATGGAATGAATATTATGATATTGATGATTTAACCGAAATAATTAATTATAATAAAAATGAAGAATTGGTAGAATTTTAAAACAATATTAAAAAACTTGAATTTATACTATGCTACATTCATTTGTTTTTTAATAATCAATTATAAAAAATTGATTATAAAGTCATTTATAGTTAAAGGTATTATCTATATATACCATATAATGGATTACATCTGTGAGCGTTGCGAGAATCAGTTTAAACAACGAATTGATTTACAAAGACATCTTACTAAAAAGAACAAATGTATATCAGTTAATCAAATAATAGAAAATAAAGAGGTGCAATCAAATATGAATGGTAAAATACAAGAATTACATAGTTTATTTAAAACTTGTTTAGATATATTGCGTAATGACGCAGCACATTTAATAGGAGATGAAGCATTAAACGAACTATCCCATTTCTTAATTCTTAAACAAGCAGAAAAACATATAGAAAATGATTCTATTGATATTTACAACTTAGACTTATATACAGATGGTGTTAAAAAATATGGAAATGAAAAATTTACTGAATATTTGGAATATGTAAAATTTAGTAAATTAACTGAGTATGTTAAAATTCCAGAAAAGGAATGTAATATAAAAAAAATATTTGATGAGTTTTTATGGAAAGAAGTATTGTCGAAACATCCTAAATTTAAAGATGTATTTGAAGATGGTAAAAAATCATTTATTAAAGAATCATCTACCATAAAAAAAATTGTTATATCGTTAGGTTCTGTTGATTTCAATAATTATGATTATGATATATTAGGTGAAGCATATGAAAATATATTTGTTGATGCTGTATTTGGTGCTGGTGGAAATAAAAAAAGTGAATTAGGACAATTTTTTACACCTCCAAAGGTTAAAAAATTGTTAATAAATTTAGTTAAACCAGAATTAAAAGACAATGGTGAAATTGAAAGTATATTAGATCCCGCTTCTGGAACTGGTGGTATATTAAACAATATTATTAAACATTTTAAACAATTTGAAAAATCAAATAAAATAACAGCCGAAGAATTAAGAAAACAATTAATTACAAATATTTATGGTATTGAAATAAAAGGAAAAATCTATAATTTGTGTTTATCAAATATGTTAATTAATACTGGTGAAATATTACCAAATGTTATATGTGCAGATAGTATTAGAAAATTTCATAATATAAAAGTTGATATTATTGTAGCAAATCCTCCATTTTCAGTAACAATAAAATATGATGAATTATTAACATCTATAGGTAGTTTAGAAATATTAAATGATTATATACCTATAAAAACAGGTGGTAAAAATTCAGAAGTTTTATTCTTACAAATGATGATACATTGTTTAAATATAAATGGACGATGCGCATCTGTAATGTTAGATGGACAAAAAATGTATGGCTCATCATCTGGATATAATAAAGTAAGAGAATATTTAATGAAAAGCTGTGACTTACATGAAGTTATATTATGTCCTGCTGGAACTTTTACATCAACGACAACAAAAACTTGTATTTTATTCTTTACTAAAAAGAAAGAAAGAAAAGATGTAGTTGAAATAACAGGAATAAAAAGAAATTTAAAATTTTGTAATTCTCATTCAACTAATAAAGTTAAATTTTATAATTTTAATCTAGATACAGAAGAAAAGAATTTCATTAAAGAAGTTGATATAAATGAAATAGCATCTAAAAAATATTCATTAGATTATACTGAATATGATATTGAAGAAGAAGAAATTAAAAATGAAGAAGGAATTGAATGGGATGAATTAGGTGAAGTATGTGATTTTAAAAATGGTAAAAGTATAACAAAAGATAAATTAATTGATGGAATATATCCAGTAATTGGTGGTGGTAAAAAACATATTGGAATGCATAATGAC